TTTCTCATATCTCTCCCATCACATAAACATCTTTCATATCCCTCATCACATAAACCTCTTTCTCATATCTCTCCCATCACATAAACATTTCACCATTCCTCTCCCTCATCACATAAAAGTATGGGGAACCTATCCAAAGTTCCCCATACTTATTTTACGACGGTAATTATTTACTTTCCCATATTAGTTTATCTTCGGCTATTCCGATCTTTACTTCCTCGCACTTTCTTCCTATCCATCCATTGAGATACGAGAATGGTTCTGAGTTTTTTACTTCTTCTCCTAAGAAATTAAAAGCTTCAGTAGAAACATGGGATGCTTCATGGCAAACTGTTTCAAAATCAATTATTTTCTTATTAATAAACCATATCAAAAATCCCGTATTAGGATTTAATTTACACCCTCCGTATGGAACGGATACAGTTACAGCCTTGCTATTATCTACGTAACTAAAATCGTTATTGAAACATTCTACCATGCCAGATACGTCTTTTCCTACGTATATCCACAGATTAAAAGGATAGACTTCCGGATAGAACTGATATAATTCACGCTTCATTTCGATAAAAGTTTTTTACTTTCAAGGAAGTCCTTAAACTGATCACTTGATACGTCTATAACGAATCCAGCAGCACCAGCATGTCCTCCACCACCGAATCTTTTACTTACCTCACAGCAATCTACGCTGTCTTCTACGCATTCATAAAGAGAGAACCGTACTTTACCACCTGGCATGATACAAAATGGCATAAGGGCTTTAATTTTTCTACCGTCTAACCAGTCTCGTGTAAGAGAATCAAATACCTTAGAACTAAATTCGGTGGTATTCATCGCCACGACCTTCACCTCATCAACGTAAGCTTCGAACGAGCACGCACTTACCTCTTGTTCGTTTTTACCAGCCATGTAATTAATTATAGCACGTCCTTCTTTAGCGAGATCATAAAAAATAAGATCAATTTCATTGTCCTTCATATCTTCTTTAAAATGGTCATACAAATACGACAATGCTATTAATACATTGAGTCTTATTTTTGATCTCAAGGCATACTGGACAGCTACTACCGTATCCCAGCCTAAGCCGGATTCTTTATTCCACACATCGTAGTCTGACAGACACCGGACGATCGCCGGCACCTTCCCCATCAGCAGGTCCGAGGCCAGAGCGCACGCACCGGTACCGACTCTCCTAAGCCCTGGAACTACGAACCCCCATGTCTTACTATCTTCGATAATTCCCTTGTGATGATCTATCCACATCAGGCTCTTTCCTTCATCAAGCCATTTCTTGAAAATCGTTTTAGAATCGGCTCCGAAAGACACGTCAAGAACGTAAACAACCCCACATTCATCTACTTTATCAATAACTTTCTTTACATCATCTTCATACGAATACGGGATATAAATAACATCCTTGTTTTTACTGTTTTCGTACATGGTTGCGATGGCTGCCGACACAACGCCATCTAAATCCGATTTATGATAAATTATCGCTGCTTTCTTTACTTTCATGGTATAAGCTTGTAAATGTAATATTATTATCCCCTTTATCTATTTTTATAATATCGCTATATCCTTCATGATATTGATCTTTTTTAATACGAACCTTCAAAGTAAATAAAGGAGGTTTACAGACAGGAGGAGTATCAAACTCCTCACTATAAATATCCTGTAATTTAATTTTTATATTAAGATCAACCCCATAAGGATTACTAAAAATATAAACAAAATCGTCCCTAAACTCAACCAGTCCTTCACTTGTATGTTCTTTGGACAACACATAATTTAAATCAAGATCTTTACCAACAAACTGAATGACGTCCATATAGTCAACTCCGGCATTCTCAGCACATACCTTATCCGAATCAGAGAACTGCCCTGGCAGACCACTGGCGTCCCCGACCATCAACGAACATCCCTTAAGTTGACTAAAGTTCATACCACGCATTACCGTGTCTTTACACTTCATAAGAATATCATCAATCATGCCCGTGTTAGGCTTCCTCATCGGATTTTGTTCGTCATTTGAATAACACAACCTTTTTTCATATAGGACGCCTCTTATGCCTCTCTTTACCGCCAGATCATGTACGGACCTCAGTACGTATTCTATCTTAGCTTCAATATCAGCTCCAGAAACAAACCCGGCTTCTACTCCTCCTTGATTGCTTACGATAGCAAATACCTTAACACCGTTCTCCTGCATGAGGTCAAGAGCCTTATTCACCACATCCATCTTAATCTTCATATCTGTCAAGTCTGTAGCGAATGTATTCCCAGAAGCGGTTTCTATAAGCGTCCCGTCAAAATCGAATAGCAGTATTCTTTTGTTTTTAATATCCAAATCTTTCATCATTTTTCACTCCTACTCTTTTTTATTACCCTAAACTGAAGACGGAATAGATTACTGTCTTCTTTTATAATATCATACACAGCATAAGAATTTTCTCCTATATCCCATCCAAGATAATCGAGCAGGTCTTTTAAGTAAACCCTCTTGTATTTTACACCAAGATTATTTACCTTAAACGATCTCTCGTCCTCAACATCAGAAGCAGCCAGATAAAAGGCCGTATTTTCAACTCCTTCAAATATCTTCCCCTCTTCTAAGCCGATAACAACCGCATCCGTTACCCCCATCCAATTCAAATTATCGACAGAGATAGTCATTATCTTACTTTTGCTGATTGATAATTTCCGGATCTTACTCTCTTTAGTTTTAGATCCTAAAAAATCCTTACTGTTAAAAAAATCTACTTTCATGGTTGTAATATTTTATATTGATGTTGCAAACATACATAATAAATAATCAGCAAAGAAATAAATAGGATTAAAATACGATAAAAAACCATAGCGCTACGTATTTAATAAAAATAAACCAATGACACAAGAGAATAAAAATAATCATATATTTGTCGGTATCTTAATCAATTAAAAAATAAATGTCATGGCAGAAATGAAAATAGGTTTTGTAACCTTCAATCCGGGATCAGGTGATGGTGATCAGGCGGTTACCGTATCAGGTGAAAAATACGAAGGTCGTGTACAACGCACGCAACAAGTAGAATTTGGTGCCGAATCTGGGGGAGTTAAGAAAAGTGTTACCATAAACCAATCTCCGGTAACTGAGTTCGTAAAAATAGATCCTACTGCATCTGTAGGAAAAGAAGGTGGTACTGTAACAATCAACGGTACAAGTAACTCAACTAAGTTAACGTTCTCCTTAACTCCGGACAAAACTCATCCTCTGACGTTGGAAATACCTGCCTCCTATCAGGCGGCAGGCAAGGCTACCAACAACGGCGCTGTTATTGCTGACGACCCTGGTGCAACAGGGAGCTTTGCTTTCAGTATCGTATTCTCCGATATTGCTGCGAACACTGATGTAAACGATCTGGTAAATACTCTTAAGGTGACGGCCGCTGGTGGTCAGACAGCTAATACGGTTATTACCCAGACAGCAGGTGATCCGTTCTTGGAAATAGACAAGGAGGTAATTAACTTGGATGCAAACGGTACTCCTCAGACTATCAACGTTAATGCAAACATCAGGTGGACTATCACGCAAGCTGTTTCTAAGTTGGTAAGGAAAGTAATGAAATAACAATTACTTACAGAAAAAGAAAAGGGGCGTCTATTTGGCGTCCCTTTTTTCTATGCATTGTATGTAGTATTTATCTTTTTGCCTACTGACAAAAATCTTTTTAAAAATCATCTGTTTTATGATATGGACTCTTTTCCCGTCATCTAATTCCCTCCATATTTCATTAAAGATCAAATCTATTAATTCCATGACCTTCTTATCAGAGACAAGATTCTTTCTACCGGGGCTGACCCATCCATCATCAGTCATCTTCGTGGCTATCCTATTAGCTATCCTGCTTAATTCACGTGGGGTGCTCATTTTAATACGTTTTTAAATATTCTACCTTTTTCACACTGAAGTATGCAGTCTCTCATGGGATGATCTTGTTCATGATCGTCACACATCGGAAATTCTTTTCCATAGGGAAAAGCGATGTGCGGGCACTGTGCCCTGAACGCATCCCAGGCCGACTTCCTTACAGCCTCAGCTCCGGCACGCACGCCCTTCTCTCTTTCCTTGGCTGGGTCTGCATACACGTTTGAAATAGCTCTTTTCTTCCAAGTAACCATATTATAGTAGAACTTATCTACCAGTCTCCTACCCACTACATCAAACTTCTGTCTATGAATTAAAGGTGCGGTCTTAACGACGTTCATCCTATTTTTACTAACATCTACATAAATCAGCCCAGCATAAGACGGGACCTCACTTACGTCAATCATATTAGGCGGACAAGCGTAATAAAAATAGTTTGGAGGATAGCTTATGACACCACCTACCTTAATAATGCCGTCTTTAAGAACCTTATGTTTTTTATCCTTTTTGAAGTCGTTAAAGAAATCTTGTTTAGACATCTTGACCTCTACTTCATAAGCGTACAATGATCTTGTTATGGCCAGGAAGTCAGATTCCCAATCGTATATATGAAGATTATTAATAACATACATCGGATTACTTAACAATCTACAATTAAGAATTTGTAATATTTGTTGTTCTGGATAATTCACGTTATTAAAGCGAAGGTCCGCTAACGTTCTTACCACATGCCACTACAGCAAAAACATTAGCAGACCTGTTTAAATTCGTTATCCGGCTTTGTGGCATGATCCGAATATGAGGCCGATGGCGGAATCGAACCGCCATAAAAGGTTTTGCAGACCTCCGGCTAAACCATTCACCCAATCGGCCATATTGTAGTCCAGCCGGGAATCGAACCCGGAACTAAAGTTTAGGAAACTTCTGTTATATCCGTTTAACTACCAGACTATTTCTGTCTGCTATGTTCACACACCACAAACAGCGATATAATTAACACTTTACACAAAATATGTACCGTTATCCAAGGAAGGATCGAACTTCCGCTAACAGAACCAAAATCTGTTGTGCTACCATTACACCATTGGACAGTGGTCCCGGAGGGATTTGAACCCACGATCTTGCGGTTATGAGCCGCCTGCTTTCACCACTAAGCTACAGGACCTTAAGATATGCAGGAATCTTCACAGACGCCTGCATATAACAGCTAAATTTTTAACCAATAATTATCCTAAAAACTCTCTCAACGCAAAGTTAAGCACTAACCCATAATATGGCAAACATTAAAACTTGACATACTCCCACGCCTAAAGCGCGTGGGATTCTTGGATACAAACGCAAGAAACCCTGATATTGCTATCATTGGAATCACTCTTGCTCTCCAATTCGGAAATGCCCTTCCGAAGTTTTTTTATTTGAAACTTTGACCCAAAGTTAATCAAATCAATTCATCCACTTGCTAAAGCATAGTGTATTTATTGGTTAAAATATTATAAAACCATTAAAATAACTCACTTCTTTTTTTTCTTCTTCTTTTTAGTGTCTTTTACTTGTTCAGCTTCGTTTTCGGGCTTCACAATGTCACCTGCTTCTTCCTGAATCACATCTGTATCAAGAAGCGTATTGTATTTCACTTCTTTATTTTCATCAAATTTCTCCGATTCTGCTACATCTTTATCTGATTCTTCATCTTTATCTGATTCCGGCTCAGCGACATCGTTTTTGTCTTTACCGATTATACCTATCTGGTAGCCTCTTAATTCTACTTGCATTAATTTCAGCTTCGATTCTAACTCTTGTATTGTTTTGGACCCAACCGAAACCTCGTTTTCCAAATCTCCGATTCTGATCCTGGCTTCAATCAATGCATTTGATTTCTTTTTTAATTCAGATGAGATACTGTCTCTCTTTTCTTCCAAGTTACTGATTTTGTAATTAGCCTCATCAAGATCAGACTTAGCTTTGTCAAGATCAGCCTTGGCCGCATCAAGTTCTTCCGTTTTCTTCTTGACGCTTTTTATCAGCTTTTTCTGATTTTCCTTCAAGGCGTCAATCTTTTCCTTAGACTCAGAAAGATCTTTGCCAATAGATAAAATCTCTTTATCCTTTGAAGCGATATCTGACTTAAGTTCGGAAAGCCTTTCCTTGTAAAAATCAGCCTTATCCTGCATTTCCTCAATTTCTTTTGCAAGATTTTCGGATTTAATAGCTTTCTCCCTGTACATTGACAGCTTGCTGTCTGTGATGAATGTAAAACCTAACATGCTCATTTTCAAAATATTTAAACATTACTTAACTCCAGAACTACCAAGACCTTTTTCTCCACGTTCATTTCCGTCTTCTACCTCAATATCTATCACCTCTTCCAATACCATTTTGTATTGTGGAACAATTTCCATCTGAGCTATTCGATCGTTTTTATGGATTACGGTCGGTTTTTTATTGATTTTAGTAAGATTAACCATATACTCTCCTTTGTAGGTAAATTCGCATTTACCGGGTGCGTTAGTAACTACCACTCCCTCGTCAAAAGAGAATCCTGATCTTCCTTCTACATTCACACACCATCCTTCTGGGATATTCAACTTGAACCCTGTTCCTATTCTAACAGAATAACCTTGATATAAAGTAATTGATTCAAAATCTGAAGGAACATCTATTTCCACTCCCATGTCATTCACCATCTTCACCACTCTATATGCACGAATATCACAACATGCATCGCCATCATGTTTGTATTCAGGTACCACGACATCAGTGTACAGCTTCTTAATACCTACCTGCACAGTCTTCTGATAACCTGGAGTCAAATAAGATTCAGGTATTTTATTAACGACCTTATCTTCTTTTTTATGTTTGTTGTTCTTTTCAGAAACAGTATCCTTCTTGCTATCTTCTTTTTCAGAAAGAAGTCTTTCAATATCTTCTAACTTGTCCATGATCATATTTTTATAGTACAATAAACAATACCTTCTTTTTTTATATCCTTCGTTGATTCATAGCACTCACGAAAAGTACTTATGTCTGCATCATTAGGATCATCGACCCACTCATCTCCTTGCTTATATTTTTCTCTGGTTTCTGAGTAGATCATACATAATTTATCCCCATGCTTCGCCATAATCCTTTCTTCTGTCACTTTCCTACGAAGTTTAATAAGGGGAAATCTTGTAACTATTTCTACCATCATTCTACACTATCTTTAAAAGCCCAAGAGATGTTATTCTCCTGGGCTGATGTTTATATTAAAATGGAAGGTCATCTTCTTCCATAGGAGGGAAGTTCGGCATCTGTGCTTGCGGCTGTGGCTGCGTCTGATGCTGAGGCTTGGTGCTCCTTGTGGTAGGTGCCGGGGCAGGTGCAGCAGGCTGAGCCGGTGCCTGATACTGTGCTGGCTGTTGAGCAGGTTGTTGGTAATTCTGATACGGAATAGCACTCGGAACAGACTGAGGTTGTTGAACCTGTTGAGGCGCGGCCGGCTGCTGGGTATAAGTCTGAGGAGCTGTAGGCTCTTGCTGAGTATTTCCTCCTAAACCTAATTTAGCCATTATACCTGCTCTGATATCTTTAATAGAAGCATTGAACCTGTTTGAATATTCAGTAATCTTCTGATAAGTAAAGTTGTTTTGAGCTGAATAATCGAGGCTTTTCTTGCCATCAAATCCTGTAACTTCAACAGGGTCAGGCCAACCATTTACGCCTTTTTTATAAAAACGTTCAACAAGCTGATCTGTTTCTCCGTCTACTCCGGCATATGCGATAATAAGCTCCGAAGATCCAAACTCGTCATCTTTCTTCTTCTTAAAGACATTGAAATAAATTTCACGACTGAAATCGATATTTTCGTAGTATTTTACGAAGCTCTTAACAAAGCCCTTGATATTTCCTTTTTGATTGACGAGAGGTATGGAAATACAATAGTTTTCATTAAGCTCGTAATCTTTTAATACGATAAGGAAATTAGTAACAGTATTTCCATTAGAGAAAGAGCTTGACTTTAACCCGATGTAGTTAATGTATCCAACTACTCCATTATAATACTCTTTCCGATATCCCGCCGGCTGACCGCTATTAGGATTTATGTGCTGAACAAAACCTTCTTTTGGTTCGTTACTTTTTTCATACAAGTTACCATCCGAATTAATATACAGATAATAAGTTGTACCAAAACTTCTGTTTTCTCTAAAAGCCATATTTTTATTTTTTTTATAGATTATACAATGTTTGATTTAAGATGTATGTTGATTCGTATTTAGGATTGAACATCTTTATCATCTTATACTGATCAGACCAATCCATAATAACATCTCCTTTTATAAGAGATTTTACGGATGAAAGTATATTTTCCTTACCGATAGAAAAGCTAAAACACGGACCTTCAAGCGCATTTAAAGGCATTGATTCCATTATCCTTTTTCTATTTCCAAAATCCTCAGACATTACCGTTATACCGTTTTCTTCATCTACCTTGACATTAACAACATTATCCACTAAAGTCATGGAATTAAGAACAGATATAAGCAAATCCCTATCAAACTTAACCCTCGACGATTTTTCGAATTTATTACATACGTATTCGTAGTTAGGATACTGTTGTTCTACGTTCATATCCGATATAATCACATTATCAAAACATAAGAACGTCCTAACACCATCTGTGGAAATACTGATCTCCGTATCTTTATCAGATAGAAAACGGTACAAGATAGAAGCTGCAACCTCACTTAGCATAATTGACCTTTCTTCTAATGCATTAGCACATTCTTTCCTATTTATAAACAGACGGAACATATCAGTAGAAACAATGTCAATATATTCCTTCTTCACATTAAGAAGAATCGAGCCTATAGCCGGTCTAAATTCATCCGATCCAACAAACGCAAAAGATCTTTTCATAGACTGAATGAAAGACGAACTCATAACACGAATACCGTCACCTACAGGATAAAAGAAATCAGGGAAAGCATTATCCTCAATCCAAGTAGAAGAAAAAGATCCTCTATCGTATTTAAAAACGATACTGTAATCATTTTTAATCTCTATCTCTATATCCTGGTTATGATTTTTAAAAAATGAAATAAGAGTCCCGGCATCTACTAAAAGAGAAAACTTCTGGTCACAAGAAATATCAGTATTCACATCGAAAATATCATCCGTATATGTTATACGTTCGTTCATGGCTTGTATCCGGATATGATCAAAATATAAAGTAATTTTTATATTCGATGTGACACAATCCTTTAGAACCTTATCAAACATCTTTGAAATATTTGAAAGCTTCTCATTCATTAGTATGCCAGGAACTCTTACTTTCATTTTTTAAAACTTACGATTATGACTATCTAACACTGCAAATGTATTATTTTAAAATCTAATTACGAATTAATTGGATTTAAAATGATTTAAAATAGATTAAATACTTCTTCTTGCTGCTTCTGCTATAAGCATCGCGTCAACTATACCGTCATGGGCCGTCTTACATCTTTCGTTTTTAACGAACGTATCTGTCGGCCACAGCCTTTTAGCGCAAGCCAATGACGTTTTCTTAGTATTTACCTTACTGGCTTCCATAACCTTATCAGAATGCCTCCAAACTAATTTCTGCCATGTTTTAGGAGCTATGAAATTAACGGAACAACTTATGTCCGTAAATGCCATGCAGAGGGAGAGAAACAGCCCATGCAGTTGGCCTTTGTTCTCCATGAGGGAGGCTGTTGAGGACGTGCTGACCCCGTATAGGGCGTGGACGTCCTCTATGACGAACACTACCCTATCAGGATTGTTTTCTACGATCGTATCTCGGCAAAAAACATATTCTTTAGTCAAGTCTACCGGCCCTGAAATTGCTATTCTTGGAGTGGAGATTCTCGATATTAGTTTGCTGTCTTGATCGATGCAGGCTATGGCTCCATCTTTTCCTGGGTCTGCTGCTATATATAATACCATAATGTATCAATTTAGATTCATGTCAATTTTACCAATGCCGTCACCATTGTCAAAACCGCCATTGTCTGTAAGTTCGTAATCAATAGCCACAGCACCATTACTAAGAATGTAAAATCCTTTAAACATCTTTCCTATTTCAATAGGATACACAACATTTACGTCCCTTCCAATATCCTCAAATGGCATAGCGATATCTTCTGTTTCAGCTTCTTTTTGTTTTGCTAATACCCCAACAGGTATATTTTCACCTTTTATAGATGCGTATGTAACCATATACAGAACATCATTATTGACAAACGCCCTATCACTGCTTACCTTATCCAAGCTGACATATATAATGTGTTTTATAAAACTATCGATATCTCCACATATGTTAATAGCTTCTACTTCTTTCGGAATAACGACTTCCACTTCTTCTGGTTTTATATTTTTCTTTTTCATTGAATTAACATTTTTGTATTTTGTTTTACTTCTTCAACAAGATCCTGATCTTTCATCATCTCTTGCTTAAGTTCCTCATTCTCCTTAATTCTTTTCACCCTATCGGCAAGAATCTTTTTGTATTTCTTATCCGAGATCTTTATAAACCAAGGACAGTTCCTTGATGGAATCCTTTTACATGGATAGTCAGTGAGACCGTTCGGTCCAAACTGCTCGCATCGGTTACATTTCTCTTCGCCCGTCATTGTAATTATATTTTAGGAAAACATTCTTCAAGTTCTCTATAAGAGCACTCTACTACAACAGAATCTCCTTTAGGGAGAAATACTAAAATAGAATCGATAGAAAAAACGCTATCTACTTTTCTTACAAGTTGGCCATGCTTGTAAGAAGACATGACCAACCTAATCCCATACGAATCTGAATAAGATCCTTTCCTACATGGAATTATGTTTTCAACAATATAATCAAAGCCTCCGATATTAACTTCATCGCCGGCATTGATTTCCATAATAGGAATCATTTTGGCTCTTCTATCTATGCTTATTTTCATTTCGCAATCTCAAATTTTATTTGCTCCTTCGGTTCATAATTCCATACCTCAAAATCATCAGCTACAAAATCATAAAATCCTTTCCCTTCCATACGAGATGAGATAGTAACCTGCGGAACCGGGCCGAAAAGAGAGCGACGGAGGAGCTCGTTTGCCTGTTCTTCGTGACGGTCATACACATGCATATCTTGGATGAAATGAGTGAAAACTGCGGGCCTTAACCCGGCGTCGTGAGCAAACATCATCATCAACGCCGCATATTGAGCTACATTCCAGTAAGAAGCTGTAATCATATCCTGGCTGCGCTGATAAAGCGTCATATACAACTCATCTCCTTTAACAGATAAATTGATCTGAAACGCACATTCTTGAAGAGGTTTTAGTCCATTGGTTTCAGGATCGAACATGGATGCTACTATTCTTCTTGACGAACGATCATTCTTGAGTGACCAAAGAATGAAGTCTGTTTGGTTAAGAAAACCGTAAAGACCATCATGGATATCTGTCATACCATCTGGAGCTTTTCCGGTACCCATATAAACATGTCTGTTCACCATATCTCCATAACATCCTTCGATCTTTCCATTATCATCAGCCCACTGATCCCATATATGGAGACCAAGATCTTTGATATCTACCGATCTTTTTTGCCAAATCCACAATATTTCTTTTATGGAGTTTTTAAGATTAGTAGGTCTAAGTGAACCAAGAGGAAATTCCCGGCGAAGATCGTACTGGTTACATACTTGTAGGATACGCTTCACCTTGACGCCTGTCCCGTCACCGTAGACCGGTCGCTTTACCTCTTCCCACGGCTGGCTCATTATAAGAGCCAAATTGTCTTGAAATATTTTATCTACTCTTGCCATGTTATGAAAAATATTAAATTCAATAAAACTTATTAAATTTCTTTATAAGTTTCAAAATGTACTTCTTAGCAAAATACATTCGTAATCCTTACCGGGTTAAACAATAACCCTCTATCGATTATCCTACGAATTGATTCACAGGAATCACCGACTACTTTTCTCATAATGTTTAATGCTCCATTTACGTCTGCATTTATGAGTTTTCCTACCGAGGATTGAAACAATCCTCGGTTCTTCCTCTTTCCTAAATAGCTATCATGTTTTTCTATCTTCTCAAATGCCAATGAATCACATTTTGAAGTATATGATTCTTCATGAATAACTATTTCAATACCAGCTAATTCGCATTTGTATTCTAAGTAACTCACCAATCTCGCAAAAGGGATTTGTGTGAATTTCTGGTTATTCCTTTTTCCCATATTCACATTCTGTTTCCATCCCTTGTTATAGCCTACAACTAATTTTGTTATCTTGGAATCGATAAGCAAATCAACTATCTTTCTACTGATTTTATGAAAGACATCTTCTATGTACTGTTCTCTATCATAATATAATTTCTTTATTCGTTTTGTTGTTCCTTTTATCTTTTGTAAATCTTTGATACTATTTAATTTAGCAAGTGTTTTATTAAATAATTGATTGTATGATTTAACAAATTTACCACTAAACAAAACAGCAAAATCCTCACTTATCAATGTTGCAAGATTGTCAATCCCTAAATCAATCGAAGCGACTTTCTCTTCCTTACCTTTAGATACTCCAGTATCTTTTACCTCATAAATGATTTCTATTTTATATCCACATGATAATGGTTTTATTCTAATCTGTTTGAAATCTTTTATCAAATCAGAATACTTCTCATATTGAGGAATGCTTATTGAAAGATCTTTTGATAGGATTATTTTTCCATCTTTTATTTTACAACTCTGATTCGGATAATACAAATTAAATTCAGAACCTCTCTTTTTATAATTTGGAAGACCTGGTTTTTCTTTGTATTTGTTGGGATTTTTCTTGTAATCTTGGACCGATTTGTAGTAACCTTTAATGTTTTTATCAAGAATACGAAGAATTTGTTGTGAACATTGCGCCTTTAATAATTTGTAATTAATATCTCCATCCAAATTCTGGTTATTTTTCATGATAGCATCAAGTTCAAAATAGGACAACCACTTATCTTCTTTAGAAAGTGTTTCTCTGAAAATATACAATGCCTGATTGTACAAGTTGTTGCTAATCTTGCACAAAAATGATATATTTTCATTTTCCCCTATGTTGAACTTATATACTAATATCATGATTTTTAATACATTAAATATTATCTATAAATCATATTTCTAAGATACATATTCCATTTATATTACAGAATAGAATCAATTATTTTTAATGTTATTTTGCATCATATTCTTATTAGGTACTTATATACTATAGTATCACCATCTCAAGGTTATGCCAACAAACAAGAATCATTAAAAATTCTAAGAAGAATGGTTATAAAGACGATTAATTTCTTCTTGTTCTAAACACGGACCACCTACAACTTTCTCTGTCGCTTTTCTTTGTCTAACAAAATCTTCAGCTTCGGAAAAAGTTGTAGCATAAATATATCCACCATACTTTTCTCCATTTATATCAAATTCTGTCACAAACTTCTTTTGTTTTTCTTCTTTTGTTTTCATAACTATAATTTTTAAAAGCGAATAATTGATTGATTTATAAAAAAAAATAAAGCGGTGATAAACTAAGTTATCTTAACCAACCACCATCCAGTCATCAGCCAACATATCTGATTGCGAAGCTAACCATCCGTTTACGATATTATCGTTAGCATCTTTCATGCACAGATAAGCGCAAAATTTAATCATGTTGGTTTCAGTTACGTCATAATAATCGTTTACGTATTTTTTAAACGAATCTGGCAATGACTTTACTTTATTAACTATCATATCAGTAGACAACCAATCTTCCGGGCGCTGGAATACGAACATACCTTTTCCATTCCATCCGGCACGTGCAATCAACGCACCTTTTTTTACTTCTTCTAAAGCTTCTCCAAATTTCATAACTATATTTTTTTATAAATTAAACTCTGCAAAATCTATTTCAGATCCGGTTGACAAATTAATCATTGACTTTTCAAGCTCTTCCATTGGAATAGGTTCAACAATTCCTTCGTTTGAAAGCGTTTTATTATAGAAATCAATAACCACCGGATCACTTGTCTTTACCGTTTTAGGGATAGGTTGACGAAGATACATTCCGTCCAAACTTTTCACTCTGGAAAGAGCCGTATATAACTGTCCTGTTTCAAAAGAGTTCGATACGTCCATCATGGCAGAATCTAACGTAAGACCTTGGCAGCGATGAACAGTTATCGAATAACCGGCTTTTATCGGATACTGAACAATAGAACCAATAACTTCAGATTCTACCTTATATCCATTTCTGACGTATTTTACTTTATCGAACGAGCATGGTGTGATAATAACCTTAACATGCTCCTCATCTTTAGGACGGTCAAGAACGACTTCAATCTCCCCATTTTTAATAGAAGACACAACGCCAAGAGAACCATTGACGTACTCTCCTCCGTTTCTTGTTATCATAACCCTTGACCCTTCTTTTATAAGAAGGGTCTTTTCCACAGGTGCTTCTTTAGGGTAATCTCCTTTTATAATAGCTTCAAATTTTCTTAAAGATCCAGGTACGGAATTTATCCTCATTTCATTAATGGCCGTAGCCTTGGCATTAGTCGTAACAATCTCAACATATCCGGCGCCATTTTCAGGCTGAATACATCTGCTGTTTAGCATAGTAAACACATCATCGTCCATATGACCATCGCGTACCTTATTAAGAACACTAATAAACTTCTCATCTTTCTGACGATATATTTTTTCAAAAGACACCATTTCCATACCAGAAGCCATAAGAGACTTCGAACTAAAGAAATAAGATGTATCGTATATTTCTCTAAAAAAATTCTCTTTAATCACAGGAGGAAGCTGAAACAGGTCGCCTACCATAATAAGTTTAACGCCGCCAAACGGATCCTTGTCTCCTCTTGCATAACGAAGTATATCAGCCACGTTGTCAAGAAGATCAGGGCGAACCATAGAAATCTCGTCTATGATAAGATATTTTATATTCTGTAAAATCTTTTCGGATTCTCCTCTGAACTTGTTTTCACAATTGTCCATAAACTTGCCATTTCTTATCTCTGGAATGTAAGGCTGCATTCCAATTCTGAAAAAAGAATGAATGGTTTGACCCCCTGCATTAACAGCAGCAATACCTGTAGGAGCAACAATAACCGCATTTTTTAATGCCGGTACGATACGCTTGATGAAAAAACTTTTTCCTGTTCCAGCCCTACCGGTTATAAACAGCGGTTTAGGTGACTTACAAATAGACTTAATAGCCTTCCCCTGGGCGACATTACCTTCGGACACAACTGAACGAAGAACGCATTCCATTAGTTTTTTGTTGTAATTTGATGCCATTTTATTTCTGAATTTGTTTACAAAACAAAAGTATGAAAATAAAATAAAACATAAAATATAAAATGAATTAATTAGGATTAAAAAGAAATAATAAGCTGGATAAGTAGTTTTGAATCAGATAGTAATATGGTTTTGTATAGATATGGTTATGGCATAGTAGTGGCTAACGGGTGTTTCCGTTGATGTTCTACGAGATTATCGTTTTTCGGCTCTGTCGGCGACCACTAAGAACAGACACTCTCTCAAGTACCAAACATTACAATGATGAATACTGAGATGAAGGATAAAGATAGGTATCATTATAGAATGATAGTTCTTCAAATGGTATATCCTTGAATACAGATTCACCATCTAATTCTTTATCATTACCTACTGTTGTATTGTAATTAGGTAATGATTGGATAGATATATCCATATTCTCTATCTTTTCCTTAAACTGTTCTGCCTTAACATACGTATAGATGTCTTCGCTTACCGAACCAACCGCTTTAGCCATCTCGCCGGCGAACTCAGCATACATATCCCGTACCTCATTAAAACCTGACTTTTTGTCAGGAGCGGTATTGTTATAGGATTTCATTCTCCTACTTACCCTACCACAGACCCCGGCAACGGACGTCCCCACCTCAGCACAGCAGGCTTCCGCATCAGCCATGCCTGCCTTTACCGTGGCTACCTTCTCCTTACTCCATCCATTAACCTTGTCGTATGATTGTTTAAGACGGTTTAAGAACATGTCCATTCTTCGCTTCTTATCTTCTGCTATGATAGCGCGATAGTACTTTCTTATAATCTGGTTTTGTGTACTTCGCTCATATCCTTCCCAGAAGTCTTTGTGCGCTTCTTTAGCCATAACAGAAGCCAATGACCTTGCTTCTTCTTCTTTTGTCTTTTTACGATCTATGCCAAGGATTTCGCCATATTCTGAAACAACTTCTTCTGCATTCAAGAAACGTAGGATATGAGTGTTGTCTTTTAAGAAGAAATTGAAATCGTCTTTCTTACTCACTTTTTCTTTTTCTCCTTTCTCTATATCCTTCTCTCCAAAATACCATCTGTTTGTTGCTCCTTTTTTATACAAGGTCCAGGTATTTGCTATTTGCCAGAAAACTGCTCCGTGCCTATATACCGGAATCAGCTTACCTATTGGGTAGTTATGTTCGTTTGCTTCAATGTAAGCACGAGGATTATCTACGTATGTTATAAATTGTATGTTTTCGAACCTTTTTACGAGCTTGTCTTGTATCGCCACACTGACAATCTCTTTCGCTTTTGTTAGTCCTACATTCAAGTACAAGGCAATTGTTTTATTACTTATCGTCGAATCAATTAATCCATAATACGAGTGGCTTCCGTCTACGACCTCAGCCTGAGAGTTTGTCTCTCCACTGTTCAGTACAGATTCATTGTTTCTGACTAAATTAACAAACATCGCCTCTCTTATCCTGTCAAGGACTTTTTCATGGTTTGTTATTTCATTTTTCTTTATCTTAATTAAAATCCTATTCTTTGGAATATTCACTTTCCCGCATCCGAGAGTAAGTTGTACGCCATTAACACGATATCTTCTTGCTACAAACGTACTATCCGTCATACGGAACAGTTCGTCAAACATCGGATGTCCTGTCATGTTCTTGAACTTCGAATATCCGATTCCAAGTTTATGAAGAAGATCTTTCTGGTTTTTGAATCTTATTCTCGAATCCCGGCGGGAGATTTTTATCATACAGTATAAAGCATACAATTCCATGAACAACGAATCATCTGACCACTGTTCCAAAAGTCTAAGACTTATATTTACGCTTCTATTTAACTGTATCCTCATCTGTAACAAAAAAAATCGGATGGATTTTTGGGGATATCCATCCGATTCATGTCTTTTTTCGTTCGGAAAATCCCAAAACCACGTTACAGACTTGAGAAGCAAACAATGAAAGACAATTAATATTTTTTTTATCATTCATTATTTATTTCCTAAATCAGTAACGCACAGCAAATATAGAAACAAATAATGAATATCAAATAACAAGATCTTATTTTTTTAATGCTACAGTGCAAATATCGGGACAAATCCTGAACCAATCATCATAAAATACGTTAATTTTATATTTATAAATTCTTAATCCTTATCTTTGTATCAAAACGATAATCTCATGAAAGAAAGTGATAATAAAGATGTTAGTAATAGGGCTTATAGGCTTTTAGTACCTTATTCCAATACGGTAGATATGGCTAAGAAGATACTTCTGTTTTATAACGGATACCTAATGGCTTCCGGCAATGAGAAGAATGTAATAGATGCAAGGCACTTAAATCTTCTTGCCTATTATTTTGTGTTTGGATATTCGTATGAGACCAAGAAGAAGTTTTCTCATTGTTTCAGTACCGATCTTCAATATGTATCGGTTTTGGATACGGAGATGAAGAAGCGTGGTATTTTGATTGACCGTGAAGGGAATTACAGGACAAGGTGTTTGTGCCCGGATATAGAGAACATGCGCCGTCTTTTTGTATTGGAGGGTTCAAGAGATCAATGTGCGTTGGTTTCTTTATTTTACAGAAAGAAAACTTTTGAATCCGATGCCGAAGAATGATTTCCCTATATCATTTGAGTCACATATTATAGATGATGTGATGGATAAGACCGGGGGCGTTTACGACCGAAACCAAATACGTGACGTTTTCAGAGCCAGTATTTCTTATGCCAATAACTTATGTACGTACACAGATAACGTGTCTGTATCGTTCCCGTATGTGGGTGATATGGTTTGTAACCTTCATGAGATGGAGAGGCGCAAACACAATCTTGAGCGTCTTAAATCCAAGGTAGAAAAATTATCTAAGTATCAGGAAAAAGAACTTCAGTGCCTTGATATTAAGATAAGGATGATAAAGGATGCTTATGACTCAGGTGAGATAAAAGGTGGGGATATGTTGATAAAACACAACAAATTATCTATCTTTAAATCTCGTAAGGGTCATAGTTTTAGTGAAATACAAAATATTCAAGAACAGGAATTTAACAGATAAGTTATGAAAAAAATTTTGCAAGCGGAAGTTATATACGATGCTTTTATGGATACGATATTAAAAAAACTTCCAAGAAAAAAAGAAGATTATCCCGATTGGTACAAGGAACGTCTTGAAAAGTGTGAGGGATGTAAATTCAATACCAAGAACGTCCCTAACTCTATGCTTCCTCTTTCTTTATACGTAAGCAAGAAAATAGGTAAAAATCGTTGTTCGGTATGTACGTGCTTCATCAAGCAGAAGGCCTGGAGCAAGACAGAGGAGTGTGCGCTTGGGGAGGGGCTTCCCCGTCCTTCGTGGATGGATCGTCAGTATTCTATTGATTTTTATGATGAGAAGTCAAGATGGAACAGGTTAGAACTTATTACAATGGATTCTGATGAATTTAATGTTATTTCTACAGATGACAAGCAATACAATATTGACCTCTCTAAAGACGGTAAATCATTTGAAATCATTTTCGAACCGGTAGAAAAAGGGAACAGTATAAGGTTTTCATTTGTTCTTGAGTCGAAGCATGATATGAAGATAACAGCATCAGAGACATCTTGTGGTTGTACGTCATCTAATTTGAATATCATAGACTCCCGTCACTTTAAGTTCAATATAGAGATACATACAGCAGGATTTGGAATAGGAAGATTCGTAAAGCACATGACTATTCACTATCAAAAAGATGGGTCTAAAAAAGAGGAAAAAATTCCGTTTAATTTTGAAGGTACTATAATTCAAAAAAGTTAAGTTATGGGCGGATGTGGTAAAGCAAGGCATTTACAATGCGAGGATAAAAGGAAGTCCTTATTTTCTATGTTGCAGGAATCTTGTGACGATCTCCCTGATTATTCTGCCGGGGACATTCTCTATGCCGTACTTAGATCTTTTGCAAAGAAAAGAGGATTGTCTGTTTCTTTTTTAAGGACGCTGACAGACAGCGAGCTTTTTGAAGTGGCTGATTATAATTTATCAATAGAGTTGATGGACGTTATTATTCATGATAAAAAGGTTCTTGACAATGAAGAAGATTGATTTTGATTCAGATATAAAGCATCTTATTTCTTATTACAACCATCTACTGTCTGCGCAAGACAAGGTGGGAGAGGAGATGGAAGAGCTAACTAAGGATATTATTAGGAAAAAGGATGAGGAAGACAACATAGAGTTGGAAGACTTTATTGATTTAGAAGAAAAATCGTTTATGACCAACTTGTATCAACAAGAGATAATGAAAGTATCTTCTTCTGTCAAGACCGTCTACAGGTTGTCTATTAACGCCGGTCATAATCTTAATATAGATGATGACAGCAAGAAGGTTCTTGACAGGATAGTAAACGACGGAGAATCGGATTTTATTATGTACGTTGATAATAATACTGATTCTGTTATGTTCAAGGAAGAATCTATTGAGGAAGGAATAAAAAACATGTGTAAGTATCGTGTTGATCCATCTTCTCTTGAAGACAGGTTTAATATGCTTAAGTCTCAGTATGAGGCTTTTTTAAAAATTGTTAATAATGAAGGTAAGAAAGCCGACTAACGATGATGTCTCTTACGTAGATCGGAAACTTCTTGTGCTAAGGGATCAGATAGATAAGGCTGAACGTTATCTATCTGAAAACCCTTGGGATAAAATAGAAGATTCCGATAAGAGGGAGAAAGAATTTAGGTTTCAAAAGAGCTTGTCTGATAGCTTAATGCAATGGACTGAATCTTATATTAAGATGTGTGGGATAATGGATGTCTATAATCAGCTTGAGGCTGCCAAAAACAAGAAAAGTCTAAAAGGAGGACAAACAGTATCAGGTATTCAGTCTTTTGTCAAGAATGAAGCTAAGAACAAGCTCGATAAATAGTTTTGTCATGAATTTTAACAGTAAAGAACTTTATATAAATATGGGTAACGATATCCCGTTATGGAATGACCTGTATTCTTATGAAGATCAAGACGATGATGTCAAGCAATTCTGGGAGAATGAGGCTATGAAACTCCTTAACGGTGTTACCATAAATGGGGTATTTATACATCCTTGGCTATATTGGCATATCAATTTCTGGAAGATGATGATTGACGTAGGAGATGATCGTATTCCTGGAAATTCTCAGCTTCGTGATAATGAATGGATGTTTGCCGAATTTCTAAAGCAGGCTGAAGAAGAGAATAAAGGAATATTCATGTTCGGGTGCCGTCGTTTTGGAAAAGCCCTTCTTGACTCTGAGATACTTTATCTTGAGGACCGGGAAAAGATGATAGGAAATATCGTTGTAGGGGATAAGATATATGACGATAAAGGGAATTTGGTAGAGGTCGTAGGTGTCTACCCTCAAGGGAAAGTAACCACCTACAGAGTCGTATTCGAAGACGGTCGTAACGTTATTTGTTGCGGAAATCACCAATGGCGTGTCAATCATGGCGGAAAATGGCATGTTAGGAGTCTTAGATCCATAGCTGGATTAGATTATAAGAGTATGTCTATTCCAGTAGGTGAGGCCCTGAACTACCCTACGGCAAAGCTGCCGGTTCCGCCGTCGGCCTACGCCTCGATGCTGGCGGCTTATCTAGGTGGCTATGGAGGGGATATGTTTTTCGATAAATACATTTGTAAGAAATTTTTAAGATCGTCCATAGATCAAAAAAAAGATTTTATAGAAAACTTCATTCGTTCTTTCAGAAACGTAGTAACCGGAGAAGAAGAGCTTATGTTGTCTCATATTGACATGGATGTCATAAATTTTGTACAACGTATGTTTTGGGCTTCAGGTTGGTATGCTAAATTAGAGGGGAACAAACTTATACTATCAAGGAATCGTAAGGAATTAAAAATAAGATTCATATCAATATACGGGAAGGAACATGCCACTTGTATAACCGTTGATAATGACTCTCATTTATTTTTGACCACCAATTACATCGTTACTCATAATACGGCCATAATGAGCTCGTTTTTGGCTCGTAATGCTACAATGACATACAATTTGACGCATAATGTTATTGGGTCAAGTAAGGAGGACCTTATGAGTCTTGGTGAGTATCTTGAGTTTGGTCTTGATAATATACATCCTTATCTAAGAATAAATAGAACAGGTAATGATTGGTTTAAAGAGGTTATTATGGGTACTAAGACGGTGAACAATATTCGTGACGTTCACGCTCGTATTCGTATTACCAATATTGATAGCGGTAAAGCCGGTGCCTCTCTTAAGACCGCATCTGGAACACCATATACATCTATTTATGATGAGGTAGGTAAATTCCCATTTTTAGCAGCATACTTACAAGGTCGTCCTGCCCATATGATGCACGGTAGAATGAGGGGGATGATGATATGCTCCGGATGCTGTTGTGCCGGTACAATAGTGTATAAATCAAATGGAGAGCCGTGTAGGATAGAGGATTTAAAACAAGAAGATGGAATAATAGGGTTCGATAATATATCATCAAAAGCTGTAAGTCAAGACATAACATGGATGAAACATCCTTCCGAGAAAGAGTGTTATAGAATAACAACAAAAAGAGGAAGGGTGCTTGAATGTAGCGGGGATCATCCCATATTGACTGTTGTAAAGAAAAGGAAGGGTAAATTTAGGTACTTTGGATCTGACTTCAGAAGGGCTGACTCTCTTAGAGTTGGTCGTAAAATATGTGTATCGGATGGTGTGGATATATGGGGAGATAAAAAAATGTTTGATCCATACCTTGTTGGTATTCTAATAGGGGATGGGAGCTATGGTTTTGATAAGACTCCTGTCGTGTCTACCAGTGATAATGAGGTGTATGATTATATACGATCTAAATATGAATGTTGTATAGAGAAACAGTATAAGACTAAGGACGGAAAAGACTATAGGGAAATAAGAATAAAAGGTATATGCCATGAGTTAAGGGAACTTGGTATATATGGTCAGACTAAAAAAAACAAAACACTTCCTTTAAATATACATTCATATAGGAGAGAGGATGTTATTATGATGATTAGGGGGTATTTTGATGCTGATGCTACTTTTTATTCTAATAACAATAATAGGGATCATCGTATAAGTTTAGGATCTTGTAATAGGCATCTTCTTGAAGAAGTAAAGGATGTTCTTTTTAAATTTGGAATACATAGTACTATTTCTTATAGCCCATCTAAAAATCCAGCAGATAGATCAATTATTCTTGATTCATATGTATGTAATATATTGGATAAATTATCCATGCTTAAATATTGTGATATAATTGGAACAGATATAGGGTATAGAGGAGAGAAACTTGACTCTATAAGGAAATTCAGTTCTAATTTTAGCACATTTGGATCTTTTAGATCAAAGTATATAGATGGAGTGATAATAGAAAGGATAGATAAGATAGAGTATATAGGAATTAAGCCTGTTTACAACCTCACTGCATCAGATACTCACACTTATATAGCAAATGGTATTATAACTCATAACACTGGCGGTAACGTTGAAAAGTCTCAAGATGCTCAAAAAGTGATGAATAACCCTGCTGAATACGGGTTTATTGTCATGAATTATGATCTGCTTAATAAACGTTGTTTAAAACCAACTTGGCGTATTAGTCAATCCGGTTGTTTTGTTCCTGCTCAGATGTCTCATGCTTATGATAAGGAAATAACAACCTTAGATAAGTACCTTGGAATAGAGAAAGCTACAGGTCTTAAAAAAATAGATATTCAGGTATCAAAATTTGATGATAATACTAAGAAGATAAAATCTCGTCTTGATGAACTTGTCAAAAAGGATAGAGCTTTATACGTCCAGGAACGAATGGCATTCCCTTTGTCTATAGATGATTGTTTCCTTAATACGAACGTAAATAGGTTCCCTGTAGAAGATGCGTTGAAGCACAAAAGCCGTCTTCTTGAAGAAGGTAGGCCTGGTAAAACAGTGGATATTTATCAGATAGACGGCATGAAAATGGGGTATAATTTTAGTGATAAGCAGCTTGCTGATTATCCGTTTCAAGGTGGTAACATAGATTCTCCTGTTGTTATATATGAGGATCCACCAGAAGAAGGAGGTGTTTTTGATTACACTTATGTCTCATCGCTCGACCCATATAAATCTGACAAGGCTGATACTGATTCTGTTGGTTCGTTTTATGTACTTAAAAGATATGTAAAAATCAACGATCCATTTGCTTATTGCATAGTAGCATCATACGCATCACGTCCTCCATCTTCTGATGATTTTTGTAGGAATTGTGAAATACTTCAAGAAGCGTATGGAGCCAAGTGTCTTATGGAGAATGCCGACCGAATGTATGAATTTTATCTTACGAGACGAAATAAGCAGCTTATGTTGCTGGAAGATGGCGAACGTCTTGCCGGTAAGATTATCCGTGCTGGCGCCCGTCAGAACAACAAGCTCGGTTTGGCTCCTACGGTTCCCAATCAGCGCATGCTTTTCAATACCGTTATTCAATATTGCTGGGAGGATGTTGTTGTTGGGTATGATGATGATGGTAATGAAATAACACAGAAAGGTATTTACCGTATCCCTGATATAGAACTTCTTGATGAGATCATAGCCTTCGGCCCTGGGGCCAACACCGACCGTATCATAGCCTTCGGCCACGCTCTTCTCCTGGCTAAGTATTATGATGATATGGGTTACATGCCTGAAAGTACGACTCAGAAGGAGAATCAAAAGAAAAGAGAGCGAAAAAGAAGAGAACAAGCGGGAGGAATGTCTCTAAGAAGACATAACCCTTACAAAATGAGGTGACGAGAACAAATTCCTTATCTTTGTGAAAAATAGGATAATAGGATGGAATATTTCAATAGAGATCAGGCTTTTCCGGCCAGAGGAGTATTTTCAGGTTTGCCGGTGCAGGCTATACCTACCAAGAGAAAAACCAAGGAGTGGTTTAAAGCCACTATGGATTCTCTTGAATTGATTGGTTTGAAGCAGCTTGATGAGAACCAAAAGTTCAAAGATTTTTACAGGATGATGGAAGGCAAGCTGTCATTTATGGAACTGAAAGACGTAATTCCTTATCTTAAGGATGTTCAGTCTATAAGGGACAACGTAAATATTCCATCATTCTTACGTCATTATGATATAATAGGTACGATCGTAAACGCTTTTGTAGGATGGTTGGGCAACCTTTCTGATAAGTATAATGTAGTTGGATTGGACGAATCTGAAGTGAATCAGTATTCTGCCACGAAGGAAAATCTTCTTTATAATTACATTAGAGAGGAATTGGACAGAAGGGTTAGGCAAGAGTTATTAAATAGAGGATTGGATCCGGATTATAATAATTTTGCCAGCGAAGAAGAAAAGCAGGCTTATGCTCAACAGATACAAGAGGTGAAAGCGTCTATGACTCCTCCTGAGATAGAGAATTTCATGAATACAAAATGGAAGACTGCCGAGGTTATATGGGGTTCTCATACACTTGAGGCGGACAGGGGACGTTTTTACATGGATGAGATAGATACTGAGAATTTCATTGACTATCTTCTTACTGGTCGTTGCTTTAGGAATTATCATGTAGGATACGACTATTATAAGCCGGAGAGGTGGTCTCCGTTGAATACATTTTATTCGAAGACGTTAGATAGTAAGTATCCTCAATATGGTGATTATATTGGCCGTGTTCATTATTATACTGCCAATGATATTATAGTAAGGTGGGGGCATCTTCTTACGGCAAAAGACAAGCAAAAGCTTATAGGAGGCGCTGATAATTTCAATGGCACTTATCATAATGGTGATAATGGAAGCTATGTAAGTTTATCCAAATCGGCGAGCGTAGGGATGTTATATCAGAATAAGGTAATACCTTGGAAAGGATATAATGATTATGCTTCTATAAAAGCTTATGAGGATTATTACGGTATTCCAGCCGGCACATATACCGGATATGATAGTAATGGTAATGAATATCATAGGACCAGATTTATGCCAAATTTAGAGCATGGTAATTATTATAACCGTGCCCAGAGTTTAAGCGACGAGCATGTTCGTAGTGATTTGTATCAGGTAACTGAATCATATTGGGTATCCCCGGCTCAGGTGTATGTAATTACCTACCAAACTGAAACCGGATTAGTAACTACCGAAATGGTAACCGACGAGCTTCTTCAAGACTTTTTACAGGAAAATGGTATTAAGAAAATTACCAGGACCATGAGTAAGGGAATGGAGAACCCGGAGATTAATACTTATTTCGTAGATTACGTTCCACAGGTAAGGTACGGGGTTAAGATCAGTGGAGGTGCCCTCGCTCAGGACAACCTGTATCTGGATGGAGAACCTATCGATCACCAGATAAAAGGGGATAGCAACATCTATGACTTTGTTCTACCCGTTGCCGGATATATCGGTACTTCTATGGCGAACAGGATTCAGCCGTATCAAATATTTTATAATTTCTCCATAAATCAGATAAACAATATTCTTGAAAAGGAGATCGGTAAATTCTTCTTAGGAGATATAAATCTGGTTCCAAGTGAATACAAGGATTTGGGTGAAGATGTGGCTGATATATGGGCTAATCTTCTTGATGTAGCTAAGTCTGTAGGTGCTATGACATTAGATACCTCATCTCAAAACACGAAAGGAGGTGTCCCTTTCAACCAGTTTGCTGTCTATGATTTGTCGCAGACAGAGCAGCTTAAAACAAGAATGGAGCTTGCTGAATGGTCGAGGATGAAGTGTTTTGAAATGGTTGGTATCACGCCTCAAGTAATTAACGGCCCCAACAGGTATGAGACTGCCACCGGGGTCCAGCAGGGCGTTACAGCATCTATGTTACAAACACAGATATACTTTGATAACTTTGGTTACTTCAAGAAACGCGCTTTGGATCTTCATCTGGCTGTTGCTCAACAATGCCAGCAAGAAGGAAAGGATATTTCTGTAATGTACACAAAAAGTGATTTAACCAGAGCATTCTTATCTATAGGAACCGATGGTCTTAGTCTAAGGCATCTTGGTGTTCAGGCATTATCTAATTCCAAGAAAAGGGATGAGCTTGAGAAATTTAAAACTTTTATGTTGCAATTGAATACTGCTGGTGGAGATATTTATGATCTTGCTTCTATATTTACATCAGATTCTATGGTAGAGCTGATTCAGAATGCAAGAAATACTCGTGCGTATAACGAGCGGCAGATACAACAGCAGCAACAGAATCAGATGCAGATTAATCAACAACAGATACAAGCTGAAGCTGCTGAGAAGGATAAGCAACGTCAGCATGAACTTGCTTTGGAGGACAAGAGGGGTCAATACAGGATACTTCAAGAGAAGATTCAGGCGGCAGGCAGGGCGGCAGACGCCAAGAGCGACGCCACCTCCCTCAACTTCCTGGCTTCTGTTTCAGATCAGACCGTAAGGCAGGCTGATATAGAAAGTAAGGAAAGGATAGAGGATAAGAAAATTGAAAACGATTCCAAACTTCATGATGATGAAATGAGAATGAAAATGGAAGAGTTAAAATTAAAATCCAAAGAGCTTGCTCAACGAGCGAGGGAAGATGCCACCAAAAGGTATGTAGCCGGAATCAATAAGAATTAAGGATTAAATATCCCCAAATTTCATTAGAAAATCTCTAATAAAATTTGGGGATATTTAATTTTTAGTGAAGATTAAACACTTATAAGTTTTTTATCTGAAATATAGGTATTTAAATATTTTTGCAGTATGGGAAAATTAGAAAAAAATGGAATAGTAGAATTGGACGATATTTTTAGTATCGGTCCGGTTGATGATGTTTATAATAGGGAAGAAGATATTCTGCCTATTAATGGTAATGAACCGGCTAAAAAAGATGAGAAGCCTGTAGAAGAAGGTTCTCAAATTAAAGAAGAGCCGGTTGTTGACCCTACTCCTGATCCTAAAGAGGATAAAAAAGGAGAAGAGAATGTAGTTGATGTTAATCAGGATCAGGTAGAGACCCCGGTTATCAATTACAGAAAAGTATTGGATGCCCTTTCTTCAAGGGGAATCATTCCCGATTTGAAAGATGTGGTGTTTAGCGGTGAAAACGGCGAAGAGATTACTATCAATGATCTTGATTTTAGTAAAGAAGATTCGTTGTGTGACATACTATCTACAGTCCTTGAAAGCCAGAAAGAGGACATTGTTAAGGATAAGATAGATGTTACCTCTGTTTCTGATATTACCAAGAAGCTTATTCAGGCTGATAAGGCTGGCGCTAATATCGTTGATATTCTTAAGCAATATGATACGAATGTCGCTCCGATAGAAAAGCTTGACATTGAAAACAAAGCAGATCAGATAAAGATCGTTCGCCATTATGTTGATCTTCTTGGGTTGCCTAAAGATGAAGCTGATGAGTTTTTCAAAGGCATTATCAATAAAGGTGAAGAGTATGTTGAAGCAAAGGCTATAAAGTATAAGGCTGAGCTTGATAAGAGAATGGATGATATTATCCAGCAACGTACTAAAGAGGCTGCCGAAAAGAAGGCGAAGGATGCAGAAGATTTTAGAAGGTATAAGAAAGACCTTAAGTCTTCTATCCAGGCAAAGTATCAGCTAAATGACACTATGGTATCTAAAGCTCTTGATTTTGCCCTAAAACCTTCTGAATCGAATCCCGGAATTACCAAAGCATTTAATAGGGTAAGGGAGATGATGATGAATCCGGAAGAAGCGCCAGATTTGATTATGTTTCTTATGAATCCAGGAGAGTTCATAAAACAGAAGTCAAATCAAGCTGTAGTTGATGAGAAAAAGAAGATTTATAAGCTCATCAGCCACACAAATAAAGACAAGAGGGTAGCTCCGGTAGATGATAAAGGTGATCAAGTTCAAGGTGTGAAGTTCGATGAAATTAGTATAGATTAAAAAAGATTAAAAAGTTTTTTCGTTCATGGCTAATGTACTTTTAACAAAAAATTTCCCGGCCACCATGAATGGTGACACGGTGATTGGATATACCGACGCTAAAGTCGTTAAGCAAAGTATCGTAGAGCACGATCTTAGCTCTTTAGAAGATTGGTACTACGAAGATCCGGATAAGAACCATCTGGGTATGCTTGAGTTGTTTTCTAACATTACAAACTATCCTCTACCTATGTATATGGGTATGATTAAACAGGATGCTACTATTACCGTAAATGGTATCAATGGTTCATTCCGTTATGATCTTCCGGTATCAGAAACGTATGAGGTGGTTACAGTAGAAGACACGTCTTTGAAATATGCAAAACCTGGTATTGATGAAAGCTTCTTCGAAATTGTGTTGAATGCACAATTTAAACAAGGAGATGTTATTACTTACGATGTGATTAACGGTTGCCAGGCTCTTATCTCTACAGAGCGCCCTCCGAAACAAGAAGGTGAAAACTGGAGATACTGGTGTAAGCTGTGGGGCCGTTCTCGTGCTAAATACTTCCCGAAAGACATGCTTCGCGCCGGTATTAAATACTGGAAGGTAACAAACGTTCTTGGTGAGTTCTCTACTCAGTTCTCTGGTGTAGGAGGTGCTTCTAAGGCCGGTTCTATGACTTGTGAATTTACGCTTGGTGGACACCGTGGTGTTGAAGGTGAAACGACTATGTACGCTGGTATTAAGTCTTTGGCTTATGCGGACGAACGTACGCAGAATTTCATCGACAAGGCTTACCAGAAAGTTCGTCAGCTTTCTGAAATCAGAGGAGGTGATGCAAGTTATGCCATTATCGGTTCTCGTCTTGGTGATGGAAGCATTGATATGCGTACAGCTCGTGTAGCCAATACAGTATCTCTGTTCTGTTTGGCTGAATTGGCTAAGATGGAAGCATACGAACTTATGTTCATGCGTGGAGGTAGAGTTAAGGGTCATAATGGTGTTTTGATGAAAAACGAAGGTTTGTATCATCAACTTCGCCGTGGTTTCGTTATCTCATATGCACGTCCGGGCGGTATCAAGCGCGAACACTTCCTGGCTGCTGCTGACTATATTTTCCGTGGTCGTAGCGATATGCCGATTGAAAATCGTGTAATGAAATTCAAGGTAGGCGCTATGGCTTACAAGAACATCGTTGAAATCTTCCGTGATGAGTTCTTCTCTCAATTGGGTGCCTTGGCTCCGCTTATGGGTACAGAACGTATTATCAATAATCCGGTAACAGGATCAAACGATGCTCTTGAATTAGGAACTGTAAAGATCAAGGGCGTTACTATTCCGGGTATTGGTAAGGTCATTGTAGAACACGAACCTTCTTTGGATTACGTTGATATGGTAGATAGAAGCCAGTTGGTAGACGGCATGACTCCTATCACATCATATTCTTGTATTATGGAAGACTTGACCGCTCCTGAATACTCTAACGCATTCGCCGGCATCCCTGCTTCATCCGAAGCTCGTATTGGAAATATCAACAGCAACGTATTCTACGTTAAGCCTGATATCGGTTCTATGTGGTGGGGTTACGAACAAGGTAGATGGTCATCCAGAGTATCGGCTCAAGAAATTGTATCCAGCCATCCTCGTATGTCAGAACAATTCTGGTGCCACTCTGTATCGGCTTGTTGGGTAAAAGATACCAGCCGGTTCGTAACAATTGAATTGTTACCAAGTTCTTTGTGATCATAACTTTTAGTATTAACTTGCGGTCGGCTTTAAAACCGGCCGCAAATTTTGTTTTTTTAGGATATATAAAAATGGGAAAAAAGATTTTTGAAGAAAGCCATGAGTCCAAGAAACTGCTGGCTACCGTAGGAGGAATGAAGATATATTCCGACTCTATTTATGTTATAACAGGTAAGATGGATGAAGAAGCTCCTTCCGGATATCAGGAAAGAGGTATTTCCAAGACTCCTTTCCCTGGGAATAAGACAGTATCTTGTTGTGGATGGGATAAGGATCTTAGGGTGTATGATACCGGTTTCTTCATCAATTCAGCATGTTATAAAGGTTACTCACTTGAAGACAAGAAAGCTGAAATGGATATGCGTATTAAGAATATTCGGTATCCGTTTGAAGAAACTGTCAATGAGGACCTGGACCAAAAGAACTTCGATTTCTGGGATTCTTACAGAATTGACTTATATGATGGTCGTTTGTTCTACACTAATGATGTTCGTGATTTATTTGAGCTGTATATAGCTATTTTATCCAAGTCTCTTACTCCTAAAGAGGAAGACGGTAATCCGATGTATGTCGAATCTTATTATTGTGTAGAAGACAAGACTACGGCCGTAGATATCAGGAAACAACGTCAGATTGACAAGGCTGATATTTTATATGAGTTCATGAACAAGCTGAAAGGCTCCGAGGCTGAAAGGAAAAGCATTTACGATCTGCTTTTGTATCTTGACATCATATATAGCGTAGAGCTTGATCAGAGCATGGTTCAATACATATTCACTAATTGGATTGATGCCAAGAATACGAACGTTGACATGTATAAAGAAGCAAGCTCAAGGTTCTTGTCTGATGATGAATCTTCCGAAGGAATGCAAGTCATTAAACTCCATCGTATGATCAGGGAAATGATTGAGGGGCTGGCTGTCACTATCAATACTGACGGACTGTATCTGAATGGCGAGCTCCTGGGCGCCGACGCCATCTCTGCGTCTATGGCTCTTGCTTCCAATAAGTCGATGTTAGAAACCAAGTCACGTGTTCTGGAAGCGTATAATGCTTTAAAGAACAAGCATAAAAAAATAGAAGGAGCTAAGTCTGACAAGAAGAAAAAGGAAGACGAAAAAGGCTTTGATATTGATCAATACGCTGATAAAAAAGAATAATTTATGAGAATTGTTGATTGTTATCTTCGGGCCTTACAGAAGGCTGAAGAAAACATGACCAACGGTGGTATAAAACTTGACAAGGCACGTTTTGTTCAGCTTTTTAATGACGAACAAAACCGCCTTGTTCGTTATATCCTTGATAAGAAAAACGAAGAGGATATACGTTATATCCAAAAGTTGGTTGTGTATTCAAAAGAACTTGACGAGAAAGGAGATAAAGATAATCCGGAAAGCACTTTGTTTTCATTGCCTTCTGATTTCTTTTCTTTTTCAAACATATCAGGCGTATTTACCAAAGGTGAATGCACGGTCACTGATTTTACCATGTGGGAGGCTAAGAACGAAAACCCGCATGAGCTTCTTGCCGACTTTTTTAACAAACCTGATTTTGATTTTAGGGAAACGTTCTACACTATAGGCGAAGATTCGGTAAGGGTGTACAAGTCTGGTTTTGATGTAGACACCGTTTATCTTACGTATTACCGATATCCGAAGGAAGTTGACATCGAAGGGTATGTTAAATCCGATGGTTCTAATTCAACTGATATAGATCCTGAATTAGATGACAAATTAATTGGTATTATCCTTAACATGATTGAAAAGCAATTTGCTTTGAATGAAAGCGAATACGGACGTTATCAAATAGATTCAAACAACGTCCAATCTCCTTTGTAGCAGAAGGAAGACATGTATTGAATTAAAGATTATCAAAAACGATTAGAAATTAATTAATCTCTAATCGTTTTTGTTGCTTATATGACTATCATTATTTTTGATGCAGATAACAGAATATTAATTTTAAAACATTATAAGGCTATGGCTATCCATAAACCGTATGACAGACATATTATCTGTCCTCCGCACGCTAAGTTGGCGGACGTAGATTCTTTGTTGCTTCAAGAAGGTCAGATCGCTATCTATGATTTGGATGGTGAGCAGACTAAAGATGGTTTGAAAGCATTGACTGATTTGAAGGGTTATCGTAAGGACGAACAACGTTTCCAGATCAGAATCGGACGTAATGAGATGGTGAACGACCGTGTATCTGATGATAAATCATTCTCTACACCTACGTTTGCTATTGATGAAATTATAGAAGTGTATGCTTCTGCTCCGAAGAGCAAAGAAATTAAAGTAGATGAAGTTATTTTCGGTTATAACGGAATTGACGACAATACCGCTATTACAGCAAGAAAAGGCGATCGTATTCCTATCCATATTAAGCTGACAGGACGTTTGTTCGAGCTTCGTGGTTATCCGATGGGTGAGGTGAATATCGATGATTACATTATTTTCGAAAACTGTCCAGGTCGTGAGGATATGTGCTCAGAATGTGATCCTTGCGAAGATGTTGATATTTTGGCCGCTATCTTGAAAACAATAGAACGTATTAAGAATCAGCCTATTGCAGGTGGTGGTAAGGTAGGTGACTTTGTTGAAATCCATCCTATACATTCTTGTAATGAATTGGAAAAAGCTCCGGTAGAAACAGACATGAATTTCTATTGTATGGAGATGTGTGATACTGGCGATGCTTATGCTTTGGCTCAACTTAAGGCCGCTTATCCTGGTTTGGACATTAAGAGAGTTGGACGTCATCTTTCTACATCTAAATATCAGGTGATGAAAGAAGGCGGTAAGCCTGTTGATTATACTCAAAAGCTGTCTTCTATTATGAAAGGCTGCGAAGAGTGTCCTGAAGGATATACTAAGGTAGATGGCGGTTTGATCTATGCCGTAACGTTAGAGGATGATGGTGTTGATCAGTCTACTGTAGTAGAAAGCATTAAGAATGCCGTTAGTAGCACTGCCGAGAAAACAGCAGCCCAAGATGGCGGAGTAGGTATGTACACTGTGGCCGTAAGCAAGAAACTGACGAAGGCTGATATCGATGCATTTGTAGAAACTAATCCGACAGCCACAGTAACGTTCGTTGCTAAAACAGCAGATATGTGTAGTAATCCTACTGTTACTACTGTTAGCTGGGAAGCATGTGGGTCTTGTAAGATTTCGAAAGAAGCTTATGAAATTACGCTGCCGGATGACGAATGTGGTGGTAGTGCGAAAGAAGAGTTGCAGGCCGCATTCCCGTATCTGACAATCGAAGATTATGGTACACCTGGTGGATGTCAACACAAGTTTAAAACAACGGTCGTAACTAATATGGTTTGCGATGAATGTGATGACATTTTCAAAGATTTCTTTGTATCGAAAGCCCCAGAATCTTATCGTGGACGCAATTGGAAACGTTTGGGTGCTGTAGCTGGTGATAGTACAATTATTGCCGATCCGTTACCTAAGAATTGCAAATGCGGTATTTTGTTCCGTGGTATAGATTATATGATTTCTCCGTCTGACTGTTTGATTGACCGTCTGACATTCCAGGAAGGATCTGTTCGTATTGCTGTAAATGGTGGTTATCCGGATGAACAACGTGAGGCTATCAGCACGTACTTCAACCCGATCCACACAGAATACAAACAGCACTGGGCTCCGCGTACTCACCTTGGAGCTGAATTGCTTGATAAGGAACGCGAACAACGTATGTTCTTCGACTTCCGTAAGACTCATCAAGAACTTATGGAACGTATGTTTACCAACGAAGAAACCCGCTTAGACCTGTTGGCTCCGTATGCTGATTATTCAGTAACATTGAAGCCGGCACGTTACTCTAACGGCTTCGGTAGGGTAATTGATGATCACATTACAGTACACTTCCATGTACCGTATGGCGCTCACGAAGGTATTCAAGACCTTATGGATTTGTTAGCTGCTTCGGCAAATATCAAGCCATGCAAGATTTGATTTTCCTTTTTTCTATATATCCCAAGGGGGAGGAGGCTGGTCCTCCACCCCCTTTTTTGTAATAAAACAATTTGAAATAAGTTAGTTTCATATGAATGGCGTGGATTTTTTAGCCGGTGCCTTTGGTAGGGGCATTGACAAAATAACCAACATAGTTGGAAAATGGGGTTCCTCCCAACCGGTAGATGACAGCAAATCCGGTATAAAAATAGGGGACAAAATCTACCAAGTGGTTGTGTCCTTAAATGGCTGTTATTGGTATCTTGACGAAGAAGGCAAGAAGCATCCTGTTTCTGGTATTCCGGCCACAACCGAATGGGAGTGGATTAACATAGCTGAGAAAGTTATCAAAGATTTCAAAACATGTTACCGTACACCTGGTGGAAAGGTTGAAGTATGGAGTTGGTATCTTCTTAACGATCAGATGGATGTTCTTAAAGAAACCCATAGAATTACCGACAGTACCGACATGGATAATCCGGTAGGTAAGGTTCTTACTAAAATACCGGACGAGTGGGTTATGATCGACTGTGATCTTCCTGATATGACGGAACGTGATATTACGTTTGTAAGTAGATGTTATAAGACTCCGGATGGTAAGGTTGAAATAGAAGGATTGGAAGCCATAGATGATAAGATAAGCATTAGAGAATCTATCTATACTGTTATTCAGTCAACTGACGATAATTTCCCTGCCGGGCATGTTTTTAAGCTAATTCCAGAGAATTGGGTTAGAATGGTTTGTGACTTTCCTGATATGACAGAACGAGATGTAACTTACGTTCTTGAATGTTACACTACTAAAAAAGGAAAAGTTCAAGTAGAAGGTTTGGTAGCCATAGATAACATCCTTGGAGCCAGGGAAGAGGTTTATACCGTTCTTCAGTCAACCGATCCTGATATTAAGGTAGGAACTGTGCTGGATTCCATTCCCGAAGATTGGGTGAGGATGGTCTGCGATTTTCCTGACATGACGGACAGGGAAATTGTTGAGGTGGACGAATGTTATAAGACTGATGGTGGTAAGGTCAATATAAAAGGTTATCAAGCTATTGATGCCGTTCTTGGTGTAAGGGAACAGTATTATTATATTGTTAAGACAACGGACGACGCCTATCCTCAGTGGACGAGAATAGATAAGATACCTAACGAATGGACGAAAACCGAATGCGATTTTCCTGATCTTACGGAAAGACATATTATGTCTGTAGATGAATGTTATACTACTCCTGGTGGTAAAATACATCTTGGTGGATACAGGTCGGTAGATAGCATAATAGGTGTCCGGGACGAGTATCTTATTGTTTTAGAAACGACCGACCCTGATATACAAAGAGGCGCCACATTCAGCAAAATACAAGAAGGATGGCAGCGTATTGTTTGTGATTTCCCTGATGCTACTACATCCGATACAGAAATAGTAGAAAACTGTTATAAGACGGAAAAGGGTAAGGTTCAGATCCGAACATACATAACAATGGACGGATACGGAAATACAAGGGAATTGAGACATATGGTTCTTAAAACAACCGACCCTGATTACAATATCGGATCCAATATCGATCAGATACCGGTAGGTTGGTTAAGTATCGAGTGTGATTTTGCGTCTGCTACACAACGTCATATAAGACAGGTAAAAAACTGCTACGTTTCTGATGCAGGGAGCATCTACGTTGAGGGAGAAATCGTTTACGACAATGACCTTGACATAGACAAGATGGCACTGACGGTCATGGAAAGCACTGACCCGGCGATAGCCGTAGGGACGGAGCTGGCTGCCATTCCCTCTGGCTACGTGAGAACAGTTTGTAGATGTAATTGTTGCAACCACTAAATCTTATTGTCATGAGCTGTAACGAATATTTTTTAGTAACACTGGAGTCTAAATCGACTCCAGTTCGTCATAAATACACGAATTTAACAGACGAATGGTATGGTCCTGATGGTGTTAAGTACGAAGATCCTGATACGATAGCCAAAATCGAAGAACAAGCTACAGATAAGAATCGTATAGGGGATAACACTTTATATCAGAAACTTATTGAAATACATTCTCAAGGAGAGTCAATAAAATCGGACATCGGAGATATAGGTTCGGTATTGGATTACATAAACGGGGAGGAAGTGTGATGGGAACCATATCAGATAAGTTAATGAGGATTATAAATACCAAAGAGGATATAAGGCAAGCCCTTATATCCAAAGGGTATGATGTACCTACTTCCATACCTTTTAAAGAGTATGCTAAAATGATATCGGACTTACCATGTAGAGTGGATTCTTTTCCTGATATAGAAGGAATTGTAGCTCGTTATTCAGCATTAGGTCTTACTAATGAACAAATGGCAGAGAACCCTGTATGGAAAGACCTTACAGATAATGGGCATGATTTACAGATGAAGAATTTAGCTTGGAAGGGGATGTCAGGGGTTGGAGGATATGTTGGTGATTTTTCTAAATGGGTGAATAATAGAGATACTACAGAAATAGGAATAACTAAAAGTAACTCGAAAGTCATTATTGATGTTAAAGTATCACAGGGTTCAGGAAAGAATATTGTGTTTATCAGTAAATCTAATTTAGGTATATCTAATAATGTCACCATTAAGATTACAAGTACTTACCCGGAAGGAGTTATGAAATTTGCCAATTCCGCTTCGAATAAGTATTTAAAGTTGCCTTCAAATGGAATAATAACATTACAAGATAACCCAGAATATACAAGTAATGAAATGCATCTTCATTTAGCAAGTGCGGATTTAGGTCAAATCACCATCGAACAACTACCTCTCTACCCCGGTGCACTTGTCTTTGACGGAGTAGACGATTATGGTGTCTGTGAGAACTTCCCTATTCTGACTAAAGAAAAGGGATATACGGTTGTGGCGTTGAGACAGTGGATTACAAGGGGAGAAAGAGCATTAGGATTAGTATCTAATGTAAAGAATTGGCTCAATAATGGTGCCTTCTTGTTAGAATATAGAAATATACAAGCCGATCATCTTAATAAGCCTATATCTTTTGGAGCAATAGGGAGTGAAATGGATTTACCACACATCCTTACTTATCAGACATCTAAAAGTTGTAATGGTGTTTCGATTACAACTGGTAATTTTGAGGGAACAGATGTGCTACATGTTGGGAAATTAGCTCCAACTAATGTAGGAACTTGTATTAACGCTGCTATCTGGGAACTTGTATTTCTCGATCACGATGCCACCGAAGAAGAACTGACCAAGATCAAAGACTACTTCGTTAAAACCTATCCCTGGCTCTTTCCCGACCAGGCATGGACAGTCACCGGCAAAACCAACGAGGACGAAGATCGTGCTACTATTGCCAACATTACGGGCAATGGTAATAATCTTGTGCTGTCGAATTTTGGGTTTGCAGAAGGGAGTGGGTATGGGTTGTATGCATATAATTTCAACTCATTTGAGCTTAGAGATAATGTAGTTAAGCCCACAGATGTAAAAAAAGATTCGTTTAGAATAATCGGAATTGGGAACAACGGTAATGTTTTGATTTTATTAAATACATCCAATTCTGCTGCCTGGAAGATACGTATCACAGGTATGAAAGAAGGGGATAGCTGTATAGTTGGAAATGCCAATAAAAGTGGTGATTATATTAAAATAATCAAGGATGGTATATATACTTTCCAAAAACAGTATGCTGCAACTTCGGTAAATGGTATATGGTATAATTCTTCACAAGAAGTAGATGTTTTAGTTGAACAAATCCCCGAATACGAAGGATACCTGGTTACTGATGGGGTGGATGATGAGGTTCGAAGTGATGCTTTTACATTGAACGAAGATTGGACGATTGTTGGAGATTGGGAATTGTTATCAAATGTTCAGATCAATTGTGGCATGGTAAAAGCTCAAAATGTTTATCTGTATAACACTGCTAATGGATTGCTTATATCTATTAATAATCCACGTAGTTTACAAAGTTTTGGAACTAAATCATTGCATGCTGTTTGCTCAGATGGTAGATTATATGATCGAAATTGGGTTGAGTATGAATATACCGTAGATCAAAATTTTGAGATCGTTAAATCAAGTTTGAATATAGGATTTAACTTAAATAATTATACCCAAATAGCTTTTAAGAACTTAGGCATATATAACAATCAGATTCTTTCCAAAGACGACTGTATCAAAGCATATAACTATTTACAAACCCTAAAATCAAAGTAATATGAAATTCATTATCATACCAAAAGAAGTATATGATTCCGTATCTGAAGAAAAGAAACGTGAATTAGGAACAGGTAGCCCAAGAGCGAGCGTAGACGGCTCTTGGGTTATTTTACACGTAGAACATTATGACCATCTATTTAAGTCTTTAGACGCGCAGGCTGATGACGATCCTCAATATCCGTATTCGGTATATGATAGCCCTTCTTCTGAGTTTGAATCTGTTCTTTCATCTAAAGAATGGGTGTCTGATGTTAATGACGAGTGTCTTTGATCTTGTTATGGTTGGGGCAATTACTATATTTGTAAAAAGTTGAATAATTAAAGCGTGTGGTAGCGTTATCTACCATATAATCATCATGTTTCAGATAATAATCGGATGCGTTTTGGCTAATATCCTTACGATAGCAATCATCGGTTTAGCCCTGTATTTAGTGTATCGTAAAAACGAAGATCGTTTAAAGGCTTTGGATTCTAAGATTGATCAGAAGGTTGAGGACGTAAAAAACAAGGTTGGTGCGGTGATGGACATCGTAGACCAGGTCAAGAAGTTGTTGGATAAAATTAACAAAAAATAAATATGGCAGAAATAGGTTATAACAGTAAATTCGAAGGCCAGGAGGTTGATTCCAGACTTGAGAATGTGGTGCAGGCTGCTCCTGGAACAGGTTCGGAGTCGGGGAAGGGAGGCCTCATCCCGGCTCCCCCTGCCGGAAGTCAGGACGGTAGCAAGACTCTTCTTAGTAATATGACATGGGGAGATCATGTAACAAAACAGTACATAGATGATGCTGTTTCGGCAGCAGGGTGGAAGAAACAGATTGTTAGCAAACTTCCTACTGTTGAAGAGGCGAAGGATAATGTCATGTATCTTGTAAAAGACGATGTGGCATCTACAGAAACCAAAAACGTGTATAACGAATATATTTTGGTTACTGAAGAAGGTGGAAATAAGGTGCTTGAACCACTTGGTATGGTAAGTACCGGAGTAGATTCATCTTATCTTGATTTATCCATATTTCCCAGTACTTCTGGAACTCTTGATGAGGATTCGTATGCAAAAGTTCTGAATGCTTACAATAACAATATTACATTAGGTAAGCTTAGTTTTTATTATTTTTCTTTGGATTATTTTTTAGATAATGATAATTCTGAATTAAAAATAATAGCTGTTTTATTTAATAACACCAACTCAAAGGAAGACGTATCTGGATCTTATATAGATATTGAGATGGTAACTTATATTGTTGCCCAAGATAAGACATATAGGGCTATAGCTAATACGGCTACGTTGTCTAATGCCATGTTGTCTTATTTGAAGTTTATGGCTAAGACTCCTAAGGTTGTTACAACATTAGCAAGTTTGCCAATAGATGCTCATAATATCATAGCTAACGTAGCTTCCGCTACGAACCTGTCTATGGCCGTATCTTCCGATGATGTTGGGCGGGAATGGCAGGTGCGGGTCAACAACACCACCGGCACAGACATCACGCAGCCGCTTCCTACCTCTGGCCTGTTCCAGAGCATGTCAGGCGATAGCGTAGTGATACCTAAAAATAGTTTTATAGAATTAAGTATCTGGTATATCAATGATAAGTTGGTTATCAGAGTAGGTGAACAAGCTTAATAGAAAGGATAGAATATGCTTTATGTAAATAAGAATATAAAAGGTTTTTATTGGGAAGGATACGAGTTGGACTCCTCTTCTTACGAAGTAGGGTATTCTTACCAAGATTTCTTAGATGGTAAATGGGTTTTCCTTGATTCTGGTCAAGAAAAATTCCATCAAGACAATCCTGATGCGAGTGTGAAAGAAGTTATTGCCATGCAGCTTGACCCGGAACCTCCTGGACCAACTGAAGAGGAGTTGCTTGCCAAGGCTAAAGACAAGAAGGTTTCTGAGGCCAGGGAATATGCTTATTCTGATACTGTCCGTTCTTATAGTTTGGATGGTAAACAGATATGGTATAACAGCAGCATGAGACAGAAGGTTAAAAACGATATTGATGTAGCAAAAGGAAGCGGGATATACACCGTATCCGTAGCAGATTCAGAATACGAGCTTGATATTGCTAATACGGCAATGAATGAAATGCATGTATATGAATCTGAGTGCAACGATCGTACTGCTGCCATAGAAAAGGAAATAGCTTCTAAAACCGACAGGAGTGAAGTTGAGTCTATGAAAGTAGATGAAGGCTATCCTGAGAAGTTGGTAAGAACAAAGGATCAGATCATAGAAAAAAATAAGATCCTTGAAGCTAATGATCCGGAGAAGGCTATAGTCATGTACATGAGGGCGATGATCAACACGCCGGCTATGTTGGAAAACACTGACCAGAATCTTGCTCTTAAGATAAAGGGATTGTACCCTATCTGGGATAAGGATGGAGTTTACGGAGACAAAGGTCTTCCTATGGGTACGGCTGTTGTAAAAGGGCAGCGTTTCCGTAGCAAAAACAAACCTTCGGATTTGGATTGGACTCTGTTTGAAGTAAGGCAAAATCACAATCTACAAGCCGACTGGGTTCCTGGTCAGGGAGGTGGAGCTGAAAGCCTGTATATGGTTGTTCAGGAAAAGCATTCAGGTACGATAGACGATCCTATTCCTTGGGTATATAATTCTATTTTAGAGAATGGAAAGTATTACATTGACAAAGAAATTAAGTATCTTTGCATAAGAGATTCAGGCATCCCTTTGGCTTACGAGAATCTTTCTGATCTTGTATCAGCAGGATACGTGAGGGTTGTTTAGGTCGTGATTTGTTGTTAATGTTATGGATAACCCCTGTATATTTATTTATGCAGGGGTTTTTCTTTAATCCCGACTCTACTTATTTTTCATATCGGTAAGGTTCTAATTATCTTTGTGAAAAAGGTTAAGTTATGGAAAGAAAAGATATTATAAAAGAATTGAGTCAGTATTTTAGTATTGTTGAATTAGTTGGTCCTAAAGAATACGGTAGAGACAAAGATCTTTGCTGGAGGTATTTAAGAACTGAGTTGCTTCACACGATACTGGTTTTAAGGAAAGACATCTTGAAAACTCCGATGACGGTTAATACCTGGAAGTCGGGTGGAAGGTTTGATGAGCGTGGTTTTAGGAACAATATCTCGGATATAGTAAAATCCAAGACCGTATCAGGGTCTTTGTATATCAGTCCTCATATGCTTGGGGCAGCCATCGATTTTGATGCCAAGGGTATGACGGCAGAAGAGACAAGGAATAAAATAATTCAGTCACAGGATTTACTTCCTTGTCCCATTAGATTAGAATCAGGTACCAATTGGGTCCATATTGACGTATATGACTCTCTTGGAAGTAGCAAGAAAGTAACTATGTTCTAATATGGCTTACAGATTTGTAGGAAGGATGAATTTAGAAAGTTTCTGGGCTTTTCTCATTTCCGGATTATCAGTATTGTGGATGAATTTCCAGGAGATTCACCACCTTATATATTCTATATTGTTTATATTAGCTATAAATCTTTTGTTAGCTACTATAAAAAGTATCAAACACTGCTATATCCGAAGAAAGAGAAAGAGGCCTTTTAAGATATTGACATGCATAAGCGAAATTGGAGTTTTGAAAATCCTTCTTGAGTTCGCGGCCTGCTCTTTCGGGCTGTTTACCATATCCGGAATGGATCTTATTATGTCTATGGGAGGGCATAAATCCCCAGAGTTTATAGACATGCTTCTTCAGTGGATTACGATATTCGCCTTAATATTATACGGTGGAATGGCATTCAAACGCCTCGGCGACCTTGCACCTGATTTGATGATAGTAAAAGGTGTTAAGTATTTCTTTAGTAAAGTAAGTTGGTGGCAAAAAGTTCCATTCGGAGAGGAGTTAAAAGAAGGTATAAAAAATGGTGAAATACAAGATCTTTTAGATAATAAAAAGGAGGGTAAGAAATGTGTTTGCAAAAAATGAGAGCCAGGCATGTGTTAGGAGTTATTCTACTGTGTTTTATATCTTTCTTGTTTGGTAAAACATGTAAGAAGAAAGAAATAATACACGATATAGAAATAGATACGGTAATAGATACCATTATCCAACCTGTTCCTGTTCCTCAGTATATAGTTGACGTAGGGGAGGTAGAAATACCTTTCCCTATGGATGCTATAGTTAAAAAAGACACGATAAAAGACACTGTTTATATCAATATCCCAATTCAAAGAAAAACATACAGCACAGATGATTATCGGGCTGTTATAAGCGGATACAGACCTAATTTGGATACGATGATCATCTACCACAAAAAAGAAATAATATACGAAAAGAGCCGGCGCTGGGGCATAGGGCTGACGGCAGGGTATGGAGTTGGGCGCGAGGGCTTCTCTCCCTACTTAGGCGCTGGAATCTATTATCGGATATGGTAATAATAACGTCCTATTTTATTTAATACACAACATTTTAAACTTTTATCACCCCATTTACTTATCTTTGTGGAAAAAGGTAAGTTATGAATTATATCGATATTTTACCACAGATAAGAAATAACATTTTCTATGTCAGGATAGTAATGACCGACTACGATGTGGAAAATCAGATGGTTATTAGAATAGTAGCCAGAAGAAATGATGGCCTGTACAAGACGGAAGTAGTACAGTATCCAAATGAAGGAACTGATTATAACGGGGAAATCATTGTTCCTATGTTTGGTATGGCTAAGTCGTTGGTAGCCCAAATAGTAGGAGTCAAGATAAATGGTACCGAGGTACGTGTTAATAGCACTGAGGTAGAGGGAGCTGATATAACAGCCAGATACGATGATTCCCTTACCAGAATGGGATGGGAGGAGAGTATGAACAACATCCATCTTGATTTTGAGGTTATAAGCACCAACAACCCTAAAACGCTTCGCATAGCCGATCAGTCGGAATGGGGGATACTGGCAGACAGACCGGCTATTATAGAGATTGTGCCACCTGAAGACGAGAATAAGTATGTTTATTATCTTGGTAAGAATCAGCTGAATGTATTCAACAGTAAGACTCTTGGCATAAATCCGGGTCGCGGAAATGATTTTGAAAACCTGAAAGATGGTATATACGATATTACCATAAAAGGCAGTCCTTCCTCTTATTCATTTAACAGAAAGTATTTAAAAACAGATCTGATCCGTCTTAACATAGATAAGATATGGGCCAGGTCAACTGTGTTATGCGATCATGAGGATGATGACGTTATTGACAAAATAAAAGAAATAGAGTTTCTGCTGGCTGCGGCTGAAGCTAATATGAGATTAGGGAATTTTGAAAACGTAAAACAATTATACGAAAAAGCATCTAAATTGATTTACGTTCTCAATAATTGTGAAAATTGTGGTTGCAAAATATAATAAATTAAATATCAATAAATTATGGGATGTGGATGCGGAAGAAGCAACATTGCTTCTGTTAATAAAAGTCGGGCTATAAAGCCTCAGTCGAATACGACACCTAAAGCTGATTCTAATGCGGCTTGTATTCAGAAATACGATGAACTTGCTGTATTGGACAAGAAAATCATAGACCTTCATCGCAAGTTCAGGTTTGTAGGAGGTGTAAGTAAAAGGTATGCTGATATTCAAAAGCTGGTAAGAGGCTGGATTGTTAATTTGAAGAACGAGTGCCCGGATCCGGATGATCTTGCTACTTATTCTGAATACATAAATAAAGAATACGCCAGGTATTTTACCGTGAAATGATATGGCAGCTACCGGAAGTACACAGCAAATTCTTTTCCCTTCATCTTACTTATGTGAGTGCGCTGATCGTTTTATAGCATGTAAGGCTGATCGGTATCTACAATATCATAAGTATAAGGTAGGTATTAAGCCTGATATGGATACGGTTCTTAAAATAGATCGTATGAGAAGAATCGTATGTGAAGGGGAATGCGGGTTGTGCCCGGACGAGATTCAGAAATTTAAAGAAGAACTTAATAAGATCTTGTCATGAAAAAGATGTATTACAACAAAGAATACAGAAAAGCTTTCAAGAAATCGGATTGTCTGGAAGATCTTGGTTCTGAAGAAACGTTTATCGTTCATGAAGCTGAATTTTGTTCGGATATAAGCCAAGATGATGCAGATAGGAAAGCGGAAGAGTTTGCGGAGAAAGAAGGTCCGTTGTATGCTAATAAAGTAGGTGGATGTTGCAAGGTTTATTATAACACAAGACAGGAAGGGGATTTCTTTAAAAATGATTGCCCTGATGGTCAAAAGCAAGAACAGCCTATACATTACGTGGTAGAGGCCGGTCGTGTATGGTCTAAGTTCAGTACCGAAATAGCTAACTACGAAGCTGCGAGGATCCTTGAGCAAGAGGGGCAGGCTGCCGCTAACGAATCTGGAGTATGTAAAACCGTTTATTACAACGAAGATCAACATGGTTGGTTTAGTAAACGTTGTAAGGAAGGATGGAAGGCTCCTGAGAAATACAGGAGGATATACGCCGGTACCGTAACGTCTTTCATTAGCGTTGATGATGCCAATGAAAAGGCTAAGAAGATACTGGAAGAAGAGGGCATGAAATGGGTTAATGAAAATACCAAATGCGAGCCTGTTGTTGATGAATGCAAATTTGATTTTTGAAAATGAGCAACGTAAAATTTAATCCGACAGAAGGTGAGAATGATAAACTGGTGTCGGTGTTTTCTGAAATAAATGAAGGTCTTGATACGACTTTGAATTACACTATTTCCGATGAAGGGAATAAGGCTAAGAAGAACATCGTCGTTAATCAAGTTGGTAAAAGGGAAAAGTTTTTATCGAAGAAAGGGGAGGAATCTGAGCCTTTTGTTTTGTCTGATGGTAATACTTTCAACGTTCTTAAAGAAGGTGCTTCGGGATCGGCATCCGCTTGGGCTGAGGATCAGATTCCTCCAGAAGCCACGGAATCAGTTGGCGACAAAAGCCTTCTCCCTTCTTGGGATTTTTACCTTATAGACATGACTCAAAATACCGGAGACAAAGTGCGTCCGGTCGGAAAGCTTCGTAAGAACAATCTCCTTAGATTTGAAAACGGAGATTTTGCTCCTACGGTGGGCATAACTGAGGAAATGAGAGCCGAATGCGATGTGGAACTGTATTTGGATAACGGTCATAAAAATAAGTATTGTGATGCCGGAGCATTTGACGCCAAGGCTTTTTATGAAGAGTATGGTATTGGTCAAAAACTTTATAATGTATCAGGATCAGAGGTAAGGATTTTAAGACCTTGGGAGACTACTTCAAAGAATTATAGCATATTCTTAGGATGTAGCAAGAGCCTGTATGTAGCTGATAAGGTAGTTGGAAAAAGTGGGAAAATATGGTCTGGGGTGTACGACGCAGACACAGTTCCTATGCTGGACGGACTTGATCTGCGCCAGACGTGCCCTGTGCTGCCTCCCACGGCCTTATCTCCTGGACCGGTATGTACAGTAGACTCCAAGGCAAGATCTTTCTTTTTCTTGTATGAAGGAGAAACAAATTGTAAATCCGGAGCCGGAGTTGGTAACGTCTGCACGATGTTTCTAAATGGAAGAACTTATCCGAGAGTCAATGACGTAAATCAAATCAATATAGCTAAGTATTCGAGGGCTAATAACGTAGATCCTGAATCTTCTTATCCTTTTTCTGAAGGTGGGTTTTTGACCTTGAATGCTTATATTATATACCTTGAAATGCTGTATGGTACTAAATACTTGGTTAATCCAGATACTTTCGGCTCAGGAATATCAAGTAATAGCGGAGTAGGTAATGATGTCAATTATCGCAAATATGGAGGAGTGAAATACCGTAAAAAAGGAGAAGAGTCGTGGTTGTATGGAGTATGGGCTACAAATGCTTCTATTATACATTATGGACCTGCTAAAAAAACTAATTTTTCTTACCTCATAAATTTAGACTATCCTAAAGAACAGTGCATGGAAAGCCAGATGGCGGCTTCTTTTGCATTTGAGACAGGAGTAGAGGAAGGATTAGAGTTTGATTTTTATGGAGGAAAATACTGGTATAAGAACGTCCAGGGAGCCAAGAGTATGGCTGAAGGTCATATGAATGTTATTGTGTTTAAGGAAATGACTGGTACCATATCAGCCTTAAACGAAAATGACGAACCGGCAGAATTTGATTTGGAAGTTATTTTAAGGATGTCTTTATACGATGGTATGAATCTGTCTGGAGACGTCTTTAGGTATTGTGGAGGAGGATACGAACAGGTAGGGACTTGTTTAAATGATCCTAATGTCACTCGAATAGGTAATACTATTGATATTTATATAGAGCCAGATCAAAAGAAATGGACATATGAGAAAAGGTCTACTATAAATAATGGTGAGGTTTTTAATTTTGAATCTAAATATAAAAAGATAGCAACTACCCAAAATTTAGGAGATAGTTATGCTTTACACCGTATTCCTTATACCGGATGGAAGGATAAAAAAGGGGGAAGTATCGGAACAGGAGAATGTTTTTATACATGGGACAATTGCTACTGGGCTTCGTCTGTCGGTATAAAGTCCAGAGTGGCTGCTCGTTTCGGCGGTTTTGCGTACGATGGCTATTGCTCGCCTCGTACTCTGTATGCGAATAACGACACTTCTATTACGAATCCCTACCATTGCGGCCTTGCCCAGTTGTTATTAGACGTCAGTCAACCGCAGGTTTGATGGGTGCAACCCATTGATGGCGCAGCCATCATAAGCGCAGCGCTAAGGCGCAGCCTTTTATACTATATCACGGCGCAGCCGTATCTTGTTAATATAATATTTTATAGCTACAAAACAAAAATTTAAAATATGTAATACAAATTGTTTTGTAGCTATAAAATATTATACATACATTTGCAATGTCATTAGACAACAGAGATAGTTAACATTATAAACAATAAAAATCTATTCAATGAAATCCGTTAGTCTGCTAACAAGTCTTACATTGGGATCTGACCTCTGAAATAGCAAATAACGGTTGAGAAAGAGGTTAAAAAGAATTGGCTGCTCGTTTCGGCGGTAATGCGAACAATGGCAATTGCTCGCCTCGTAATCTGAATGCGAATAAAATAAATCCGAATAATTTATTATTTTAATCGTAGTAATCATTATATTTGCCATGTGGATATAATAATTGATACATGAAAGTTATTAACGTTGTTGGGTATGAAGGTATATATGCAGTAAGTGATACTGGTATTATTTTCAATATTAAAAAAGGAACTGTAATGAAGACTTGTATTAATATATATGGTTACGAGGAGGTGACGCTTTCAAGTGCTAAGAGTGGAAAGAACAAAATGAGGGTGCATAGGATAGTATATGAGTCTTTTAATGGTAAGGTAAAAGATGATTTGGTAATAGATCATATAGACAATAATAAGTTAAATAATAATCTTAGTAATTTAAGAAAACTCACAAATAGAGAGAATATATGTAGGTCAAAGGTTTCAAAATACGGAAGGGGAGTGCATTACTTTGAGAAGATAAATAAATATGGTGCTTGCATTCAGATAAATAAGATACAATATCATTTAGGTGTGTTTTGTGATGTTGAAGATGCAAGAAATGCATACGACAAAGCTTTATCGGACTGGAACGATAATGGGATATTGCCTTATAAGAGAGATAGGACTGTAAAAAAATGTAATGCATGCAACGAGGTGAAATCTGTATCTGAATTTTATTACATAAAGGGTCATGGCTATCAGTATATGTGCAAAGAGTGTCAAAAAAAGTACGGAAAAGAATACAGGCTTAAAAAGAAAAAAAATGCGAATAATAACATAGAATACATTGATTGACTTCTTATTGTGATGGTGTGAATGAAAATTATTATCTTGCACCAAAAAAAAAGAAAGTCATGAATTGTAACACTTGTAAAGATGACAGACCTGATATTCTGAGATCTAATATCTGTATCGGGTCTGATCCGTGTAATGACTGTACGGACAATTGCGAAATTCTTCCAAAAGAATGCGATTGCCCGTATGGTCATTTAAGCGATCATTGCATTCATTATACAGGATGCAAGACATTCATATCCAAATTAACTCCAGGTATGCCTTATAATGAGGTTATGCATAATATAGAGCTGGTTTTTGAAAACATAGATAAGTTTTTGGATAGGATGGTTGAAGAAAATACGCTTCTAAAACAAAGGGTTGAACAACTTGAAAAACAGTTACAAAATGGAAAAGAGTGCACAAATTGGTAAGGACTTAAGTGGCAAACACGTATATGTTCCACATGTGGACGAGACGCCGGTGCCATGCCCGGACGGATACACCTGCACGAACTGCGTGTACTGCGCTGACGACATCAACGCTGGCTACTTTAGTCTGGCTCAAAAATCTGATCTTACGGCTTTAATCAATGCAATGATATGCCGTATGGAATATCAGGATAGGGAAATAGAATTTTTAAAACAAAAAATAAATATTTTAAGTAACAATGGCAATAACAGGTAACGGTTGTTTTGGCAGTCATGGTGGGTGCGAACGCCCACATCATTGCAATATTCCTTCTTCTAACATATTCTATGATGGAGAAACTATAGAAGAAGCTGGTTTGTATCATGGTATGCCTTTAGACAGAGCTTTGGCTAATTTAGCTAAATACGTTTCAAGGGCTATTAACGTAAGTGGATCTGTCAATACAGAAGTGTTTGACGGTACTTCTCATGTGGTTCTCAAAAAAGATCCGGCAGAAATTCTGCTTGTATCTTATTGCGGGGGTGTCGTGCCTTCTGATATGTATAAAGTCCAGGGTCGTACTGTTAGGTTCTGCCGGGATATGTGTCAACAGGATGAATTTGCTGAAGTGAGGGTCGTGTACCGAGAAGAGGCAAATAGTTCTTATGGGTTCCATTGTTAATTTAGGAGGATGAGAAATGGCAGAAAAATGCAAAGGATTTATATGTGGGGGTAATCTCGTTGATGGCTCTGTGCCTTCTGATAAGTTAGATAAAGAAACCATTATCGAGCTTATTAAAGAGATTCTGAAAGAGGAAATGCACGAATCTTGGCTTAAGGAAATAATAGAAACCATACTTAAGGAATCCATTGATTCGGATTGGCTTCGTGAGTTCTTTAAAGAGGTTCTTAAAAAATATGCTAAAGAGGAATGGTTTAAGGACATTATCTGCGGCTTAGGATGTGTAGGTGTACAAGAGATATTCGACGTTATTCCTACTGACATAACATTTGAAGCTACAGGAGGTACGGCTACGGTTCAGGTGGTTGTCGATGATGGAGTTGAATGGGAGTTGACACTTTAAATTAGGGAGGATAATTATGTCGAGAGAGAAAATATATAAGATGGATGATGGTTCTTGGCTTACCTCGGACAAGAAGGAAGGTGTCGGTCGTGATAAAATGAATTTCGATGCTCCATCTTGGAAAGGAAGGGAAGATAGGATCACTATCCGAATTGTGAAAAAATCCGATACTGAAAGTATGAAAGCTATTACTTTCAGGCAAAAAGGCATTAAAATCACAGAAGTTTCGGTTAGCAGGCTGGAGTTCCCTATATCTGGTGGAGATAAGCAGATCCTTATTACTACCAACGCCGCTTCGATCAATGCCCTTATTACGGGTGAGAAAGATATAAAGGGTGTCATAAAAGCATTTACCACCGCTTCCGGTCTTAATATTGACGTCAATGATATTAGGCTTGATTATGGTTTCCCTGGTGATCCGGGTCTTGAAGACACGTTCCAGGTTTCGATGATTGTTTCCATGCCTGGCAATGAGGATGGGAATGAAGTTAATGAGAACATAACTATAAATGGTGTACTGATTCCTATTTATCAGCCTGGAAAGGTCGTTCCTTACATTAAATTGGATAAGGAATTTGAACAAATTGAGGGTGATGAAACAAGCACGCAGTTAAGTATAGAAAGTAATATAAAAGATTATGTTATTGAAATAGTTGAATGCGAGTCTGTGGATAAGGAGGAAATTCACCTGGACAAGGATGTTGTTAATCTTGATTCCGATGGATCACCGGATGTAATCAACGTAAATACAAATCCCGAAAATTTAAGATGGAGGATCAGCGAATGAAAGTAGGTAATTGTTGGGCGAACATAGATAAGAAAGAAGGCAGTCTTAACAGTAAGGTTAATATTTACTTTGATGAAAATGATACTGGTGCCAACAGAAGTGTCAAGATAAGGGTGTCTTCCAGGGACGGTAGCGTATCTGAAGAATGTACGTTAGTTCATAAAAAAAAAGAACAGGTAGTTTATAGAAATAAAAGACAGTCAGCTCTTTTCACAAAAGAAGGATGTAATTCTGAGACAGAGAAAGGGGAAGAGCTTGAGTACGTTGTTGAGGCCGGAAAATACACATCTATCATATCTCAGTCTGATGCTGATGACAAGGCTATGAAAGACATTGAACAAAATGGTCAGAACTGGGTTAATGAGCATGGTCGTTGTATAACCATATTATGGTACAATGTCAAGAAATCAAAGTCGTTTAGAAAGAACGATTGCGATCCTGATACCGAAGAAGGAAGTTTGGTTACGATGACAATCGAAGCCGGGCAATTTTCTTCTACCATAAGCCAAGAAGATGCTGACCGTAAGGCTGAAGCTGAGTTGAACGCCAAAGGTCAAGACTATGCTAATTCTCATGGTACTTGCAATACCATAAAATGGTACAACGACAGGAAATCCAAAATGTTCCAAAAGACAGATTGTGAGGTAACTGAAGTTGGATCTATGGTAGAGTATGTTGTAGAAGCCGGCCGCTTCTCTTCTTCTGTTTCTAAGGAGGATGCTAATCAGAAGGCTTTGGATGCCTTGGAAGCTGAAGGTCCAGGTTATGCTAATGAGCATGGTACATGTGAAACAAATTTATGGTATAACGTAGAGAAGTCAAAAGTATTTTATAAAAATGACTGTGAAGATGGATTTATCGGAGCGCCTTACACTTACACAGTAGAAGCCGGTAAATACACATCAGACGTAAGTCAAGAAGATGCTGATAAGAAAGCTCTTGATGATATAGAGAAAAACGGTCAGGATCAGGCAAACCTGAATGGAGAATGCGTTACTGATCCAAACTATTTCGTTGGAAAGGCTTCGGCTCGTGTTCAGAAAAATGATTGCGATGCCGAATCTCAGACCGGAAGCTTCGTTGATTTGACTGAAAAGGATCTTGCCGGATATCCAGATGCTTTTGTGTCAAGAGAAAGCCAGGAAGCAGCTAACGCGTTGGCTGAAGCAGCTATGGAAGAACAGAAACAAGATCTTGCAAATAAGAAAGGTACTTGCATAGATAAAAACCAATTTGTTGGTGTATATAGCAAGGTATTCACAAAAGACAATTGTGAAGGAGAAGGCGTAGGTTCGCAGGTAACGGTAGACCAAGACGATGTAACTGGTGGTCCTTTTACTTCATACGAAAGCCAGGAGGCGGCTAACGCGCTCGCTCAGGCTGCCGTCGAGCAGCAGGGCCAGGCCATAGCCAACCGGGACGGCCATTGTACGTGGACTGGTAAATACAGTGAGGAATTTACCAAAAACGATTGCAATGAAGGCCAGGTGGGGTCTAAGATTACCGTAACCGAACAAGATGTTGTTGGTGCTCCTTTCACATCTACCGTAAGTCAAGCTGATGCTAATAACAAGGCTCAGGCTGCTGTTAAAGAGCAAGGTCAGGCTATTGCCAACAATAAAGGTAATTGTGAAGATATGACTGTATATACCGGTCATTACAGCAAGAGATTCGTTCCCGAATGCGAGGCTTGTCATAAAGGTGTAGAGATGGAGGTTACGGCTGAGATGGTAAATGGAAGCCCTGTTACATCAACAGAAAGCCAGGATGCAGCAGACGCAGAAGCTCGTAGGATTGTAGAAGAAGGCGGTCAGGCTTATGTTAATAAGAACGGAACTTGTACACCATTAAGCACCGATCCTGTATGGGAGGACGTAGAACCGGAAGAACTTAGATGTAATGAAGGTAAGTCTCAGAAAAAGCAACGTGATACCAACGAATGTTCTGAAACTCACAATCAAGAACGTTGGGTAGATGGCGGGAATAAGGTTTGTAGCTGGACCGGTCATTATACAGAAACGTTCCAGAAAAACGATTGTGAGATACCGGATTCAGGAACGGAAGTAGAAGTAAGTGAAGCTGATGTTGAAGGCAATCCTTTTATTTCTTTCGTAAGTCAAGAAGATGCTGATAATAAGGCCAAGGAAGCTGTTAAGGCTCAAGGACAGAATATTGCCAACCAAAAAGGCAAATGTAGGTTCGTAGGCGTATATAGCAAGGAATTTACGAAAGACAATTGCGGATCATGTCAGCATGGCGTTCCGATGAGCGTAACACAAGACATGGTAGGTGGACCGTTCTATTCCAATGAAAGTCAGGAAGAGGCAAATAGGTTGGCTCAGGAAGCCGTAGAAGCCCAGGGTCAGGCTTACGCTAACAAGAACGGAACATGTGAAACGGACAACACCGATCCTGTATGGGAAGATTCGGAACCGCTCGAAACCAAATGTGAAGGTGGTAAATCTTATAAAAAACAGGTTAATACCAACGAATGTTATGGTGGAGAAAACGAACGATGGGTAGAAGGCGGAGATAAAGTATGTACCTGGACCGGAACATATAGCAAGGAATTTACAAAACAGTGTGCTGACGGCGGTGTCGGATCTAAGGTTACCATAGATCAGGATGATGTAACCGGCGGTCCTTTTACGTCTACCGTAAGTCAGGAAGACGCAAATAGCAAGGCTCAGGCTGCCGTCGAACAGCAGGGTCAGGCTCTTGCTGACGCGCAGGGAACTTGTACTTGGACCGGTAAGGCAAGTAAGGTCTTCACCAGAAACAATTGCGGAAGCTGTCAGCATGGTTCGTCTGTTACCGTAACCCAGGACCAAGTAGGTGGTCCATTTACGTCCAATATCAGTCAAGCTGATGCTAATAAGAAGGCTCAAGATGCTGTAAATTCCCAAGGTCAGGCAGTAGCTAACAAAAACGGTGATTGCGTAGCTGATAGCACAACACCTTCTTGGTCTGATACCGGAAGCACCCGTTGCGACGGTTGTACGTCTCAGAAGCAACAACGTGACACCAATCCATGTTCTTCTTCTTACAACAACACAAGATGGGTTAATGGAGGTGGAGAATCTTGTACAGACTGGTCTTATTACGGAACAGGAGATTGCGTAGGTCATACTCAGTATGATGCTTATCGTGATAGTTGCTCTGGTAGCATAGATCGTCAATATTCTGTAAGTTGTAGGAATTGCTGTAATTGCGGATCTTACGGTTCTTGGCAAGAAAATGGATGTAAGAATGATCAAGTTAAATACGTTCGTTATGATGATTGTGGTAATGCCGACTACAAATACGAATATGAAGTTGGAAAATGCGGATATGCGCCATATGTCTTTGAGTTTGTAGATGGAACAACTGGTAAAGTATGGTCTGGATCAGGTGAAGCACAAACTATACAATATACTATTACAAGTACCAAAAGTGGATCGTATATTGGATATAGTGTGCAATCTAAGCCTGATTGGTGTTCTGTAGATTATAGAGACCAGACATCTACGAGTATGCTTGTTAAAATTACTATGACAGCTAACTCTTCCTCTTCTTCTCGTTCCGGTACTATTACTTTCGTCCAAAATGAATCAGGGAAAACTGTTAACGTTAACATTACACAGGCTGTTGCTGCCACTTATGAGTTTAGTGCCAACCAAAGCACTTGGAATGCCGATGCAAATGGAGGTACAAATAATTCATATTTATGTATCCAATTAAAGAGTAAGAAGAATGGAAGCAAGATAGGATACACTGTATCTTCTAAACCGAGTTGGGTTACAGAAGTTACAGAAAAACCATCAGGGGCATCCTGTCCTGTTTTGTCAGGTTATGATTATTCATTTATGATAATCTCGTCTGCAAACAGCTCTTCTTCTCCCAGAAGTGGTACTGTAACATTGAAGCAAAATGAATCTGGGAAGACTGTCAACATAACAGTCAACCAAGAGGGCAAGGCTGAGGTTAAGCCTGTACCGGCACATATTGTATTAAAAAACGGCTCTTGGGCTACATACAGAAGGGATAATGTTTCTTATAATCCTGGTGCCGGAAAGTGTATTGCCGGATTCGAATGGACTGGTGATGAAAATGGAAATATCCGAATCTACACCTGTGATATTAAGGTGGTGGATGCTGATTATCGTGAGATACCTGGAGCTACTATAAGTATTGGAACTACAACCCAGAGAAGACAATCCGGAAGCTCTTGTTCGTATTTCGGGGCCGTTAATGGAGGAATATTAGCCGGATATGTTCATTCTGGAGATGAGAATGGATATACTACATGGTATATACGAACTATAAACGTGTCTTACGAAGGCAAAGTGTATAATACCTCTACTGTTAGGCAGTACGAAAAACAAAATATCTCTAAGAAAGGTGGTGTTTTCAATGTATATAATGAATCTCCTGCTTCTTATAACTTTATAGTAGATGGAGCTGAGTGTGGAGATGAAAATGGTACTTTAAAATATGCTTATTCTCAAATAAATCTTAATCCAGCATAATCAACAAGGGAGAAGATTTAGTCCTCTTCCTTGAATGTTTTTTTTGGGTTATAATATTTTGTTTTAAATATTGTCTATTAGGATAAAAATGATTAATATTGCACATCATTCAATTTTAAATTTTTAGTATCATGGCTTGTAAAAAGAAAGCTCGTCAGGGTGGTGAAGTCGATAAGAAAGACAAACCTAAAATGCGCCAAGGCGGTAGTGTTGGAGGCAAGATGAAAAGAAAGAAGACGAGCACTAAAAAGTGATTGAAAACCAGGGGAAGGTGCTGATCGCCTTCCCCATTTTAGTAACATAACAACAATTTATCATGAGCAACAATTTTATTAGTAAAGGGCAAAGGAATGTCTGTGTGACGTTTGTGAAGTATTATCCTGTGTTGATGCAGGTTATTATGTTAGCCAGCATTTTTGATGAGTTTTATCCTTTTAGTATCACTAATTGGCTGTATCCGATATTAGGTCATTCTCTATCATGAGACCTATTTCTCTTGGCTTTTTCAAGAATGTTCAGGTTTTGTATATGGCATAGGTTATTGATCTATAGCATGATTTTTAATATCTGTGTAGAATGGGTTACGGTTAATATTGAGATGCCTATTGAACACAATATCGTAGTGTGGTCAGTTATGGCTGTTACTCTTCTGATAATCATTGCCTCTATTGTTTTAAGGTTTAAAACAGGATGTTTTGAAAATGAAAGAAATTCTGACAGAGACGCTGCGTAAAAGCGGTGCGGCGGTATGCGATAAGATAAAGGAGATGTTTTTAAGCGGGGAATGCGATCATCTTACAGCCAACGATCTTGAGACATGGACGCAGCTTGCTAATCCGGCTAAGTACTATACCGGAGAAGAGGCTGTTTCTTATCTTAATGTAACTTCTAAAAGATTTTATGAATATCGTAAGGCTAAGTTAGTTCCTGATCCGGTTAAGATAAAGGGATTCCCTAAACCTTTATATACGAAAGTCATGTTGGATGAGGCTATAAAAACCATATCCGGTATGAGTGAAAGAGATATTTATATGAGGATCTTGAATGCTAAATCAAGAGAATCAAGAGCAAAAGAAAGGAGGGGAGCATGATTACTAATGGTGAATTTGTATCAAGAGTCGTAAACGGTATTCATGCCCTTGACAAAGATTCGCATGTTAGTCGGAGATGGATATTGAATATCGGTAGAACTAAAGCCGAATCTTATACAGCACAGAGGTGGGATGACGGAACGTTACTTGGCGACCACCGGCTCCTAACTTACGTTACTTGCCTGGAGATGATTGAAGTTGATAAAATAGTTTGCTGCGATGCCGAATTTGCGTTATGTAATACGCTTATGCGGTCAAAGCATAAACTTCCAGGACTTCTTTATTCTGCCCTTAGACCGGCTATTACCAAGGTGACTAACGTAGATAACACCATATTTTTTAAGTTTGCTGAAATAAAGTCGTATCGTAATGAACAAAAAAGACCGTATGCTAAATACGTTAAAGAACGTCGTCCTTTTTATTATGTAGAAAACGACTATATTTATATACCGGATTTCCATATAGAGCTTATTAACGTAGAGTTCTTTACAACAAGAAGAAAGAAGGCGCTGGAGTTAATGGCCTGCGATCCTACACCTAAAGGGTGTGAGTCTGAATGGGAATACGAATTTATCTGCCCTATTAAGTTAATTGAGTACGTAGTGGCAGAGACGATAAAGGAAGTAGCATTCAGGCTACAGATTCCTGTCGATGAAAATCCGAATCTTGATTCCAATCAGAAAAGTCAAATTGTTCAGTGATTCTTTTTATTGGGCACCCGGCCATAGCTATGTAGCCACGACCGGGTGTTTTTTTGTACTATTTCAATGCAAGAACAGGGTTTCCCCATTTTCTTTTCCATTTATCTCCGAGGTAATTTATCAAGGAATTGTAGTCTTTAATAAAACCGTCATCAATAACAGAGGCTATGACGTTCTCTATGGCTATTATATCATTGAGCTCATCTTTACTGGCAGTATTCCTTATCCCATCTTCATGTTTATTAAAAACAATGAAATTAATAGCTTTAGCAACTCTTTTTATATTGTCTTTCAAGTCATTCTTGTTTGAAACTATTCTACTTATCGCGCTGCACATCCTGACGTATGCATCACCGGCTTCGTTCCGGTTTTCTATCAATCCATCGGTAAGCCATATAACCACCTCAGCGTAAATTTCTGGATCCATCTCTAATGCAATCATAACAAACAGATATGGATTTACATACCATTTTTGATCTACTCCTTTTCCTTTTTTGTAGGCAAGGTCTAATTTCCCAAGATCCATTACACTGCTGATATTCAATTTGTTATTATTGAGTAGAAGATTTCTTCTACTCAATAAAAGCTTATTTTCCAGCTTATTAACTAATTCAGTACACCTTTCTTTAAATGATTCAGTTTCTATTATATGACTCAATTGTTTTGGAGCCAAACCTAATTTTTCTCTTTTAGCAGACAAGGCTTTCATTGCGTCAGTTATACATATGTAACCATCTTTAGACATAACAGACACATTCATTCCTAACAAAACTCGATCTTTTGATTGTAAAACAACATTTGATTTCATAACTTTACTACGATTTTAATTTTGTAAAATATAAGTCTACCTGTCCGTGAGGATCGGTAGACTTTGCAAATATAGAATAGTATTTTGATGCAACAATACATTCTAATGTTAATTATCTGAAATGTATAATTTTAATTTTTGAATGATGAAAAGAACATCAATACAATCATCGTATTTTGCAGCCTACTACCATCGTCTTATGAAGAGAAAGAATGGTTTTAAGAAAGGCATGATAAGAGACAGAGGAGAGGTTTTAAGACTGTTGTCTATTATATGGAAAACCGTATCAGAACATTATGTGGAAGCTGATGCCGGTGTTTACGTAGACAACGTAGGATACTTATGCCATGTACTTATACCGGGGCAGCGCTTTGCCGTCAGGCGGGACCTGGACATCGTGAGCAGGCTCGGCACCAACGGCTACCTCTACAACCACCTGGCTATGGATTTCGCAGACTCCAAAAGATATTACCATTTTGTAATACAATATAGCTTAAAAAAGAAGTTAAGGGTTAAAATGAATAAAGGACGAAGATACCGATTTATGTACAATGAAATACTTGCCAAAAGAAGGGTGTTTAAAGACTTCCAGATTAAGAGAGTTTTCGAAGATAAAGAATTGGGACATAGAAGGTCGTAGAAAAAAAATAGCGATTACCATTTGTAGATATAGGATAATCACTATTTTTGCATATCCGTCTACTTTCGCAAGCTGACGGATATAATGCTAACAAAATATCTTTATACAAATAAAGCTCTATGGAGGCAAAGGTAAACAATTTTCAAAACAATGCGAAGGATAGTAACATTATTTTGACGTCAGAATCCAACGAAATGGATTTATCTGTAAAATTATCTAAAATTTTTAGCTATAATGGCCATAATGTTTCTTTTATAAAAACTTCTTATGGTATATTATTAAATGCCACACAGATGGCAAAAGCATTCAATAAGAAACCTGCCGAGTATCTAAGGTTGCCGTCTGTAAATCAATTAATTAAGTCAATGGTGGGATTTTCCCACATTTCTGAGAATCAGATAGTTACAACTATGCTTGGAAGTCCTGAAAATGGAGGAGGTACATGGATGTTTGAAGATCTCGCCATAGATTTTGCGAGATGGTTGGATACTGATTTTAGATTATGGTGTAACTCGAAGATAAAAGAATTTTTAACATCAAACTTGGTTTCTATTCCAAATTTTACTGATCCGGCAGAAGCAGCCGAAGAATGGGCTAAGCAGTATCGTAGAGCTCAGCAAGCGGAAGCTATTGCTTTGGCTGAACATAAAAGGGCGGAGCAAGAAAGAATGGAAAAAGAAATAGCTGTAAATACGTTAGAAGAAAAGAAAGGGGATATAGAGTTTTCTGAGTCATTTAAGAAGGTGGATCATGAAAACATGTGGCTAATCAGAGATGTGGCGAAGAAGCTTGAGCAGAATGGAATCATCATCGCAGAAAAGAATCTTCGTTTGTTTCTTGAGGAAGTCAAGTTTATGTTTAGAAATGGGCAGGGCAGATGGGAGTTATACAGTGATATTGTCAAAAATAAGTTTGGTGTGTATAGATCATATTTTGTAGATAAGTATTCTGGGGAAAGAGTTAATCAGCAAACCATCTACATGACTGGTGCCGGATATGAAGTCACACTTAAGGGGATAAAGGAAAAGTGTAGGAGCCTTTTCTTGAAGTACGGCAAGTTTGAAGATCCTAACTTTTGAAAACACAAAATAGGGCGTTATACATATTATTCATATCTTTGTGGAGGTCAGGTTCGTTTCCTGTCCTCCATTTTTTTTAAGAGATGACAGTCGAAAATTATATCATAGAGTTAAAATCGTCTTTAAGATCATTTGACAAGCGTGATCTGATAGATGAGGTATCCATCTACAAATGGGTAGAAATTGCCCTGAAGAAGTTTGGAGGCGATATTACTATGCGCAAAGAAGCGGTAGTGGATGTCAAGCGAGGGCAGGCTCGTATGCCTGGTGATTACTTTGATCTTATTCTGGCTTTTAAATGCGATTTTAAAGGATATGAGGTTCCGGAAGGTGACAAGGTGATATCAGAACTTCAAAATACAATAGCTTGGAAAGAACGTACCGAAAGAAGTTATAGGTGGTGTTCTTGCGATGAATGTTGTAAAGACGAATGCGAGAAAGTGATAGTTGAAAAATTTTATATCAATGTTCATGATCGCGATCATGAAGTTCGTTGCTATTATGACCGGCCGGTGATGTTAGGTCTTGCTAAGCCTATGCTTCGTGATTCTTGTTTGAGTAAATGCCGGAATAAGGTAATCAAGGATAGTCCGTATGAGATAAATATCGTAAACGGATTCCTGTATGCTAATTTCGATGGTCCTATTTACATGCAGTACCGGTCTCTTCCTTTTGACGGAGAATCTAACATAATCATACCAGACACGCCGCAGGGTCTGGTCCTGGATTATGTCGATAATTTTGTGAAGATGAGATTCTTTGAGGAACTGATGTATAATGGAGAAGCACAAGGAGCAGCCGATTTGTTCAAGTTGTATGCACAGCAAGATTTGGTTAAGCTGAAAAATGCTAAGACCGAACTTAAGATGATGGGTATGACATTGAAAGGCATGTACGAACCTCTTAGACGGCGCCGTGCTGAGTTTGAGATATATACTAAGGCGTATCCTGTAATCGATAATATACTTAAATTGGTATGACAGAAGTCGTTATATTCATATACTTGCTTGGTGTTATTGCGTCTATGATTGTTTGGTCAATCAGGCAATTTAAAGGAGATGCGAGTTTGGTAGAGACAATGTACTGCCCGATAGTATTTTTGTTGAGTTGGATATACGTATTCGAAATATTTAAAATGAGATAAAATGTTAGAAGTTAGTGCAAGCGAAATAGTAACCGCCGACAAAATGAGAGGCGTGGGGCCGGCAAACATCCTTTTCACAGCCGGACCGAATCCGGTAGCCGAAGATCGCCGTGGTGTAGCTAAGGTAACGGCTGGTGGAGAGAGTAAGAATGTTACAATCACACAAGCTGCCGGCGAGCAGGTTGTTGTAATTCCTGAGTTCGATTATCTTGTTCTTAGATACGGATGGGAATCGGAAGACGGTTCCGATTTTGATACTGCAACCGGTTTTACTAACACAGGCATATCAAATGTGGATAACAAGTACGTTGGATGGAGTAAGCAGTGGGCCACCACCCAACAACAGGTAGGTGATTACCTTGTTTATGGTGGTGATAACATGCAGTCCGGTCTTGAAGGGGCACTTATTAAGATGAAGACCTTGCTATCAGCGCCGGGCATGGACGAGTCAGAACCTAATATCAATGCTGATATCTATGGTAATTGGTATGGGAATAGAGGGCGAGGAAATGTCGTTGTGTCTTTTACAGCCTACCTTGGAGGAGAGATGGTTAAACAAGGATTTAACTTCATTAACGAAGGTGGTGAGGAGGTTTACTCTGACAGCATCACTACCAACGTTTCGGCTCATGGTGAAACCAATTACCAAAATATAAAAGGTTTGTACACTAAGATGGGTACGATGGTTTATAATAAGGAAAAGCGTGATTGTGTTATTGTTATAGGTTAAGACATGGAAAGCCTTTGGAATAAATACAATAAGATCAAGGAGGTGTTTTACCGAGATTTCGTTTACGATTCCAGTTACACAGAGCAGGCCTCGTGCATCCCACTGTCGTCGGTGAAGGACGGGGTAGGCTGGGTCGGCGACGGAACCATTAACCTGGCTCAGTATCTCCAGTTCCTATACACGGAAATAATTCTTGGCAATAAGACAGAAGATGATGTTCGTAATGCCATACTGGTACTTACTCGCCTTGCCGATACTACTTATGATCTATTTTTTAATAGTAACAAAGGTATTTATTTCAAATTCGAAAAAGGATTTTTCTTAAGAGACGATATCCATAGCGAAGATGCCGATAAGTTCGGTCTTACTAAGATAAGTTCTGGATATACTAATGGTATAGAGTTAAAAGACGAAGATCCATGTTTCTCCCCATTTACTTCACAAGATCAGATCTGGAATCTGGCTCCGATATTAGCTTTCTTATCAGAAAAAGGATTTGAAGAAGCCGGGCAAGCAGGATACGATATTTTTGAGTACGTTATTAGAAACAGACACAAGATATACAATCCTTATTACAGCGCCTTGCTTCATCATTGGACATTTCTTCCTGATATGGACACCGATAAGGTTAAGCCGTGGGATAGGGTTAGTAATCGTAACAAGAATCTTAAATACAAAGTTAAGGTTAAGAGAGGAGCTAATAACTGGTATTTTTCTGGAGGGTTCAGATGGGCTTTTAAGAAGTTCGGAGGCGAGTGCAGTACATTCTGGCATTGCCTATGGTATAAACCATTTATATTTTTAGCAGATAGAGTATATCATCCATATGTATGTAAATGGTTTGGCATTAAAGTCAAAAATAATTCTTACTATTGTCTTGGATCCACAAATGAAAAATCATGGTACGGTCCTGGATTTAATAAGAGGCTGGTTAAGTTCTTTAATAAGTCTTTGGAAGGATCGGAGTTATTTATGCCTCATCTTGTCTTCTTGCAAGAAGCCGAATGCGTTGAAGGAGATAAACTCAGGGCCTTTTTAGATAAATGGGAATGGGATGGTGTTAATTCACCTATTGAGTTTTTGATATTGTGTAACTGGTACAAAATTAAATTCGGAAAATGAAAATCTATTACAATTCTAAGATAGCTAAGTTATTTACGTTCATTGACGGCTACAAAACAATTATGTTATTTGGAGCCGTATTTACCGAACGTGATAGTATATCATTGAGAACCGAATATCATGAGGAGGCGCATTGTAATCAGTATCATACGTTATTTTATTTTGGTATGTTTATATCATTGCTTACAATAGGATTGTGTCTCTTATTCGGTAATGCAGGATGGTGGATGTTATGGCTGTCCCTTATTCCAATATTTTTATACTATACATGGTATTTAATTGAGTACCTGATTAGGTTGTGCATATATCGCGATCATGATAAGGCATATCATAATATCGTATTCGAAAGAGAGGCTTTCGACTTAGAAAAGTATTGGAATAAGCATGATGTTTTGAGGAAGGAGTCGGAAGGGTTTAGTTTCCTCGGTTATTATAGGAAGGAGTATCATTATGAGTAGGAGAAGATATTTTGAGGAACAGAGATCTGGTAATGGAGCTATTTATCATTGTGTGGAAACAGAAATCGAGCCTGGAGATAGAATCAGATTATTTAATTTAATGAATAAAATCAAATCCGATACAATTAGCCAGGATAAGATAAATAGTGTACTGAATCAGCTTAGAGAAGGAACAGCCTTTAATATTCATACTCAGAGTCCAGTTTCTTTTTCGTTTTCAAGCACCTCTACCGGTTACGAACCAATGGCAATATGGATTAGATTTGACCATTATCCTGCTCCAAGTGAACAACAGGGTATTATATACAAGTTTCAGATAAATGATCAGAGGTACGTTTTTATGTTTTCTAATAGATACGATGGAATGAGAGATCTTATTAATAATGCAGATGAAGATGTTGATTGTGTTACTTCTGCAACAGAGAGTAGTATATATCACAATGATTCTTTTTATATATTTGTGTAAATTATGAGGAGGAGATTCGAATATAAAGACAGGGAGCTTGAAGACTTTCTTATAAGGTTTTATCCGGCTGGCAATTACACATGGATAGTTCCTGAAGGCTGTTTTTCCGTAGACGTCTTTTTAGTTGGTGGAGGTGGTAGTGGCAGCTCTGCCGGCGGTGGAGGTGGTTATACCAAGACCTTCAAATCTGATAACAAAGGCTGGAAAGACGGAGAAGCTATTGCTGTAAAACCTGGTCAATCTATTTCTATAACAGTAGGAAAAGGAGGAGCAAAGGTTTATCAAGCCGAACAAAATTCTCCTGGTAAGGATGGTGGTTATTCTCAATTCATGAGTTCGTCTTATAGAGCAAATGGAGGAAAGGGAGCTAATAAGTGGAAGGGAGGAGATGGTGGTAGTGCCGGCAGTTCGTCATATACGCAAGATGGTGCTTCGGATGGTGGAGACACCAATGGAGAAGAGTATGGAGTAATCAAAGGTCAAGGTCATACTACCAGAGATTTTGGAGAATCCGGCGGTAAAAGAAATGCCGGTGGCGGAAGTGGAGAAACTAACACTGGGGTAGTATTCCAAGGAGGAATATCTGATTACAGTGAAGGATCTGGCACAGGGGGATCAACAAACGGATCTGGTAAAGGAGGAGGAGGTTATGGCGGCGGAGGAGGCGGCGTCAGATACTCTATGGTTTATGCCGGAGCCGGCGGTGATGGTACTGTGTTAATTAGGGGTAGAAGATATAAATCGTAAGTAGATGTTATGAGACGAAGATTTGAAAATGTTAATATGGCTATGGGTAATTGTTTCTCTCCTGTAATGGAAGGGAGTCAATTTAAATGGAATAATATTGTAGGGTGATTATATACAACTTTACACCACAAATATAGGAAATTGTTTTTTTATATATAAATAATAATTCCTATATTTGTGTCATGAGATTAGTTGAACAACATATAATCAAACAAAGTTCAATATATTACAATGAGCTTCAAGACCTATTGCATAAGTGTAAAAACTTATACAATAAAGGGTTGTATGTTGTTAGACAACACTACTTTCAATACAAGAATGATAATACTGTAAAGTATAAATACCTCAACTATTATTCTCTCGAAAGAGTGTTGAAAACAGAAAATGATGTTGACTATCGTGCTTTACCAGCACCGGTTGCTCAACAGGTGTTGATGATGGTTGATAGGAACTTTAAATCTTTCTTCAATCTCTTTAATAAAAAGAATAGAGGTGAGTATTCCGAATTTGTTAGAATGCCTAAGTATCTTAACAAAGACGGTTTGTTTCCTGCTGTTTTTACGACCGCATCTTTTTCTCAAAAATGGATAAAACAAGGTATTGTTAAGTTACCTAAACAGTTTTCCTTTACCACAAGAACCAATAAACAAAATATTCAACAACTTAGATTCGTTCCTAAGAATGGATATATTGTTCTTGAAATAGTTTACAATAAGAAGGAAAAAGATCTTATGTCCGATAATGGGAACTATCTTGGTATCGACATAGGATTAGATAATTTAGCATCTTGTGTTTCAAACAACGGTTCTTGTTTTATCATCAATGGTAGACCACTAAAGTCTATCAACCAATATTATAATAAAAGATTAGCATTCTTAAAATCTAAATTAAAAGATAATAAACATACTTCAAAACAAATTAGGTCATTAACTAACAAAAGGAATAATAAGATCAAAGATTATCTTCACAAGGCAAGTAGGATATTGGTTAATCACGTAGTTTCCAATGGTATTAATACGATCATAATCGGTCATAACAAATGCTGGAAACAAGAGATCAATATCGGAAAACGAAATAATCAGAACTTTGTATCTATTCCTTTTAATGTATTTATCTCAATGATATCTTATAAAGCAACATTAGAAGGTATTAATGTTAAGATTGTTGAAGAATCTTATACTTCAAAATGTAGCTTTTTGGATAATGAACGGATTTGTAAACATGAATCTTACAAAGGAAGAAGGACCAAACGAGGATTGTTTAAAACCTCGTTTGGTAGGACTATTAATGCTGATATCAATGGTGCTTTTAACATCATTAGAAAATCAGAAAAAGAATCCTTTGATGTAACGATGTTACCAGAAGGTAGAGGGTTTTGGTGGAACCCAGTACGTATTTCTGTATAAATATATACTATTTTACATTTCTGGTGTAAAGTGGTATATAATCACCTAATCACCTTTCTTTTCTTCACCTACTTTAGAAATCCATGATTAAATCTCTTTTGCTATCTTTGTGACAAACAGTTATAAAATGGCAGCAGAAGATAACAGAAACATAGCGGTTCCTCAAACAGGTATGAACCGAGATCTGCATCCGTCGAGTCTTACGGATCAGCATTATACGTTTGCCTTGAATGCCAACATCGAATCCGAGGATGGTAATGTTGGGATGAGATCTAACGAGCACAGTAATCTTAAATGCATTGATTTCGATGGGTTTAAGGTTATTGGTTACAAGAATGATCTTACTTCGGGCAATATCTATTTTTTTATAACAAATCCTGAAACAGGCGTATCTAAGATAACTTATTTCAAGCCTGAATCCGATACAAGTATCTTATCCGATTCCGATATAGAGTCTATGGTAGAAGGATCGGAGTCGTTGTGTTCTGGCATGAAGACCTTGCTGGAAGACAACGAGCAAGATCCGTGCCTTAAGTTCTCTATCTATCATCCTATAAAAACCATAGAAATAAAGACAGAGAAATGTGGGAAATGTATTTACTGGACTGACGATTATAATCCTCCCAGGTATGTTATTGTAGACAAGGCTCTGACGGCGGATGATGAAGGAGATATTTGGTATCATTATCATGGGTATAAGATATGCGATAAAGAATATGATAGAGACAAATTCATGCAGGAGAATGGTTGTTTTCTGGCATGTGAGAAACTTAGGGTGTTTCCGCTACTGGACCAGCCATGCGTAGAGCCGGTACAGATAGAGTACGGGGGCAGCCTACGTGCGGGCGTGTATCAGTTTGCTGTGGCCTTGTGCGATGAATTTGGTAACGAGAAAACTAACTATACTTCATTGACTAACCCTGTTCATGTATTTGATGAGCAATATATTAGGATAAATGATGGTAAATGGGGAGAAAGAACTAATCTTGGTATAAGACTTAAGGTGTCTAATCTGGATAGGCAAGTCAGCCATTACAAGGTGGCTGTTATTCAGAATACTGTAGGATACAATGGCGAAACACAACCTGTAGTGGATTATTTTATAGAAGGTATTCATCCTATTACAGAGAAGACCATATACTATTATTCTGATCTTAATAATAAGAGGACAACATTTGAACATATTTCTTTAAAAAGAGCCATATATAATACATCAAGAGGAATAGTGTCAGTCGGAAACCGTCTTCTTCAATATGGTCTTACGGCAGAAAAAGAATGGAATTTACAGCCTGTAGTTTCCCTCATGGGTCATTTCTTGAAATGGCAGGCGTCTGTAGCCCACGAAGATTTATATAAGGATGGTAATGCTTGTTCGTTGTATGTGGGATATATGAGGAATGAAGTGTATCCGTTTTCTATCTCGTTTAAGACATCTACTGGTTATAAAACTCCAGCATTCGTTCTTGTTCCCCCACCTTCTGATAAGGCAAGAGAGGAAATGAACAAAGACAGTATCCCATACCAGTCTATAAACGCATATGCTCCGGATTGCTCAGGTGTTGATAGGAAATATGTATGGCAGTATAGCAATACGGCAGGAGATGGGGTATTGATTGACGACGATGCGGTTGTTATAGATGAAGAACAGAAAGAGTGTAACAACCCGGCTACTGTAGGTCAAACTGTTATAGTGGAAAGCAATTTCGCTACTTTTAAAGGGAAATCAAGATTTATTATCGATTATGATGATATTGTAGGAACCCCTATAAATTATTTGTCTGAAAATATAGGTCTTGTAGCTTGTAACAATAAGGAGAATGGAGACAATGAAAGACAGATATGCGATATAGCTACCAAATACAGAGAAGACGGAACACAGGATTATATGGAACCAATTGATCATATTGGGTTGCCAGAAATGGAAGGAGACTGCGAAGTTCCCCATCGTCAAGAATCTATATTGTCTGCTCCAGTTCCACTAATAACAGGCCTTGTAGAAGATTATATCTATAAGGTTCTTAGCGAAATGGAACACGTCTCTACAGATTATCTATATACCACAGGAGGAGAAAATCAGAATAAGTATTCTGTGTTGTTTAATTACGAGACAATGGATTCTTTATCTGAATGGATGGAGGAAGCATTTTTTGGGTATAGCGCTGGCAGCATATCAGGTGATGGCAATCAACACCTTTGTTCTGAGTTTTATCCATACTTACAACCTGGATCTGTTTTAAAAACCGTGTCTGATGCTATATACGTATTAGATACCATGCCTTGTACATGCGGATGTTATATTGAGAGTTATTGCTCTGATCCTACTGTGTCAAGAACTGATTATAACAACTTTCAAAATTATAATTATCTTCTTGGAAGTTATATTCTTCATATAGATGGATGGAGCCAAAAGATAAATGATGTAGGAGATTGGCGAGCCGGTAGATCTACCAGTACAGTCATAAATAATCAGTATAGATCAAAGAACGGACCCAGGTATTGTATTGAGCAATTTTGGCCTGAAGCTTCTGAGAAGTTGCAAGATATGATATATAAAAATTCGGATACCGGTATAGATGAAACTGATTGGAAATTTGAAGGGTATGTAAACAATGCTACATTTAATAATCCTACAGGGGATAAGCTTAATATTGGATTCGCATCTGAATTTGTGGTATGGAAGTTTGTCAGAAATGTAATGACAAATGCAAGATTTATTAAGATTAATAGACCAGAAGAGTGGGACATAGAAGGTTATAAAGATGAGAACAAAGTTCTTTATCTTGAAGCTCTTGGAAAGGTAGATGGCATAATGGATGCTGTGTCTACCAATTACGTTCGTGTTTCTTTTTGGAAGGATGTTGAAACATGGTCCCCTCTTGGAATAGTACCAGTTGAATTTGATAGACCTGAGTATGAATCATCTCATTCTGTTATTATTAACATAGCAAAACCAGCTTTCGGAGAAATAAATGAAGAGTTTTTTGATTCTATAGGTCAAAATTATTTTTATGTTACAATAGAATCTCCTATTGTAGCAGTTCCTTGGATAATGACGTTTAGACAAATTCAATTTTGTTCTTATAAAAATTATGATACCCCAGAAGAAGAGGAAGAAGAAGGAAAGAAGCCTTCCCGTGCTATTCTTGGAGTCGCTTTTGCTACAGGTAAAACCATATATCCTTATATTTTTGGTGTAAGAGAAAAAGAAATAAATAAGGTTGATTTGTCTGTTGATTCAATAACATTAAGATCGACGGTAGTATTTGCATCTAAATGTCAGACATGTGGAGATAGGCCTATTAATTGCAAGCCTCGTCCTTATAAATACGGGGATTTTGCATATTGGGAATCATCTGAGAAATATCCTGCTAATTTTGAACTTTATGATAGTAGTAGGATGAAAATAGACACAGGTAGATCTTATGATGATCCAAAAAAAACAGAAGCTTATTCTAATATTATGAATAAGTTAACAGAATATTATGGTGCTCCTTTGTCAGACAAAAATGGATTATCTTATTTCAAGGGTCATTCTTATGGAGGGGTAGATACTTCTACCGTATTTTGCCAGCAACCTATACGTCATTACCGGTTTCCAGATAATAAGCATATACCATTCATGAACAGTGATGAACGTGGATATGACATAGCTTCTGAAATATATCCGGTAGGTATTATGGTGGATGAGAACACCATACAAGTATTTTTGGATTTTGCGGTGGATTCTGGTTTGATTACGCAACAACAAAGAGATACGATTGTAGGATATGAACTGTATCGTGGAGATAGGAGGCTAAATAGGTCGGTTGTGGCTTCAGGATTGGCCTACGATATGCTTAGATACATAGGAGACGATGGTAATGTAAATATCTATCCTAATTACCCATATAATGACCTATCACAAGATCAATATAATTATACGTCTGGCAAAAGAGACGAGTTTATATCCCATCCTTTCGACAAAGGAGGAAACGTGTGGTATTCATTCTGTTCTCCTGATATTTATTTTAACAAGCCCGAACTTCCAAATGAAGTATGTATAGACGGGTTCCAAAGAGGAATGTCTGTAGGCAGTTTCGTACCTGTAGAAGATCATCCAAAATGGACTATCTTAGGTCCTGCCGCTTATACGATGGCTGCGTCACTTGCCGCAGTTGAATCAAGTGCCACAATAGCCGCTATGATAGCAGAAGAGCTTCAGATAAGGGCTCAGTCTGGATACATAGGAGGGTCGGCTGGTCTTACCGGAGGAGGATTCCTAACGAATTTAAGTGTGGCCATGCTGTTTTCTTCAATGGTGTCAACCATCAGTCAAACTCTTGCTAAGGGCCCGATATTGTACGGTAAGTACCGTTATGATTGGCTTAATACGTTTATAAACAATGGACCAAGACGTAATCATGCATGGTATTATACTTCTGTAGGATTATATAATTCAATGATAGGTATAACGGACCAGGATAAGTATGAACGAAATTTTGCTCGTGGTTTATCTTCTGTTAAGTACATGAAGTCCGGTGTATATCCTATGATGGATGCCAGTATGTCATCTAAATGGGGAACCGGTAAAAACGATAATGAGGGACGATTCTTATTTGTTAATAATATAGATCGTGAATCTTCGTTATTTTTATCATTTGGTGATCCAGGTGAAAAAGGAGATGGTAAATCGAAATATTTATTGGAATATCCGAACTATGTCTGCAACTACGACAGTAGCCGTATAGATGATTTGGTTATTGCTGGAAGAGATGTTGTAGCAGGAAGAACATTCGAGCAATCCAAATCAGTTTCATACATCTGTTCTCCGTATATGAGGCTTATGCGATATAGGCCGGATCAATATGGTCAAATAGAAGATATAAAATGGATTTCCATAGGTGGATGTGGGTTTTTCACTAATGAAAAGAAACTGATGTTCGGTGGTGATACGGTGATAACCAGATTTTCATTAAAGAGAAAATTTCCTGTTTTTTATAATAGTGCTTTTGGTATTGGAGATATGATACCTTTCCCTTACATGGATTATAGAAATGTAGGATATCCAAGATATTTTGTTAATTATGATACAGGGGAAGATGCGCTTGAAACCACGGATAACGAACGTTTCAATAGTTGGACATCTTCTAATAAAGGAAGATATGCTTTTTACCCAAATAGGAAGAGCTTGTATGAATTGAACGGTGACACCTCCGGTAAGTATGTAGATGGCAGATTTTATACATGGTTCTATGGTATTCCTCAGTTCCTTGTAGAGTCTGAAATAAATTGTAATTTCAGATTAGAGGGCCCTCAGCCTCATGAATTATTCTATCCAAAAGTAGGAGATTTTGTTTGGTGGACACAAGAAAAGAATGTATCTATCCATAGGGACAATGATTACAAGATAAGTCCTATCTATTCATCAAGAATGACATTGACACCTAATATATTGCCGGCAACATACGAACGTAGTTTTTATGACTGTGCTTACCAGCGACCTAATGGTGTTATATGGAGTAGGGCTGACGTATCTGAAAACAGTCAAACAGATCCGTGGCTAACGTACAAGCCTATGGACTATCATGAGTTCCCAACCAGCAACGGGAAGCTTATTCACATGAAGCGTATTGAATCCGATCAGATTCTTGTCAGGTTCGAGGACCAGGTTTCACTCCATAACGCCATAGACGTAATCAAGGAGCGTACCTCCCCAGGGCAGGCCGAGATGGGCACCGGCGGTCTGTTTGCGTCCCGGCCTCTGGAGTACAACACGACCGATCTTGGTTATTCTGGAACCCAGAGCACTGAAATAATTAGTTCAGAGTTTGGTCACTTCTGGGTAGATACTAAAAGAGCACAGGTGTTTATGACCGATCCGAACGGACGTAATCTCAAGGAACTTAGTGTAGGTATCAGACATTGGCTCAAGCGTCATCTTCCGTTTAAGATTCTTAGATACGGAATAACCAACATCTTAACCGGCACAGAGATGACAGAAGAAGATACAGACAATAAATTTATCGGTCTTGGTCTGTCTCTTGGATGGGATAACAGGTATAAGAGAGTACTTATCACGAAAAAAGATTATATACCTGTTAAGAACCCGGCATATTACAAATATGATGGTGGAAGGTTCTTGTACAATGAAACAGAGGTGTTATCAAACGATAAGGAAATATCTTTAAAAGACGAACAGTATTTTAAAGACGTGTCGTTCACTATCGGATATTCGTGTCTGAAGCAAGAATGGATTTCTTATTATTCGTTCTGTCCTGACTATTATATAGAACAGCAACAATATTTTCAGACAGGAATAAACTTCCCGACATCAGACGAAGAAGGCGGCTTATGGAGTCATTTGCTGACGAATAAGAGCTTCCAGACATTCTACGGAGCAACATATCCATTTATATTAGAAGTGCCGATAAAAGAGAAATATAATGGCTCTACGCTGGCTTCTGTAGAATACGAGCTTGATGCAAGGAAATACGTCGATGATGTGAATTACACTCTTGACAGGAAAGTAGGTTTAGATACGATAACTATCTACAACGACACAAACAACTCAGGTGAAATTCATCTTGTTCCAGAAGAAAAGAATAATTTAGCGCAACGTATATCGTATCCGAAAATCGTAGGCGACTATACTGAGGTCCTGGATACTGAGGTATATAGAAGACATAAGTTAAATGACTTCTTCAACAGGGTTGACGATGACCGGTCAGAGACCCCTATTTGGATCAAGGACGATAACGATATAAATAAGTCAGTTAATCCTGATGCTCTTAATTTCAGACGGTCATGGCTGGACAGGTTAAGAGGAAGTTGGATGCTGATGAGGATAAAGAAAGTAATTAGCAACCGGAAGATTATATTCCAGTGGTTGATTTCTGAAGATAAGATTAAGAATAGATAAATTACAATATTTAATAAGTTGAAAATAAGTAGTTTTTATTTTGTGATTTAATAATAGTTGAATATGTTTGTAGCGCCTATTGATCCATCTCGGACAGATAGGCGCTTATTTATGACAATTTAACCAATAAAACCACCATGCTTTAGTAGGTGGATGAATTGGGTTGATTAATTTTGAATCAAAATTACAAATAAAAAAATGATTTCATACAAATACAACATCTATCATTCAAAGAAAACGAAGTATCTTGACAAGATGTTTCGTGAATGTTGTTTTGTGTGGAATCATGCTTTAGCTCTACAACGTAGATATTATAGACTGTTTGGGAAATACATACCAGTTGGTAAGATGCAAAAACATTTCTCTAAAAGAATTAATAGAAATCTTCTTCATTCCCAAACAGTACAAGAAATCCTTCAGAGATTAGACTCAGCATACAATCGTTTCTTCAAAAAGTTAGCCAAACGACCTCCTAAGTTTAAGGGAGCTGATTGTTTTAACTCCTTTGTTTTTAAGCAAGGAGGGTTTACCCTAAATGGTAATAGTCTAACAATTAACAAAGGAAAGAAACGATTTAGATTTTCATACAGTAGAGTCTACAAAGGTAATGTTAAACAAATTAGAATAGTTAGAGAAACCTGTTCCCGTTTTAGTTTGATTATAGTTACAGATCATAATCCTTCAAACTCTTATAGAAAGACACATGATGGTGCATCTATAGGATTGGATTTTGGTCTGAAAACTTATCTAACTAAAAGTGATGGTAGCAAAATCGATTCTCCATTATTCTTCAAACGATATCAAAACAAGATTAGAAAACTAAACAAACGGTTTTCTAATGCAAAGAAAGGATCCAATAATAGGAGAAGGAGACTGTTTGAACTACAACAAGCGTATCGTAAAATAAACGATCTTCGATCGGATTTTCAATGGGGATTAGCTCATCAGTTATGCAAACAGTATGATTATATTTTTATTGAAGATCTAAACATTGAAGGAATGAAACGTTTGTGGGGAAAGAAGGTTTCTGATCTTAGTCATTCTTCTTTTATTGATAAACTTACGTATGTTGCCTCAAAGTATGGAGTAACGATACACAAGATTGACAAATGGTATCCTTCTTCCAAAACTTGCGAATGTGGCTGCATTAATAAAGGACTGTCGTTACGCGACCGCACGTGGGTATGCCCGTCGTGCGGCGCAGTCAACGACCGTGATGTTCTTGCAGCCCGTAATATACTTCGGAAGGGCATTTCCGAATTGGAGAGCAAGAGTAATTCCAGCGATAGTAATATCGGGGTTTCTTGCGTTGGTATCCAAGAATCCCATTCGCTTTAGCGATGGGAGTATGTCAAAGAGGATCTAATATCTTGAACATAGCTGGCTGGTCAGAATCTATCTTCGATGTTATTAACAGCAAGTTCTGTGGATATAAGAATATGATTGAAGAAATTAAGAAAATAAAAATATAATCATTGATTTTGCTTCAATAGTAAACAAGTTTTAGCTTTAAAGGTATAGCCGAAGAAGTACGTGAGTATATCTTCGGCTTTTTTGTTTATCTTTGTTGAAAAACAGTTTGTTATGAAACAAGTATTATATAAAAATGACATATACCCCTATAATGTAAGGGTATTGCTTGGGGCAGATGAAGAGTATATAGTTAAGACGTTCGCCAACCTGGAAGTAGAAGATCAGAGCTGGGAGGGGTGGACTGATGATTATGGTGGCAGAACTATTTTCGTAGGAAACCGAACCAATCACAGGAAAGAAATATGTTTCTTGTTTCATTCACTGTCTAATATGGATGTTAGAACCATAGGACACGAATGTCTGCACGGTCTTTCCCTTTATTGTAAGTATCTTAATATTAACTACAGTTTTGACGCCGGAGAAGATGAGCACGCTGCCTATCTAATGGGATGGTTGGTTGACAAGGTTTGTGATGCTTACCACAAATTTAAGAAGGAGGAAGAAAAATGAAAGAAAAAGAATTTGATTTTGTGATATATCCACTAAAGTTGATTATCACCATAGGGTTAGATTACAAAACATTGTGTGATCGTTTTGAGAATGCAGAATTGGATCATGAAGGAGAATGGGGAGATGAAGGCGATTTAGATTCAGAAGTCTCTTTTATGAATCTTGTTCGTGATAAGGGAGATGATAGAGCTTTTAAGTTATTATGGAATTTTCAAAGTGAGAATGATATGACTATACAAAACATATGTCATGAATCATTTCATGCAGCTATGTCGGTATGCCAATATTGTAATATGTCTCTTGGCTTTAAGGTGGGAGAAGATGAACACGCAGCTTACATAGCCGGATTTGTTGGTAATTGCGCAGGTGAAATGTTTGGATTCTTAGAGGAAGAAAAAGATGGCAAAGAAAAATAAAAATTATGTAAAGGACAAACAACCAAAAACATTATGGAATAAAATTGGTCCGTTTGTAAAGCTTAGAGAATATCTGGCATCTAATATAACACCTGATGTGTATGCTAACGAAAGAGGATTGAAAACCAAAATAATGGAATTTTTTGGTCAAGATGTTCCGAAAGCCAATGTAGATGATTTTAGTCAGAATCTTTGGTTTAGATTCTTAAACCAACCAAATAACCTGAAAGAGGAAAACGGGATTGTTAGAATACCAGACAATATCAAATCCATTATATCTGACAGGATAAATGGTGGGTGGGAGAAAATGGCTAAAAAATATGGAAGGGAGCTTTATTCCTTAGATAATAAGATAATTGATGGAAGAGTTGCAGGCAAGGACGTATCTGATTTGGAGGAGTTAAGGAATGTAACAAGTAGGAAACTTGGAATGGTAGAAGAGGGTATAGATCTCTTAAAAAAAGCCAGAACTGGGGAACATCAGGTATTTAACGAATATAATTTTATACCGGATGCTTACGGAGATTTAAATGATTTATCAGGCTTATCAAGTTTTACCATGTACCGTGATGATAGAGGTAGGATGGTTGTGAAAGATAAGTACGATTTTTATAGAGATGACCAACCTTTTGGTGTTGGGGTTGTTACTAAGACTCTTGATACAATAGGATATCCTTTTGAAATAAGGGATTATGTAGAAGATAAAATCCCATACGAAGAGAGTGATCCAAACAAGATCATGCTTAGATCTATTATTGATTCAAAGAATGATTTGGATAAAAGGATGGAGATAAGATCCAAAAAACAAGGAGGGGATTCTTCTAAGCCGGAAATAGATTGGGATTTATTCAAATCAAAATATGAAAATATGAAGCGCGTGGGCAAGGGTACGCACCGCACTATGGACGTAGATGGAATGAATATGATCTATGATGCTTTATATGATAAAGGTTTCAATCAACGCCAGATAGAAGCCGTACTTGGAAATATTATTGAAGAATCTGGTGGTAATCCCTATGCCGTATCTGATTATGGAGGGTTTAAGGGACTTTTCCAAGAATCTGATAAAAGATATCCACCCAAAGAGTTTGAGAAAGATAAAGAGCGATTTAAGGGGAATAAGCGTGGATATATCAATTACATGATAGACAGATTTTATGATCATGTTCAAGATGCTGGGATGTATAGTATAAAGGATACTAAATACAATAAAGCCATTCATGCAGTAAGCGAATTTATGTCAGAAGATCCAGATACGGATTATTCGTATCCACTTGTGTATGCTTTTGAAGCTCCATCAGATAAAGAAGGAACTTATGAAAATAGAAAGAGCGTATCAAATTTGATAAGCCAATCTTATGTTTTGGATAATGTTGATAAAAAGGATAATGATAATACTATTGTTGATGCTATTCTTGGAATAAAAAATGATCTTGAGCTACAAGACTCTATTTCCACTACAAGAGGTGAAGCCTTTAAAGAAGCCAGGAAAAGAGGTCTTAAGGAATTTACATGGAATGGAAAGAGATACAATACCAACATGAAGAAGGAAGGTGGCGTAGTTGGCAAGCAGCGTGAAGCATATGAATACTTTACTAATAAGCGCGGCATGTCCAAGATACAGGCGCTTGCTATCATAGGTAATCTCATGGCTGAATCCGGCCTTAAAGATGACATATACGGAGACAACAAAACATCATACGGCATACAGCAATGGCATAATGAGCGCATGGATAAATTGTTCAAGCATGCTAAAAAGAAAGGTCATTCTACACCAACATTCAAAGACCAACTTGAGTTCTTGGCTGACGAATACGAAGGAAAGACCGGATATTCTAATTTCTTATACACAAGAAAAGGAAAAGAAGGACCAGGGTATTACAACTACAGCCGGCAGGACTTTATGAACGCCGATAACCTTAAAGATGCTGTAATAGCTTGGAACCAAGGAGCAGGGCGCCCTCATAAGAGTGTTATAAGAAATGATGACCGTTATAACTATGCTATGGAAGTTGCTAAAAATCTTGGTTTGGAAATTGAAGAAAATTCAGTATCTTTGTATGGTCAAATGGGATTCGGAGATGATGGTGAAATAGCAGCATCAGTAACACTTCCAGAGGTAGAAGTGGCAGCCGCCCTTTCTAACCCGGAAGCCCCGTCCCAGGAGGGACAGTCCGAGGAAGAGAGATTCCGTACATGGACTGAAACGTATGGTAAGGACATCGTAAATCATTTACTGACGTTAGACGGGAAAAAGGATGGTGATGACAGTGATTACAGCATGATGTATAGACAGCATGAAAAAGAAAGCGAAGAGGATAAGAAAATGGCTTTGATTAATGCCGTGCTTCCCAATATACAGCTTCGCATTAAAGGCGTCACCGAAAATTAGAACAAGAGGTATTTTTTTTCTTCATTAATAAATCGAAGCCGGATTTGAGACTCGTTACACGGATACCGAAGGTTGAAGAACGATATCAAGATAATCCGGCTTTTTTGTGCAATTTCGTGAAGGATGGAACTATCATCGTCTTGGTTTAACAGAACAGACCTACGTACCTCCACTGTCCTGACGGGCATGGACGCCCGTCTCGCCTACCAGCCTGCCTAATTCTCCACTGGCTACCTAATATAACTATTAACGTCACTCCATCACCTATCTCCCTTCAGTCGATAGGTTCAGTCGTTTTTAAATATCATAAGTTCTTTCGCATCGTTCCCTTCGGTCACGATACTCAATCTTTTAACACAATTAGGCAAACAATATAATAACGGAAAAAGTAATTTGTCAATCTGTTCACTCACTTAACTCCCTTCGGTCGTTAAGTTCATTCACTGTAAACAATTATATGAATAAATGGTAAAGTATATAAAATAATATAAATAATATAATGAGTAAGATCATTGAAAATGGTCTTAATATTAAGGAAAACGGAGACTATTCATAGGCGTAGTTTTAATTCAAGATTTGTTGTCCCACCCCTGAAGGTCAGGAGGTTACGTTCAGAGCCGTTTTCCCGTCTCTTATCCAAACCGTCATAAAACAAAAAACCTTGTATCCTATTTCTCTCAAACCAGATACAAGGCCGTGCATTTTCTTCTTTGAGCGTATGATGAAAAACCATATCTTTGCACTAAAACACCATTAATATGGACACAAAGTTAAAAGAAATAATAGATCCTCACAAGTTACACGACAAGCTCTTTAAGAAAGAGCAGGTCTCTCCGATAGAAGTTATATACAATAGCTTCAGCAACTTAGGGTACAATGTAGTACGCCGTCCAGCCGGTCAGTGTTTAGGCAATTTGAGATATTTTAATCTATTTTATGACAAACATACTCATCATTTCTATCAGAAAGACAGGAAGTTGAGATATTGTAGCAACTTTCTCATATCTGATTACTGGAAAGATAGAGTGCGATGTTTCATAGTTTGGAACTTTGGTTTTGGAAGATTCTTTCCGTACAATGACTTCATAGAGGCTATGGTTTATGACTATCTTCGATATGGAAGAAAGTCAGTTCCTTATCTTAAAAGCGTGCAAGAAGCCGAAGAAAAGTGTGTAAGGTTCTATATCCGGTCTCAGATAGATATGCTTCGTAAGGAAGGATATGCCGCATACCGGGCTAAGTTTAAGGAAGAACGTCCTCAGTATTTCATCGGAGACAATAGGACGGTGTTTAGATGCCTTGACAGCTCTTTGAAAAGAGAAGAGAAGATTGCTGCATGCGTAGCCCACAAAAGGGCTTTGAAAGAAGGTATTATAATTTCCTTTATCAATCATCTCAAGAAACATCCTACCACCTTGTATTCTTGGTTTTCGTCAGAGGTGGACAGTGAAGGAAAGAATAGACTATGTTTATCTGACAAAGCCGTTTCGTATTTAAATAAGAGGATGGTTCGCAATGGATTAAAGGCCCTTTCGGCATCATATCTTTTTAGGTCGTTCAGAAAAATGGTGAAGACTCTGTTTGGTTCCAATGTCAGGTCGTTCTTGAATAGCTGCCTGATGTCTGTTTCAACAGAAGAGGTTTTAACCAAGTCCATGAAAAAAATAGTTTCCAAGACGGTGCTGTTTTTGTACAAGAGAGCGCTTAAAAACTATCGACGGGCATGCGGCCTTAAGTATGATCCTGATTCGGGTGGTTTGTCTGCCGTACATGATTGATTTTTAAACGTATCCCATAACGTTGGATTTTCTCGTTCGTTTCTCTTATCTTTGTGAAAAAAGATGGTATGAAATTACGAATAGTGAAAAATCGTCCGGTATTTGCTCCTGGTGGTAGTGTTCAGGATAAAAAACAGGATATTAATGTATCCTCTACTCAGCCTATTCTTGATTATGGAACGCCTGTTAATAAATGGGGTGAATCTGATATTCAGAATATATATATGCCTTCTGATGTGACTTTAGAAACAGAGGAGGGGGAGATAAATCCATTTAGTAGTATGCCTACATCCGATCAGTTTTTTGAAAATAATGATGCAGGATATGCAGGATATCTCGCTGATAATAGGAGCATGGTTAAAAACGTAGAGAAATCAGTCGTTAATGATGCAATGAATGTAGGTGGTGTTGATGCTGATTCTTCTAAAGAAAAGCGTTCCCAAGATGGTAATCCTATGGATCCTATGACTATGCCATATTATTCGCCTGATCTTGGAAGTAGGGCTCAAATGTTCGGTACAAGCCTTGGTCGGATAAGAGCCGGTAATAAGGTGGGTGCTAACGTGGCTCAAGCCGCCTTGTCTGGTATTAGTTTAGGATTAGGTCTTACCCGTAATATCATGGGAGCTTCATCTGCTGCATATGCTGCCAGCAGAGACGAGCAGGCTGCAAGGGAAAAACTTGCCAAGGAGCGTCGTCAGCAATTCATCAAGTGGGAACGTGAAGGCGGTGGCGTGAATTTAGGTAACGGTCAGAAGATGGATACGTCTGATATGACCGGCGAATATATTTATCCTCTTCCCAAGTCTATGGAAGATGCTGCGAATGTAGAGATAGAGAAAGGCGAGTACGTGCTGACTCCTGACTCCGTAGGGCCTATGGAAGCCAAAGGAAACAGACATGAAAATGGTGGCACTCCGGTTGATTTGCCAGAGGCTTATATTGTTTCCGATTATCGTAAGATAGATGATGAGTTTGCCTCTTACGTTAGAGAAAATTATGGTATTAAGGCAACGTCAAAAGATACGTATGCTACACTCCTTGATCGATATAAGAAGAAGATAGGTTTGTCTGATAAGTACGAAGATCAGGAGCGTGTATATAAGAGATTAGAGAAAAATGAAGATGTAAAAGACAAAAACACATCTAATCTTAATGCTTCTATTCTTTCCAAGTACGTCAATGAAAACCAGAAAGAGATAGACGAGCTTGAAGCACAATTTCGTTCTTTCGCTGAAATCGTTTATGGCAAACAGGAAGAATCTAAGCGTAACGAGAGGATGGATGCTTTTTTCAGGGATGGCGGGGTTGTTGATCTGAATCAGGTAAAGAAACAAGCTAAGGCTTTTAATATTGCAGAATCAGATGCTAAGAACTGGATATATGACGAGTATGTTAAGCAAACCAGAAAAATGGCTGAAGGTGGACCTACTCAGAAGGAGCTGGAGGAACTTAGAAAGAATGCTATCGGCTACAATAATCTTATCAATCAGTTATTTGGACGAACTCTTAATATGACTGTATCTGATGTTAGTGGTCGTGAGCAGATCCTTAATCCTGATTCCAGTGTCAATGCCAACCAGAATCTCCAACATAGAAGCAATTTAGGATACGGCAGGGTAAATGATAAGGCGGTATCTAATTTGCTCGACATAAACCGATGGGCTAACAAGTACAATACGGATGGTGATTTTGATACAGAAGGTTTTCAGAAAGGATACAACAGGCAATTAAATGCATTGTGGGCGTTAGCTGATGTAGGCGCTATCACGAATGCTGATGCAGCCAAGAAATTCAGAGATGAGTACGGATTCTGGGGCCAGGACGCCGGAAGCTACGGAGGGAATCAGGCTTATAATTCATTTGCCGTAGATGATAAGTTTGGTCAGACAACAGCTACTCGTTCTTATTATGGGTTGGACGTTGTTTCGGCAGAGCAAAAAAGATTGTTAAACGAAAAAGGGATAAAGAATTATGTTGACTTATTTGGTGATAAATCTGATGCCGCTAAGAAGATTCTGGGCTCCGATTATAATAAGTTTGTTGCTTTAAGAGATAGTGGGTTAATGCCGGAAATAGACTTCGTTCTTGAGTCTGTTAAACCAGAAATGAAGCCTATTGAGGCCGGTCCCATAGCACCAGACCTTACACCGCCTAAGATTGGATCTCCTGGAAGGATAGAGGTAAAACCGAAAGCAAGTACGCCTACGACTGCAACCGACACCGATACAGAGGAGGTGGTTGAAGACAACGGACCTAAAGGACAGGGCAGACCGGCGGCGTTCGGTCCTATCTTCCCGGAAATGCTAAGAACCCTTGACACTGGCTTGGAGATAGAAGGCCTGGAAAGACATCAGGCTCCGAGAATAGACCCGGTTCTTCAATCTGCTGATCAGTATATCAACGAGCTCAACCGTGCGACATCGGCTCAGTTAGACGCAGTAGGTGACGTGCCCGACTCCCAGCGGGCTGCTATTCTGGCTAATATGAACGCCATAGCTGGAAGCAATATAGCCAAGTATGTTAATGAAGTAAATTTCAATAACGCAAGGCAAATAAACGAAGCTGATAGGTTTAATGAAATGGCTTATGTTCAGACAGATGATAAGAACATAGCAGAAAGGCAACGTTATGAATCTGGGTTGTTGAAGGCTATGGCTATAAGGGATGAAAATCTTGCTCGTTATTATGATAGTATAAACAGCGAGATACAGAATAAGTTCAATGTTCGTACATCGTTGAATACCATAGCTTCCATAGCTCCAAATATGAGAATGCTTCCAAGTGGTCAAATTATTTACGTTCAAGGTAATCAGGATGTGATGAATATGGGTGATTATTCTACACCTTACTTGAGAAGTTTAAATGAAGAAGATGACGAAAATAAAAGAAGAAGGAGGACCAAATAGTGGCTTCACAGTATAGTATTTTAAGGCAATATGCCCCGTATGTTAGTCCTTACAACATAGATCTTGTTAAGGACGTCATGATGTACAAACAGCAGAAGGTTGATGCTGCTCGTGAAAAGATCTATACCCAGGTAGATTATCTTATGGGTCAAGAGATAGATAAGCCTGAAGCCCGCGCTTATATGGAAGATAAGATGTCAGGTGTGATTGCTAACATCAATCAAAAATTCAAAGGCGTGGATCTTTCTTCTGATGGTGTTACAAGAGCCATACAAGGAGAGATTAGCTCGGTGTTGGATGATACGGTCATTAACGCTATTGCCGGCACAAAAGAAGGCAAGAGGGTTATGAAGGAAATAGAATCTATAAAACAGAATCATCCTGAACTTTATTCTCCTATTAATGAATGGCATGCTTTGGATCCTTATTACAAATGGAGGTCAGATGGTAAAGCAGGATCAAGGTTAGGAGGTCTTCATTATTCTCCTTATGTCGATTATACTAAGGAGATAAATAAGATGGTTAGTGACTTTAGGAAAAATAACGAAGGCAAGAAGATTCAGACAACAGAATATGATGTTAAAGGTAATCCTACTGGTGGGATTATAGAAGTCAACGTAGATGAACTTACAGATTCCCAGATAAGGAATTTTGTGTCTGCTAACTTATCTGAAAACATGAGGAATCAGATGAGAATAGAAGCATCGTACATGGCAGCCACCAATCCGGTGTTCAGTAATCCGGATTTGGTTAGTCAATACATTGGGTCTTATGTCGAAAGATACGATAGGCACATAGGAGCATTGGAAGCAAAAAAGAAATCAGTGGGGAATAATAAAGATATTATTGATCGTATTGACAGCCAGATACAGGAAGCTAAAAATCAGAAAGCAGAAGCCAAGAGGGAGGCAGATATGATAATAGCTTCGTCTGATCCGGTAGCGGCTGCTAATTTTGTTGTTACCAATAATCTTTTCGACAAGATGACTGATGCATGGAGATACGACAATACAAGTTTTGAAAGGAAGAAAGACGATCTTTATTTTGCAAGGTTGGCAGAGGATAGGGCTCAGCAAAAGTTTTTGACTGACAATGCTAAGTCTATGGTTGAAATATCGTTGGCAAAAGAGCAACTTGCTCAGGCTAAGATTGAAACCGAATACATGCGTACTTACGGCTCCAAGATGGGAACTGAAAGCTCATCCGCAGGCACAACAGGCGCAGGCGGTATAAGAGTACCGATGGCTCCTATGGACGGGCCTACGGCTATTAACTCTGGAACGGGTAAGACGGGATCTGTTAATTTGGCCAATATTCCTTACGAGTTACTTAAATCTCATTCTACAGATCGTAAAGCTAATTTATTGAAATTATATAACTCATTATCTCCTACAGACAGAAGCAATATCGTTGCAGCATCATACGAAGAAGAAAAAACTGATCCAGGATTGTATGCTAATATGACTCCTGAAGAGCGGATATATTCTTATTTGAAAAACAATGGAGGTCAGAAAAACGGATATTTCGGGCAAGGCAATAACAGATTATCTGAAGCTTATGATGCTTTACTTCTTTCTGATTCTAAGGCAAATGGAGCTACAAAGGCTATAAATAACATAACTGATTATCAAATCGATAATATAGTTACTGAAAAAAATAAGGATATTATCAGGAAAGTTCGTAATGCTAAGTTTATGAAAGGAAATTCTTTTATAAATCTTACCGATACAGATGATAAGGCTGGAGCTTTCCTACTCGCCACGGCCATAACAACTGGCGTATCTGATGCTGTAGGGTTTAGAGAGTACATGATGGATCCTTCGAGAGGAATAGATATTCTTAGTGCTATATCTCCGTCATTAGGAGCTAAGGCGAGTGCCGGCAAGTTGGGGAAAAACATATCTGATGCTATTACAGGCGAGGATAATGGTTCTTCTACTGGTACGTTGGCTCTTATTAATGGAATGAAGAAACTTAATGGTGATCCCGATTTTAATATATCCGATTATATGACTATAGATAAGGATGGTGATATAGATCTAAAAGATTATCAAGAAGGGGAGCCTTTGACTATTACTCAGTTAAGATATGCTGAGAAAAATAGTAGGGTGTCTGACATGATAGCAGGTCAGATGCAGGACGAGATAAAAATGTCTGTATCTCCCGATCAGATTTCTGATATTTTGTCTCAGTATCATTACCTTGATTCTTACAAAAGATACAATTGGAATGCTGATTCACCTGAAAAGTCTTTGCAGAAGGCTCAGTTTAGAAGATTGTCTGGTTACATGGCAGGAAAGGTAAATAATCTGGATCCTACTGCTATTAATACCATCAATATGGACGCCGAGATAGATAATGGCACTGTCAGAAGGTTCTTGACTGCTCAAGTAGGGTCTGGTAAAAACTCTTATGTTACAGAAAGGGTAGAGATCACAAATGATGAGCTTCTTAAGGCAGGTATAGATCCTTCGGTTGAGGAGCGCAATTATCCAGTAGATGGTTACAAATCAAGTTTTGGAACTTGTGATTTTGTAGATACCGGAAAGAAGGAAGGCTATTCTTATGATAAGTATCTCATACGTAATGGTCTTCCCCGTTTGGCTTCTAAGGCTGATGTCAAGAATGATCTTTATGATATAGTAAAGGTTCATGGTTCTTACCTTAAGCCAGAAGAAATGAATGTTGTTAAAACCCTTGTTGATAATTTTATTGACATGTCTGATAATATATCAGTTCAGTTGGAGGGAATGGACGATAGGGGTTCAAGAGAGGTAGCGGTCAATTTCTATGACAAAAGGACTAAAAATTCTAAAAATCCTGCATTGTTGTTCTCGGATTTTGTTCCTTTGGATCCAGGTAATGATGAGTATGCGGATTACTGGAATAGCATTCACCAGAAGTGTCCTCAGTACTTCTTTGTAAAATACGTGAAGGAGGCTGTTCAAGAACGTCTTGATCAGATGAGGGATCCGTATATGAGAGGAATAAATATCACGCCCAACATGAATGACAAGTTTAGTAAGTTGAACGATTTTTTGCAGAAAATTTATGGCTGACAATAATATAGATAGATATAATCCTGCTGCTAAAACCACTTACGAAGATGTGGCAAGGCAAAGAAAATTAGCCGAAGAAGAGAATTATACTCCGGCTACACTACCAGAGACGACAACGCCTCTGGTTCCTAATTATATGCCTGGTGAAGGTGTGTATGCCCAACCTAAATTTCCGGATTACGCATCAAGGATAGCTGCTGCCGAATACGAAGAACCGTATATAGCCAAGGAGATAAGCAACAGCTACTCGGAGGCACTGGCTCGTAACAGCTACAGGGGGGCTACACCTGCCCCGCCGCCTCTTAATCCCTATGGACCAAAGGTAAGTATCCGTGAAAGTCATCAGATGGGTAATGATGGGGTATGGCGTACAAAATATCCCAACTATATTCCGGGTATAAACAATGAGGATTATTATGCCAGGAGACAGAGCGGATGGAGTAAGTTTTGGAATGGTGTAGGCAAATTCGCTTTAAAGTCTGCATTGTACGGCGCACAAGGAGTTGTGTCATTGCCTGACAAACTTATCAATATGGCATCTGAGGGAAGTTATAAAGCTGCGTTAAACACTAACATGGATAAGTTTGTAGGTGATCTTGACCAGCAAATAGACATGCTTCTTCCTCATTATTACAAGAAAGAGGTAGAAGATTATAATTTTGGTCAGAAGCTTTTTAAGGATACCGGTAATTTCTTATGGAATGATGTCCTTGGTAATGGTATGTCTTTTACCGTAGGAGCCATGATATCAGCGTACATGACCGGAGGACTTGGAGTTGGATCATTGGGCAATATAGGTGCTAAATTAGGTGGAAGAATCGGAGCTAAGTTAGCAGCAAGGCAAGCTGCCAATAGGGGCATAGGAAGCCTTAAAGGTGTGTTTAACGACTATGTAAGAAAAGGAGTTGCTACCGGAAGAAATGTAGGGGAGGCGGCTAAGACCATGACGTTGTTGGCTACCAGTGCCGGATTCGAGTCATCGGTTGAAGCAAATTCTTTTATGAAGCAATCCGAGTCTGATTTCAAGGATTATTATCGTAAGATTTATGGTCGTGATCCCAATGCAGAGGAAATGGCTGTTTTTCGTAATTCTAATGCTGATGTAGGTAGTGCTATATTTGCCGCCAATATGGGTATAGTAGGATTATCTAACTGGCTTCTTTTTGGTAAGTATATAGGGTTAGGAGGAAAGGCTATACCTGGGTTGGAAAAGAGGCTCAACAAGCATTTATTTGGATTAGGGACGGAAGTTGCGAAGCCGGGAGAGATGGCTATTAAAATAACCAATCCTAATATAGGACAGAAGATAGCAGGCAATGTTTTCAATATCATGAAAAGACCTGTATCCGAAGGCTTATGGGAAGAAGGATCTCAAGGTGCTGTTCAGAATACGGCTGAGGAATATGTTAAGTCAAGATATGATAATGTAGCCATGAACGGAGCCGTTGATGTTCTTGATGCTATTTCTGAAGGATTTAAAAAGCAATATACGTCTAAAGAAGGATGGACTGAAATAGGAATCGGTGCTATTATCGGTTCTTTGTTTGGTATGAGGGAAGGCTTCTTTGGGGTGAAAGAGTATAGCAATAGTCAGATCTTGCTGGAAAGGCAAGTGAATGAATATAACAAAGCATCTTCTAATCTTAACACGGCGGCTTTGAATACGTTGAAAAAATCAATGAGTTTAGGGCCTCAAGTTCGTTCCGATGCCCAGTCTATGACTGGTAAGGAGCTTGATGATGCTATGTTTGAAAAGATGTCTATTGACAACCAAATGGGAACCTTAGAGGATTCGGCTGAAAATTTCCGGCAGATGATTGATATGATGCCTATTTCGGAAATAGCCGAAGCTAATGGAATGTCTTTGGAAGAGGCAAAGAAATACAAGGATTCTATTATTGATAATTATAACAATCGTCTTTCTGATTTCAGATCTGCCCAGAGTTTTGCTGAAGATCTTATAGGTGATGACTCTAAGATTGAATTTAGAAAATACGTGGCTCGTAATGCCTTCCTTGGTCTTCAATCAGAATCAAGAATGAAAGACATAGCTTCTGTCATAGAAACGCTTTCAGGACAGCCTCGCGTGGCAGATGCGCTAAGTACGTTCTCCCGGCTGTCGGACAGGGCAAGGGAGCGGGCGATGGCTATCCGTGGCATACGGTCAAGAATAGAAGAACTTGAATCCGAAATAGAAGATCTTGCTACCCGCCCTCGTAACGTAGAAGGGAAAGATCCACAAGCTGAATACATACAACGAAAAACCAAAGAATTGGAAAGTCTTAGAACCAATTACAACAATTCGTTGTCTGAGTTATCAACGTTAATAGGAAAAGAGTTTTCGATAGAAGAGTTGGTAAGTAAAACCGAATCTGTTTTATCATCTCCTCTTTCTCCCATAAGTTCACAAGATGTGATAGAAGCCTATGATACGCTTGTGGCTTTTGATGATTATTTTAATGTAAAATCAAGACAGGAAAAGAAGTTTACAGCCAAAGACAAAGCCATGAGATCCTTGGTAAATGAATACCGAAGGAGTTTGATGGGCTATAGGAATATGAATAACTTCTTGTCCAAGATGCTTGATAAAAGATTCTTAGCTGAGGAAAACAGGGGATTTTCAAAAGCGCTGTCTTCTCTATGGTCTACTCCTTATAAGGGGGATGATAAGGTTCCTGATTTTGCAGAGCCTAATAAAGTTGGTGAATATGATACTGATGAGGTAGTAGATCAAGCTGTGTCAGAAGGTAAGATTTCGGAAGACGAAGCTTGGACTATCAAGGCTTTTATGCATGCTCTTGATAAAGTAAGGGAAGATAGGATGAAGGAAGCAGAAGATGATATAAAAGAGTCACCGCTTACGGAGTCTGTATCGGATGAAGATTATGAGGCTGCTATGGATAATCCTATTATGGTTCCGGCCGTAAGGCAGTCTATAATTGATAAACTATATACAGGCAATGCCGATCTTCTTACTGCGAGAGAAAAAGATGTGTATGATAAATACAAACAAGATTTTGATGATTATGTATCATCTTTGGGTGACAGTCCTGTTAATCTCATAAAATCATTATCTGAGAAGGCTGATAGGCTTACAAGTCCGAGATCTGTGTATGAGGATAATAAAGCTATTATTGATATGGCTAAATCCAATTTAGAACCAGATCAAAGGAAGGAACTTGATGATGCTATTTCTTCGTATGTTGATATAATGAACAGACGGGATAAAGGGGAGAAGGTTGACGAAGATAAGCTTGCCGATTCGGTATTTACCATAGAAGATCTTGGCCAGGTTGGAAACATCACAGATCTCCTTCCTTATATCGAACAAAACAGGATTATTGATAAAGGTCGTATTTCCGAATCTACGTTAAGTAATTTTGGGGAGGATGATACCAATATAGATTCTCTTGTAAATGAGTTAGATGAATCCGATAATACGCCTGGAGCTAACATAGATAGCGCCCAGAATCCAGAGACGTTGATGGTTAGAAGAATCTCTAATGATGGCAACGAAAGGTATGAAATTGCAGGTCTTAGAGCCGATAAATTTATATCTTCTATAAAATCATTGGTTCCTATTCAAATAAGCTCTGAAACGAACGCTAATGGCACTAAAAGGTATTCTCTTAACATAGGTGGAGAAACGGCTACTATAATTGAATTGCCTTATCATGCGAGATGGTCTATAGATAAAGAATCGGCTCGTGTTCTTAACCGTTACACAGATGTGTCTATTCAGGACGTGGGTAATTCCTATTCTTTGGTTTATAAGCGTCTTGATTCAGATGAATTGGTTCCGTACAGAACGGGTGTCGGATTCGGAGAGAATGAGGTAGATAAAATAGATCAGGAAGCATTATCTTCCTTGAAAAAAGGAGATAAGGTTAATCTCGAAATAGATGTAAATGATACCTATAATCAGTCTCTTTTTGCTGAATACAATGATGCTGTTCAGTCCGGAGATAAAAAAAGAATAGAATCTGCTGAGAATAAACTGGTATCCAATATGGTTATCAAGGTCATGAGTGGGAACAGATTCGTTTCTGTTGTAAAAGCTGATACAGGAGGCATAGATGGTATAAGTAAAATAAGAAGAACGGCTTTTAACAAGTGGAAGAAGGACGCCGGCCGGTCGGCTACCATCGGCGTCGGCACGCATGTTGTTGCCCAGACCCTTCCCGGAAGACCGGTGTTTAACATGAAGGTGAACGGTCAAGGATATGGCCAGGTAGAAAATCTCCCTATTACCGAAAAAGGTGCTGAAAAAGTATCTGATGTCGGATATGTATTAAATGGCAAAGTCGTGCTTAAGAACGGATCTAAATACACAGGCTTCCCATTTGCTTATTCTATATTAAATGACAAGGGGAATAATTACAAAAATGTAAGAGTTCCGGTAGTTGTCATCAAAGGTAAAAACGGTCTTAATTATCTTTTCCCAGTTAGCCTACGTTCTGTGGAATCAGAGGAAGGGCGGAAATGGATGTCTTTTATAGATATGCTGCTTGAATCCGGTGATTCTGAATTGCTACAGATGGGTCAAGATGATATACAAGATCTTAATGCGTATCTAACCAAGTTAGGTCTTGATCCGGCTTCGTATCAAGTATCGTATTTGAATCCTATTTCAGGTCTTAGAAAAGCTCGTGAGGCTATAGAAGAATTATCTACAGTTCCTGATGTTGTTAAGTGGGTAGAAGATGGAAGTAGGAGTGTGAAAGACATTGTGACGTCTGAAGTAGAATCTGGAATAGATTTCGAAGGTGAGATGTTTGTTGCTCCTAAGATCAGGATTCAGTTTGGTAAATCATCTTCCAGACCTAAATCACTTATAGAGGATGATCTTCCTTTCTCTGATGAGGGTAAGACCGTTACTTCTAAAGAAGACGTGGATGTTTATGAAGAGGAAATGCCAGAGGAAGGGGCTGTCCGGGAGACTCAGCCGGCGCCATTAGCTCAGCCGACTCCTGCGGCACAAGCTGCGCGGTCTTTACCTGGCAAGAAGCGTACCTCCAGGAAAAACTTCTCTCTTATGTTAAACGAAATAGAATCTCATATAGAAAAAGAAGGATTGCCGCCTTATGCTAATATTTTTGATTTTATAGCAAGGAAGATTGTAGGAGGTGATTTGAGATTTCTTCGTGAGAGAGGTAATCCTAAAAGCCTTAAGGAAGAAATGGGATTAGAACCTAAAGGAACAGTAGGTGATAAAATATCCACTCCTTCCAGTAAAGGTGGTAAGACCTTAGAAGAATACGTTTTTTGGCTTCGTTCTCAAACAGATCAGGTGGTGGTTGATTATGTTGGGCCAAGATCTGACGAACAAATTATATCAGAGTTGAAAAACTTTTTGAAATATATTAATTTTGTTCCAAGCAAGGCTTTGAATTATTCTCTTAGAGTCAATGGCATGGATACCCTAAAAGAATATGGCACAAAAGAGGAAGTAGAAAAAATGGAATCTGATATCAATAGTTTGGTTTCTAAAGTTTTGCCTACGGTGGATAATAAAACTGTAGAAGATGTTTCTACTGCAATAAAATCAAACAACTTGCCTGCCATATGGGAGCCCGTGGAAAGCCTTGATATGACAAACGAGGAAAAAATAGAGTTTTTGAATAACGTAGCAGATTTCCTTAGCGGCATACCAGAGTATGATGCTGTCGTGGAGTCTATAGAGTCAGAATCAGATAATATTTTAAATGATGGAAAAGAAGGAAGTGCAGAAGGCGGTGCAGTACGCACTGAGGAAGATGGCGATAAAAAGGGAGATGGAGAAGGCAAAGGACAATCCAGAACAAATGTCGAAGTTGAAAGAAATGTCGAATTACCTGGATCTGAAGAAGGAAGAGTAGATAACTATAGGAAGAACGGAGATAAGTTCTCTGACATTGCTGAAGTTACTTTATGGCTACTTAGAAGGGCTGCCGGCATAACCTCTATCCCGGAAGGAGAAGAGGTTTATGTAGAGGGAGATGAGGTTAATAGTATTATGACCGATATGGAATCAAGGTATGGTATAGACACCATCAATCACTCGCATACGACTAAGGCTATAAGGGACCTTAACGGCGTATCAGGTTATAAAGTAGAATACGGCTTAACCTTTTTGACATACGATCCTTTTATTAGAATATCCAATCTAAGGAAAGGATCTAAGGCTGCGAAAGACGAACCTCGTATATCCGAAGAGTCGCTTACTCACATATCAAGGGTGACAACCCCTTATTTCCTGTACGGCGGCGATGAAGCATATACATCTGTTCCGGCTAAGGTAGAACCTATACCGGAGAAGATAATGGGTCGTAATGGCATTAAATTTGGTATGAGTGTAGTCGAGTTAACCAAATTAGGGTACAAAAAAGCTGGTGGAAACTGGATATATAAATTCTATATGAACTCAGGTGTGTATGATTTGTATAATATCAGTACCGGTGAAGCGTTTAGGGCAAAACCGGATCTTGGAGTTAAGATAAGTTCCAGCGCATTCATCCGTTCTTTATCTCAATCTGGTAGGAAAATACAAAATATGATTAGTAATATGAGCCAGGAAGAGATAGATAGGAATAAGAATCTTGTAGAAGGTTCTGATAATTCGGATTCGATAAATGAGTTAAATAAGGAGTGTTGAGTATGAGAAGGAGATACGAAGATGTTTCAAGTCTTGTTCAGTATCAGTTGAAGACCAATCAGCAGGGGAATATAGAGGTTTATGTTGATGACAGGTTTGTTGGAAACGTAAGTGAAGGAGTCTGTAATTGGAAGGATATTGAATACAAGAGTAAGGTTACTATATCTTTGAAAGGAGTCGAGGATAAGGCTAAAACTTCAAGTAAAAGAGTCGGTCCTTATTGTCACATTTATAGCATATTTGGAGGAAATGAATCTTATCATGCAGGTCCGGATAGTAATATAAAAAAGAGTCCGGTTACCACCTTTATAATGTATTGTTATAAAAATGGGGATATTACAACTACCACTACTTATACTAAAAATTTATCTGGAACTCTTCAGATAGGTAAAACACAATTGACTATCAATTACAAACAAAGTAAAAGTCAGTCTTTCTCCGGTGGTTCTGGAGATTATGTAACATCCGTATCTGATTTCCCTTTTGTTACTGGTCCAGGAAATGATAGTGTTGAGTTCGAAGGAGAGGGAAGATTGATAGTTGAGACAGAGGCTTCGCATTATGAAATAGAAGTTTCATAATTTCTATTTTTATACTATCTTTGTCTAAAATATTTATCACTATGGGTGTCAAATGTCAGATAGAAAAAAAGGAAAATGAAATAAAACGGGTTAAGGCTCCTAACGGGGAGCCTTCCGTTCTTTACGAAAGTGCTTTAAAAGTATTAGGAAACAGCGAGCGGGCTCTTCAGGTATGGGCTAAGGCTTACACTCCTGGTTTTTTGTCGTATTACGGTCATTGGAATAACCCGGCTCCAGGGGAGATGTTTAACACCGATCCCAATGGCGAACCTCTTTTAGAAGATGTGCTGTCGTATATGAAGCGTCAGACTTATTTTGCTGATCCTTTAACGGCTCAGGATGTTAAGGATGTAAGGGATTTCCTTTTGTCTACTCATTATTTTTTCAATGCGTCTTCATTGTCTAATGCTATTCTCTTCGATTTTTATGTAGATGGCAGTTTGATACTGAATGAGCAGAAATTAAGGAGATCCGGTTTGTATGATGAAACAGAAATAAGTCGTATTTTATCCGATCCTTCTGTTTTAAACGAGGTTTCGACTTCCATGAGAAAGTTAATAGATTCTTCTATTAACGAACATGATAGGGAAAAAGATAATTATTTTATGTCTATTGACTATCAGTATGGTCCTATTGTTTACAAGGAGGGAGTGTTTAACCAATTTGGTAAAAAAGTACCATATAATCCTTCTGAGCTTTATTATGCTATGCGTAAAACAGTAGCCGGCATAAAAAACTTTTCTGAATTTTCATCTGCTTTTGAATCGTTGAGAAATTCATATCCTGAACTGGTTGAGAAATTCGTTTCTGATAAAGAATTTGCCGAATCTATGTTTGATGAGTTCTCATCTACGAATAAGATTCCGGTAATAAACATAGAAGGGGATGATGTGGTGGAAGGCAAGAGAAGATCTTTGTCTAAGCTACAAGATCTTTCTTATTACAATTCCGGCAAAATAGAGTTCCTAAGAGCTCGTATATCAGCTTATTTACATAGGGCTAATGCCGACACCGAATCCGATTTAAGAAGCATGATATGGGATATAGAAGAGGCTTGTACGTGGTTTGGCATAGATATAATAGGGACATCGGAAACTTATGATGGCACAGAAGAATCTTTGAATAAGATAGATAATTTGATGCTGGATCTTGATATTTATGTGGCCAGGCATAATGATGTAAATTATGCTCCAACGCTGGCATCTTCTATAGATGATGTTCTTGGTGATAGTACAGACTATTATTTTGGATTATTGCCGGAGTATATGGATAATTTGAATATCGTTTATTCTGAATCCGATATAGACCCAGTAGAGGCATTTGAGAAACATTCATTGCTTAAGGTAGGAGATAATCTATATCAAAGGATCAGCAAAGATGATCTTAACGAGATGTATCAAATATCAACAGTATTAGCCAAGCACAACCTAACTCATTTTTCTACTAAAATATATCCTGAATCTTGTTTTAAGAACGGCGTTTTGGATAAAGAGAAAGTACGGAACGTAGATAATAATACGCTCATGGCTTCCATTAAAAAATACGTCAGATCGTTCATGGATTCTCAGAACACAGAGGACATGATAATGACCAGGATGGCGTTTGGGCACCCTGCGGTACTTGACGTTCCTTACGTGGATGTGGATCGGGAGTATAGTCGATACATGAACAAAAAACAAGATAGCGAAAACCCATTATCCTTATTCGATTTATACCAATCTTACCTTGACAACAAACTCCATAAAACAAAATTATATGATAATGCCTATAAGTATCTTGACTTCAAACCTGGTCCATCTTTGGGTCTTATTTCTGATGATCCTGATATTTTGAAATCAATAGAATTATCTTTATCTGGAAAAGACAGGTTGATGTTGTTTGATTATAGCATGACCAGTACCGACCCTTCTTTATCAGGATTGTTTTATTTGGAGAGGTATGACCCTTCGTATGCTGGGAATGATTTTGAACACTATTTTTACACCAGGCACCCGTATTTGTTAAAAGAAAAATCGGGTTCTAATATCGTAGAGCAAGATGGTGTTATAACAGCAGAAGGTATTTATGATAATTTTATAAGAGTAGGTAATAAGATATGGTCTAAAGTAAGCGAGAGTAGTTCTGGCTCTATCTACCAAAATCTGACAGGAACCGAATCGGAGGTGAAATACGATTCTACTCAGAAGGCTAAGACGGTAGAAACTGATTACGCTCCATACCAAAACAGATCTGGCTTGACGCAAGACATGACCGTAAGCAAGTCTGAATTGGATGATCTTAACAAATTGGAATGCAGGTAATTTTTGTATATATATATATAGTTTTTTCATGGTTATAATTTGGGAAGTGAGGCTTGTGAAAGTCTCACTTTTCTTATATATGCACGTATATCAATAACATACAAGAAAAGTTAGATTTTCATTGTTTATGAATTATTTTTGTTAAGTTTGCAATATTAGTTTCAGGAAGGGATTATGGAAATAAGGAAAAAGTAAGAACCGAACGTAACTAATAACAGTAGGAAATGAGAATCAGTACCATCAAACGTAACAACAGCATTCATCTTATGTATAAAAACATTATGAATGATTTAGGTCAATTAAGAACTGTAGTTTCAAAATCCTAAATTTATAATCTGATACAAAATCAAACCGGATTAAGTATCAGAACTATATCCCATGTACTTAACCATACCAAAGAACAGGATACGGATTCTTTGTGAAAAGCATGTATTTTCATACATTTGTTCGTTCTTTAGTTTTAGTAGGGAAAAGTTTTTCATGGTATTTTAGTTTAGATTAGTTGAGGCAGGATTCGCAGTGATGCGGATCCTGTTTTGATTTACAGCGCTTTACCCAAAAAAGGAAAAGCGAAAGTTGCTGATTATCAATTTTTCCCCATAAATGGGGAAAACTACTCGTTGTATATTATATTTCCGTTTTTACTGAAAATCCTTCCATTTTATCGGAAACAAACTCAGCCTTGTTCCACCCTGCAATCATGATCTTTGTTACGTGCTTCATGCACGTATGTTTAACAATTAAATACTATAAAATTATGGGTGGTGATAAAATCGTCCTTTTAGATGGAGCCGGGGCTAACGGTGGTGGTGCAGCCACTAACGGTCTTCTTTCAATGATTCCCGGCATGTTTGCTAATTTGATAGGTGGTAATAAAATGGATCCGAATCTGGTGGCGGCTTTGATGAACGGTCGTAACAACCAGGACGGTTTCGGTGGGGCTAACGGTTGGTGGCTCTGGATAATTGTTTTGTTCTGGCTGTGGGGTGGACGCGGCTTCGGTAACGGTTTTGGAAATGGCGGTGATTGTTGTGCCAATGGTTTGCCGGCTCAGTTGAATAACGATTACGGTCGTGAACTTTTGATGCAGGCAATTCAAGGTAATCGTAGCGCCATAGATCAGATTGCTTCTGCTTTGAACTGTTCTACTACTCAACTTCAGAACGCTATCTGCAACGTACAGGGTGCTATTGATAAAGTAGCTGGTCAGGTAGGTATGACTTCTCAGGCTGTTATCAACGCAGTTCAACAACAAGGTTGTGAAATAGGAAATCAAATCAGCTCTTGCTGCTGCAATCTGAGTTCGTTGATCAATCAAAGCACTTGCCAGACTCAGGGAATGATTACTCAGCAAGGTTTTGATAACCAGCTTCGCACGTTGGAACAAACCAATGTCTTGCAGAACGGTCTCAACCAAGGTCTGGCTAACAATCGTGAGCAAGCTACAAGCCAATTCAATATCTTGTCTGCGAAACTTGACGCCCAAACCGTCATGATCAACGACAAATTCTGTCAGTTGGAAATGAGGGAAATGCAGAACACTATTGCTCAACTTCGTGAAGAAAAAGCGGCTTTGACAGCTTCGGCATTATCTCAGCAACAAACCCAGAATATCGTTGGTCAATTACGTCCGACGGCCGTCCCGGCCTATCCCTCTTGTTCTCCTTACCAGGCTTATACTTGGGGACAGGTATTCGGAGGAGGTTGCTGTAATAACGGATGCGGATGTAACAACGGATGTTGCAATAACAACGCTGCTGTCTGATTTTATTAAGAAAGGAGGCTAATATGGCTTGTGTTTCTAAAATAGGATCGTTGTATGAGATGGTTACGAAGAATGTTATTGTCAGTACGACAAATACAGTCTTCGGTATTAACCCACGGGCTTGGATCGCCCTTCCGTGTGAGGGTCTTATCCTTCTTAAGATAAGGCAAGTAGTCCCCACAGCCGGAAGTGCTCTACCGGTACAGATTGCGGTCCCGGCAAACAGCACAGTTTCAACAGTAGGAGCCGACACCTGTTGCCCGGTTACGGGAGTGAATGTCGTGAACCCTATTAACGTAGCTGTCACGGGTGCTGCTATGGTAAATGGCACAGAACGCCTTCTGTACTTCAATAAAGTTCGTGGCGTGTTAAGATTAATGGATTGTTGTGTTCCAACAACAACAGCCCAGGCGTCTGAAGTTAAAGCAGGTAAATGATTTCAGTAGGGTGATGAAGATCATCACCCTATTTTCACCTAACTAATATTTTGATCATGTTTTCAGATTTGAAGAAAGGGTTTCAGGTACATACCCTTGATACTAATACAGTACCTAAATACGAATTGGGAAAGGTAGTAGCCGTATCCGAACCCAGGTATCTTCCTCCTCAGCCAGGTCAGTATCAGGCGATGCAGACCCGCGTGGTGGATCTGACGGTAGAGCTCACTGGCGAAACCAAGACCTATACGGTCCCGGAATCCCAGAATGTGGCTAAGGCTATGGGCATAACATTATCTACCAGCATAGATCCGATTATGAACGAGCTGAATGCCATAAAAAGCACCAGTCAGGAAATAATAGACAGCGTAGATGCCCATCGTGCCAAGATAGAGGCTTGTGAATCTATATTAGAAGATATCAATCCGGCATTCAAGCAAACGAGAGAGCAGGATCGTAAAATAGCTGGTATAGAAAATAAGGTGAATGACCTTACTGATTCATTCGAAGATTTAAAGAAGTTAATTGTAGAACGTTTGAAATAAGTATAATATGATAGTATATGATTTAAATTCAGGACACAGAGAATATCCTGGATATGACGAGATAGAAGACAGACGAGGTGGAGGCAGAGGCAGAAGCCGGCGTTCTGATGGGACGTACATGGGGTACGGTGGTGGTATTTACGACCATTACGGTATGCATGAGAAGATGAAGGAAATGGAAGAACGCGAAAACGAGCTGGAAGAAAGGGAAAGAAGGCTTGAAGAGCGCGAACGTCGTCATGAAATGGAGGACCGGGAATACCGGAGGATGGGTTACGAATCCTACCCGACCGATTACTATGGAGACGACAGATACTACGGTGACGGACCTCAGATGCGTAGAGGTCGCGGACGTGGCAGAGGTCGTTCTTATTGAGGAGCAGACGCAGAGGATCCAGCTTATCAGAAATATGTAGATACTTACGGCTACCATTTTTCTAATGCTCTTGCTGATGAGGCGGTAAAGAAGATGGTCAACGTCGATGGATCCAAGAGGATCTGGAAGCAGCCGGAAATAAAAGATATTTTTGAAAAGTGCGGAGCGAAGAAGCCGGATAAAGCGACATGGGGCGATGTCCAATATGTCTTTGCAATGTACTATTCGGATGGTTTTCCGAAGGTCTTCAAATGTGAGAACGAGTTGGTGAAAGCTACGTTAATGTATTTGGATGATCCGGATGCTCCCGAAGGAGTAGCCTTTATAAGATGGCTTGCCGTGCAAGATTACCTCGGCGAAAAAATAAACTGGAAGGATCTGACCTGAGATCCAGATCCAGGTCCTTCAGGTGGTGCGGGAGCCATAGTAAAAAATATGATTCCCGCATTCCCGTTTTTCCCGTTTGGAAAAAAGGAATAAAAATATTATACCGGTCGGCGGGCAATAGAATACCCGTGGCCGGTTTGTTTCACATAACTTTTTTTTGACATGAATATAGCACACGAATCTAAATCGAATAAAACCCCATTGTATTTAATAGGTGAAGGTGATTATATACAACTTTACACCACAAATATATCAAATTGTTTTTATATATAAATAATAATTCTTACATTTGTGTCATGAGATTAATTGAACAACATACGATCAAGCCAAGTTCTGTTTATTATAATGAACTTTATGACCTATTGCATAAGTGTAAAAACTTATACAATAAAGGATTGTATGTTGTTAGACAACACTATTTCCAATACAAGGATGATAATACTGTAAAATACAAATATCTTAACTACTATTCTCTTGAAAAGAAACTAAGAGCAGAAAATGATGTTGACTATCGTGCTTTACCAACACCGGTTGCTCAACAGGTGTTGATGATGGTTGATAGGAACTTTAAATCTTTCTTCAATCTCTTTAATAAAAAGAATAGAGGTGAGTATTCCGAGGAAGTAAGAATGCCTAAGTATCTTAACAAAGGTGGTTTGTTTCCTGCTGTTTTTACGACCACAGCTTTTTCTCAAAGATAGAATAGACAAAGACCCTAGGCTCGAATCTTTACCCAAGATCTGAACCTATTTTTTTTCAATACCAGGCCCGATGCGATTTTAACGTATCGGGTTTTTATTTTAATTCATATTGTTTTATTTTAAATCTAATTAATTCATGAATGTCGTACTTTTGTTGAAAAAGTATTCTATATGGAAAATAAGGAAGATTACGTTGGTTACGAAGATCAAGAACTGTGTAACCGGTATTACAAAGAGGCTGAAGCCATGAGGCAAAAGCAGGACTGGTCTCGGCTTAGGGCTGTCCCTGCTCCGGCCAAGGGAACGCCATCGCCCGGCTGGGGTCAGCTTGGACGTGGAAGTGATGTCCGTGTTAAGTATGTGAGTATCAATTCAGGATTGGGGGGGAGATAGATTATGACCGTAGAAGAATTAGCCGGCAAAAGATACGGTGGCGAATTTGTTTTCATGTTTGGTCATCTTGAAGGTAGAACAAGATTCGTTTTTGAATGCTTTGATCCAAGACCTGATCACGAAGGTAAAAATACCTATATGGTTTCTTATTTTGAGAAGGGACTTCGTAGAAGAGATGTGGTAGATGTACCGTGTTATATGAATGTTTCAGCGAAATCATGAAAACACTACTTTTAAACGTACCTTCTTTCTCTGGTAAGATTATTTCTCCTATATGGATTAAGGCTGTAAGAGATTTTCAATCCAGACCGAAGGAAGAAAGAGACTCGTATTGTTCGGTTTGTGGATGTACGGAAGGGTGTAACCTGTGCGATGATATAAGTAAATATAGGATTTATGAACAATTAAAATATTACAAATAATGGAATTAAAAGATTTTAAAGATGTAATTAGAATGATGACAAAAGAAGAGTTCGAATCAACAATCAATGAAGATATTAAATTCGTTGAAAGATTCAAGTATTTTTTTAAACATGATGATGCTACGAGGATATTGGAACACATCGAGTCCGTGTTAAAAGCATCAGTGGACTACTACTATCCTAATCATTCTAAACCTGAAGCAGAACCAGGAGACATGGGAGAAGTTTCTGACGGATACCATACTTTCAATGAATTGTATCGGTACCGTATGTTGTATAATGCCGCCTTCTTTAATTTATTAGCCAGAAACGGACAGGTTGAAGTTTGCAAATCAAGGAGACACAGCGACGGAGAAAGATGCTTCGGTTCTGATGACTGGTTTATTGTGATGGCAATGTTACCCACTGGTCAGGTGTCTAATCACTATGAAAGCAAATACTGGGATTTGTTTGATGTTCCAGAAAGAGAAACCGCTTTCGAATATGATGGCCATACACCAAATGAAGCCGCAGACAGACTTGAACAGTATCTTTTTCGAAAGAAATCGGGTTTAACATTTGAAGAAGCTTTTAAATTTTTGAAAAATGGTAATAATATCAAAAGGCATGGGTGGAAAAATGAACATCTTGATGCTTTTAGAAAAAGTGGTGTTAGCTCAATTCATGTGGAAAAGTCATTGATCATAATTATAAATGAAGAAACACGGAGGCTGACATCGTGGAATCCAAGTATAGAAGATATATCGTCGAATGACTGGGAGGTTGTGAAATGAGTTTGTTTGTTTGTTCACGATGTGGCTGTATAGATAATACAGCCACATCGTGTTACTGGGCTCTTACAAGACCTTGTAAGAATCGTATTTACGATAAGTCGCTAAAGGGATATGAAGGTAAGCCTCTTTGTTCTGAATGTGCTGCTATTGAATATGATAAGGAAGACCAACTGGTGGTGGTTCCTGGAACGTGGCACGGTAAGTTCAAGAAAGAATGGCCTACTGAAGAAGAAAAGAAGCATATTGGTAAAAACGGTATTTTAAATTATTGATTTATGTGTGATAAGGAAATCGTGATATGCGCGGCCATCTGGGTGCAGGACGGCAAGAAGCGTCCCCATCAGCCCACCAATATACCATCCGGCGCCGTGTTCTGTGGATTGAGACATTGTTCTATCATTTCTCAGTTTGCAGCTTATGGTATTGCTCATAAAAACCGCAGTGTTCAAGGATTTTTGACAAGCAAGAACCGGTTTTTAACAAGAGAGGATGCGTCTGAACTTGTTAAAAATAATAATCAGGAAATGGTAGTAGATAGGAGTGCCATTAGGGAACAATTGTATTCAGAAGATTTATATTAACAACTAAAAAAACAGAATAATATGGGATTTGTAATCAAAAAGTCAATCACTTATAATATGATGGACGGCAATCAGTTAGAGTATGTATTTGACAACATTAATTTAGAGCATATCACATTTAAAGGTAATGGTAAAGAATCTTTTTCATTTAACAGAGCCCTTGTTGAAAATTTAATTGAGACATTTGATACTATGCAGGATATATACTCTGATAATTACGGGATTAAGGTTTATACCGGTAATTGCATAATTCAACTGAATGTAAATCCAAAGAACTTAAGTGAATCCTTTTTTGACGTATATGATAGAGATGGGATGAAATTGATATATAGTATACAAAATAGTATTTTGAAAGAAATGTTTATAATATGATTACCAAGCAGGACATACAAGCAGCAGCATCGTATATTTTCCAAAGTAGTTTTGTCTCGGAGGACCAGGCAAGGAAAGCAATGGTAAAAGCCGGCAATAACGCTACCAAGATCCTCGTCAAGACCTTTAGAGGCAAGTTGTTCAAGAAAGCTTTTGAAAGAGCCCGTAGAGGAAAGGATATCAGTTCTTTTGAAAGACAGGAAAAAGAAAGTGGTTTCAATTTTCTACATAATCCTAATAATGGTCGTATGCAAAGCGGTCATATTATAATAGATGGAATTGGTCTGTTTAAACAAATAATTCATGAAAGGTAAAAAAGTTGATATTCGTTTAGGCAGAGGTCTGGCGAATCAGATTAAGATAAACAAAACCATTCCAGTGTCTCATAAACCAAAAGAAGAACGTCGAATGATGTTTATTTGTGGTGATGATATTGCTTCTCTTATAAAGCGGTTTGAAAACGAATCAAAGTAATATAAAGTAGGACATGTATCTTGTCCGATTTTTTTTATATATTTGTGGCATGGCAAGAGGTTATTATTGGATACCACAAACAGATGAAACGTTAAATGGCAGAAGCTATTACGTGGCTAAGATAGTAGGAGATATCACGTTTGATACTAAACGAAAAAGAATCGTATTTCAAGCTGATAGGTATTTCCCTGTAGGATCTGTTTTCCATTTTACGCACAATTGCTTCAATTATATCATAACTTGCCGACTTCGTAAGCCGGGGCTTTGGTTTGAAGCCAGGAGAGAGGATTCGGGCCCTATTTGCCCTGAAGATATTGAGCGCTTTGAATCGGGAAGGTTTATTCACCGAGATGGGTACATGCATTACATATAAGCTGAACTTGACGATTTTTTTCGTCAGATTATAATTTTTTTTCATATTATTTTTAAGCCATCGGACTGAGAAGTTAGATGGCTCTATTTTTTATGACATGCTTGATTTTTAGCTACCTTTGTCACATAACAAAAATGTTTTATTATGGCATCAACGTGTATTATTAAAAGAGATAATAAAAAGAAAGTTGTTTCTGTCTCTACCAGATCAGGGGATAGGTCTATGTTATTTGATAAAATAGCATCTATTCCTCTTATGGAGAACAGGGAACGGGCTACTACTGTTTTTAAAACCGTATTTTCCAACAAGTTCTTAAAGGCTTTTGGCGACTGGAGAAAGAGAGTGCCTATCAACAAACCGGCTTATAATAAGGTAAAATCCAACATCGATCTTATTCCGGAAGCCTATAGAGAAAGGGTGCTGGATAAGGCTTCTAAGATGAGCAACCCTATTCTTGTGTCGAAATCAGATGCACCTTATGAAATCCGAGAATCGGGCTTTGGATTCTACAGCCAAAATCTGGGTGATAATATTATGTTGGTGGATGCTATGGTTCCTTCAAGTATTTCCGTGCCGGAAGGACCTGGAATAGACGCCGGGCAGTATCTACAAGATGCTATATCTTCGGACTTCACTCCCGTATCTATGGTACAGGATAAGGGTGTTAATTATATGGTTATAAAAGACGGTCTTAAGATATTTAGCCCAGAAGAGTTACCAGAGGCAGATTCTAATCCTGTGGGTGTAACGTATCAGACCGGAGAGCCTCGTTTGTTTTTCATGAACGATCGTAGCCAATTATTTGAAGATTACGGAGAAGCTCTTCGCTCTGGCGGGAATGATATCAGAATAGGATTCTTATCTGGCACCGTTCAAGAATCTACCGTGGATGGCGTGGCAGACATTACTTACAAGGCTGGGAAGTATGTTCTTAATAATCCCAAATCTTTTATACCGGTCATGACCGCTTCTGCTTCTACTTCTTTATCAACAAAAGGTGGTATAATTAACTACCTTATAAAGAAAGGTCTTTTGTTCGGATCTAAGATATTCGATTCTGAAACAAGAAGCTATTATCTTACAGGAGAAGGTCATACAGGACAAATTAGACTTTTCAATTCAGCCTTATCCTACACCGAGCTCCGTAATCATTTTGGTTCCGATGTTTCCATGAACGACCAAGGTATGATAACCATAAGCTCGTTGGATAACAGTAAGGTGACTATGAGGCTCGCCACCGGAGGAACGGAAAGGGTTAGCAGGGAGCAGATAAAGAACGATCTTAAGTCAGGAAGATACAATGAATTGGACGCCAAGTACGATCATTTTGATGCGCTTGTAGTTTCATTCATATTAGAAGACAACGATCTTTATGCTGATACTAAAGCTAAGATCGTATCAGATTATAGCAGGCAGGAACGTGACCAACGAAATTCTATTGTCGAGATACTGAAAACTCTTGGCGTTAGCGTCATAGGTATGACCGACTATATAGAGAAGTACCAAACCAAATACGGGCATGAACCTTCTGCTAAGGCATTGGCGGATATTGCCAATAACGTAATAGCAGTTGGTGAAGATGCTACTTTATCTGATTTAGTAGAAGAAACAGCCCACTTCCTTGTAGAGGCATACAGAGATCAGAATGCTGTTGAGGCTGTTCTGCAAGATGTGGAAGGTACGGAAGAGTGGAACCAATATGCAGGTCAGTATTATAATACATACGGTAAAGTATATGAAGGAGCTGAGCTTGATAATGCTGTTAGGAGAGAAATTCTTGGAAAGATCCTCGCCAGGGAGATGCAGACCGGCACAGCACAGGCGCCGGTAGAGCCCACCTCCTTCCTGGGGCGCGTCCGGCAGCTTTTCTCTGGAATCGTAAGCTGGCTTAAATCAGCTTTATCAACCCAAAGACAAGATTTGAATAACGTTATTAAAAACATTCGTGATCTTGCCATTACTGACATAGATAAAGGATTTGACACCTCTCTGTTAAAGGATAATGACTTTACATTATACTCCCTTTCTTCTATGAACAAGAACAAGTTTCTTGAGTCTAAGATCAGATCACTAAGAAAAACATTAAGAGACTTACGTCAGATAAGCTCTGATAGGGCTGTAACTACGTCTATGACCCTTGCTCAGCTTAAGACCATAGAAGATAAGATAAATAAAGTAGAGACCGAGATAGACAAGAATGAGATGGCGGCTGCCATGAACAGCATGATCTCCACAGCCGAAGCTCAGGTCAGATACTTAAGCAATGTGGTGAACACCATCCTTCATGGTGATACCAAAGACGGTAAGCTTCACTTCAATACCAATGATCGAAAGAACGTAGATATTATCAACAATCAGGTTCTTCCGATCATGAACGATCTTCGAGGATATATCCGTAACAGAAGTACCGAATTTGATGAACGTGAAAAGCAGGATTATACAAATAGGATCAATACCGTCATTGCCGACATCAATGGTATTCAGTCTGATATTAAATCAGTACAAGACCTTGATGAAAGTACGTTGCTTGATAAGTTAATGAACGAACTTCATGTGCCGGCAGATAAGGTAAAGAGAGTAAAAGAATTTTTCGACAAGGTTCAACACGATGTTTCTTGGATAAGTAGGTGGTTTGGTATATTAGAGCATTCTTCCAGTCCGTTCAATAACGCTCTTGGAGCTATGATTGCCAAAGACAATTACAATGCGATGGTGAATGCCCAGCCCGCCATATCCGACTTCCTGGCATATGCTAAAAAGCATGGTTTTAACAAATCTGAATTTGAAAAACTGCTTCAGAAAGTAGACGGCAAAACTTCTAATTACCTTCGTAGTGCTCTTGATATGGCTAAATACGATCGTAATAAGAAGCTGGCGCAGATGCGAGCGTTTGCGACTGCCATGAACATAGAGATATCAGAAGAAGAAATTGGTGATGTGGTTGACAATAACCGTAATTACGTATTTAAAAGAGAAGTAATTGACAAGGATGGAAATACGGTTACTGAAAACGCTAAATTCAAACCATCGTCTGATAGAGTTAATACCGATATTTTTACCATCGAGCAGGAAAAGATCTATACAGAGCAGATGGAAAAGTGGGATGCTGAAAATTCGGAACTGGAATTTAGCGAAAGTTATGCCACAAGAATGGAATCCATATACAAAAAGGCTGAAGAAGAATTAGGGCATCCGGTTTCTCAAACAACCAAAGAATACCTTAATGCTCTATCCAGGCAAAAACGGATATTGAGGCAGCCTTTTATTGATAGCGGTGGTAATTTTGATGAGGTTGCCTATTTTAAAAGCAGCAATTACGAAGAAGAAGGACTGCTTCGTAAACAACGTAAGGAAGCAGCTTCAGAATACATATATGTAGGAACCAGGAGAGTGGAAAAAACCGGCGACCAACTTAAGATGGCCAAAGAAATACAAGCTATAAATGAAGTTTGGAGAAAGGAATCAAATAATGTTACCAATGCCGTATCAGAATCGTTTTTGCAAAAATTAAGAACGATTCAGAGCGAGTCGGGAGGAGAAGCTGCGCTGAAGACACTTATGTTGGGAGGTCACCTGTCGTTCAATGATCGGTTTTGGAATGAAGTAGAATCGGAACAGTCGGCGCGTACCGAATCAAATAACAAGGCTTCGTATCTTAAAATGGCGCATGATATCATTAGTTCTACGACAAGTGATAGAGATGCGACTGACGTGGATTCGATTGTGAAAGATATAGAAAAAAATAAGGCCATTATCAAGGAAATAATCGGAAACAACCGAGATGTGGCTGATATCGGAGAAATTAACGAAGCGACATTTACCTCATCTGAAAGAGATGCTTTTAGGGCCGCATCTGAAGCTATTGAAGCTGATTACGCTATCTTAATAGATTATGCTAAGATGGTGGGTCTTGAAGATATTGATAAGTACCTTACTAAAAGCAGTAAGGCCGAAAACGAAGTAAATCAGTCTTATTTAAATGCTCTTGCTGACTCCAAGGAAGTGGAATGGAAGTTCGTACAACGTCATACTACGGCGAAGAAAGCAAAAAGGATTCAGGCTTTAAGGGATAAGCTGTTTAAGGCTGCTGATAACCGATATCTGTTTACCGTATCTGAAACCAACTACCTGTCAGAAAAGCTTGGTATAAGCAAAGAATTAGACGGTAGAGATTTCAGGAATGCTGTTAATGCTAAGATGGCCAGCTTGTTTTTAAATAATACAAGAGAAGAGGGCATAGAAGAGACCAATGCTATTGTTAATGAATTTGCCAGGATCCAGGTCTTTTCGTACTATAAACGCATGGCGCCTACCGGATATGCGGCCATGATCGACAAAATAGGTCGAGGTGAGATAGATGTGGCGCAGATGGTTAAGGACGTACAAAACGGTACATCCACCCAAGATTATGGCATGGACATATCGTACCTGTCTTTCGATCCTGCAAGGGCATGGGTGGCTGAATCTGAAGCCGAAAATAGCGGCCGTAATCCTGATTATGTAAAAGATCATGGGTATGGTCATCGCATGCCTAAGAAAAGCCTGTATCGTGATGAATCGTATTTCAATGACTTTGGTATCAAGTATGATGCTGACGGTAATGAAGTTGCTACTAAAAACGTAGAGCAGTGGAATATGATTCAAAAACTCAAGGAAATAAAAAGACAATCCCTTGATCTATACAAAGAGCAGAGCCCGAACCTGTATGCTATTCCACAGATATCAAAACAAGATATAGAACGTATAGAAGGATTGGGTATTAACTTCAAAAATACGGTTCGTAATTTTGTATCAGATCTGTGCCTGGACAGAGTAGACGATTCTTTATACGGTAAAACCAGACAAGGGGAGGTATATGATCCGGAAGACAGACTTAGGTCTATACCCAAATACTACATATATGAATTGGAGAACCAAGATGATGTATCTCACGATTTTGGCTACTCTTATTCTATGCTTATGATGCAGTCATCGTTATATAACGAAAAGCAGAAGTCTATAGAGCTCGCTCAAGGACTGGAGCAGATGTTGCTGAACAAACAATTTGAAGGCGGTAAGAAGGCTGAAGCAACCCAAGCATATCAGATGTTCAGGGACTTCTTCAACGATCATTATTATGGCATTAGGATGAACACCAAAAAACTTACGGTGAACATCGGAGGATATACGGTAGACCTTACAAGAATTATGATGGCTGTTGAAAGATTTATGTCGGTCATGAACTTGGCACTGTCCCCGTTTGTGGCAGCTACCGGCGCCTTAACAGGTCATATCAACCTCATCATGGAATCTGCCGTAGGACAGTATATAAGTAAAGATTCCCTTAAATACGCATCGGCTGAATTTTCACGCCTTGCTCCATCTTGTATAGCAGAAACCGGAGACATAGATAGGAAAAGCAAATTATATGTCATAGGTGAGAGAATGGGGATATTCAATATCCGAAATCGTATGTATGGTGCCGGATACAATAGAGTGGCCAGGACCTTAATGCGTTCACCTATGTATGCTTTTATGGAAATCCTGAACTACCCTCTTGATCCGCAGGTTATGATTGCTACTATGGACAATGTTCGTTATTACAAAGGTCGGTTCTACACGTTCCAAGATTTCAAGATGGAAAAAGAACGCAATAAAGAACAGAGTACCATAAAAAGAGAATGGAATGCATTAAAAGATCGTACTTTATGGAGTATGGTAGACGTCGTGGATGGGAAGGTGGTTGTAAAGCCAGGATCGGGTGTTACTGTTGAGGAAGTTGAAACCCAGATGGCTATAACCAGGAATCAAGTCCGTAGCTTGTCGCAGATATGTAACGGATCTTTGAATGAAGAAAACCGAACTGCCGCATCGCGCAACTGGATAGCCAGGTTCATGACCGCCCACCGAGGATGGTTGGTGCTGGCGGCTCAACGTCTGTGGAAAAGACGTGGCTTCAATTTCCAAACAATGCAAGAAGAGGAAGGGTTGTCAATTACGTTAAAGAATATGATAGCCAAAACATTTAGCCTGGCTTCCGAGTCTGGTATGAAAAACATCATAGATGCCTGGAACGAAAATAAAGACAATATGAATGAGGTAGAAAAAACTAATCTCAAACGCCTCAGTGTCTATGCCGGCACGTTCCTTATCATGCAAGCCGTATCCATGCTTCTTGCCGGATGGCGTGATGATGATGAAAACGAAGAAAGTTGGCTTACTCAATTTGGATCTTACGTTGGATTCAGAACCATAAACGAAATAGCTTCACAGATGCCGTTTATTATGGAGCTTAACGTTGTAGATATCATTAACGACCCGTTTGTTATGGGAAGGAAGCTGAAGGATCTTACCGATCTTAGGAATTATTCACTTGATAAAGTAACATCCGGTACATACAAAGGAGAGTCTAAGCTATTTAGGCAACTCGCCAAACAGACGTTTATCAAACAATGGTATAATATCAAGACGCCGGAAGACGTAGCGCGCGCCTATAATTGGTGGCAGCAGACAAACAACAAGTCAATGATGTTCTTCATCGGCGCTACTCCTGATTCGGAAGGAGACGATGACGTTAGTTACAAATAGACGAAGAATATCGGACTTGCATTGTTTTTGTATGATTCCAATATGTTATATTAGCATCGTCAAAGAGTAGATTGTACGTTTTTTTGTTCTTACTTGAAAGATTATGTAGGTTTAATTTTTTCTGAAATTGTTTTCTTACCGGTTCTCAGTCAGAGATGATAGGGAACCGGTTTCTTTTATGTTGTCAATTATTGCTATCTTGCAAACAAAAATCATGAGACGAAGATTTCAAATAGGGATGGGGGTAAATCCCTCGCTTATAATCAATAAAGGCATATACATCCAACATGTAGATGGAGGATTATATACAAAAGAAAATTGGTCTAATAAAGGATATTCCAATGATCTATGCAATGGAATAGCTCTTGTAGATAAAGTGTGTTTTGTTATAGCCACCGAATATATTGGCACATTTCGTTGGGGTAAGGATGGAGAAGTAGACAATGTATTTGCACAAAATAGTTCTTATATGGAGACCGTTAAAAAGGATTATTGGGGGCGTGAAAATCAGAATGCGTATCTTGAATATGATACCAGTAATACAGATTACGCTTTTAATAAAGCTAATAGCTATTTATTTAAAAATGGTCAAAATGGATATGTAGGTGGCGCCGGAGAGTTTTTTTTGATATCATTGTATGCGAATGAAATAAACGAATGCCTTTTAATGGTAGGAGGTACGATAATGAGTAATAAAATGTGGACATCCACTCAATCTACACAATTTACCTATTCGTGGTATTATGATATAAACATCCAAGGAGATCATTTGGATACAAGTACAAGGAGTAATCCACGTTATGTCCGCCCCTTTACCGAATTAATTTTATGAAATTATGAGAAGAAGATTTGAAAATAATGCTAAACTATATGAGTATAAGATAGTTAGCGATTGTATAGGGGGGGGGTAATCGTAGAAGGAAAGAAAGTAGGCACCATTCCACAGGGCGGGCAATTTATCTTTCTGTCTAAAAAAGAACGGCTGGATTCCATAAGTGTCCAAGGCGGTGTTCCAATGGAAGATAGGCAAGAGATCGATAGTCAGGTTGATACGACAGAGGAATTGCTTGAACAGGATTCGGTGGTTCTTGCTATTGCTTTAACAACCTCTCCTTATTATGGATTTAGAGTAAGTGTGATAGCACCTGATGAGTTTACGCTAAGAACAACCAATAGGATTAATAGAACCTTTTTAATAACAAGCTTTACTCCACCTGCTGCTATATACGGTGTAAACTTTGGTGATCCTATTGTCCTTAATTATGATAGTTACCAATATGAGATGCCAGATCTTGTAATTGATGGACCTCATGATAGAATAGTTAGGGCAGATCCTAATCTTACTTGGGCTGTAAGATGTACAGACGCCGACTTTAAACCTTTGCCATATCCAGAATCATGGTCTGGCCAAGGTTTAAATTCTATGTTCTTATCAGAAATGAAACGTCTTGCTCCTGGTGATCATCATGTATCATATACAGCTTATATTAATTTGGACTTGATAGATGATGACGGAAGTAAAGTTCATACTGAATACCTGATATTAGAAAAAACACTTAATTTTACGATATGACAACAGTCCCCAACCGTACGCCTATTGTATGGTTGGGGACTGTTGTAGTTACCATCTTTTCTTGTATAAGCAGAACATGAAATAAGTTTCTAAGCATTAACTTCATGACCTCCCCTATCTGTGAAAACTAAACCAATACCTTCTATGATATGTCCTACTACAGGAGCTTTGTCAAATTCCTCCTTCGTAGCCCAAGTAGCATTATCAGGCATAAGATCCTTGAATGCGTCCGAAACATCACCTTGACACCAGCAGTTATTTGATGTAACAATGCCTTTCCCTTCGATATTGATATACATTTTTCTTCCACCACATCCAAGGCTGTTCCATCCGCTCGGTACGTTTTCCACCATAGGCTTAAGCACCCAGCTTACACCGTCTATCCTAACCCATCCCGGATCGTCTTTGTGTTTGTCGTACAAGTTTTGCCAAAAAGAGCATTCGTAGCACCATCCCCTGTCTTCCATGACAGTTCTTATCTCACTCCTTTCAAATCCATCTGCATCCATCGTGTGCGGAGAATGAGGCTGGTGAGGGGTGCCACATTTTGGACATATGAGTTTTAAATTCTTTTCCATATTATTTAACTTTTACGATCTTAATAGAATCTCCGATATTGTATTCCCCTTGGTATCCAACGAATTTTATAAGCCTATTATTATAAAATATTGAAATTCTTTCGTCTTCACCATAATACATTATACCTCCATCTTCTAAAGGACGTAGATCATATATAACCCATCCGTTATTAACCTGACTATCATCATGCGAACATGATGATAACACAAGTGCCATCAATAAAATAAAATACCTCATATTATTTTCAACATAAAAATTTATAACCTGTTTTTACAGCTTCCGCTTCTTCTCTCGTATCAAACATTAAGGTAGTGACAGCTCCTATGCCACAACAAACGTAAGATACTTTCACCCACCACCTAAAAATTCCAGAGCCATAATCATCATAGTACGGCTCAGAAAGAACTTCTTCTACATACCCATCCAAATAATTCACGATCGCTCCTCCTTATTTTTAGATTCTGCCTCTTCGAGTATGCTGATCACCTTATCAACAATATCCGAATCAGACATTTTCTCAATAAAAACATCCATTGCCTTAGTTATGTCATTGGCTTCTTTTTCTTCAAGAGCTATTTCTCCACCGGTAATAGCATCAGATAATGATGTAGATAAGTGTCTTATCTTATCAATGCTCATAAACGTAAATGGATTACCACCCCAGCCACCACCCATTTCTTTCATGATCTGATATCCACCTGAAATAAGTCTGCCTGATGTCATGGCCAAGGAGGATACGATTAGGGACAGTACCGCCACCTCCGTCCGCTCCTCGGATACACCCCTCGACCACACGGCTGCCCTTATAGCGCCGGCCAGGTTGTCTATGTATGGCATGAGGTAATCTTCCATCACTTGTGTTATATCAGCTATAACCTCACTACGCTCTTTATTTATGTAGTAGATAGAAGCATTGTACTTCTTTATCTCTTTGTCCATATCATTTAAAAGACGCTTGATATTGTGCTTATACATAGGACTGGTTTTAATTATTTCCTTTAGTTTAAGAATGTAATTATAAGCCTGGTCGTTTACGAATAACGTCATGGTCTCGACCGTTGAATGAAGCGTGTTAAGACTGTTAAGAATCTTATCGAAATTGTTTATCAAATAAGCTTTTCTGGCTTTTGCTGCATAGTTAATCATCGCATTCAAATTTTAGATTTTCAAGTTCATTCAATTTTTTCTTAATAGATTCGATCAGGTGCGCTCTCCGTTCCTCTGCATGTTTTAAAGCTTCTTCTTTGCTCTCAAAAGCATCCATTCCTATTTCATAAGGAGTGAACCTATCAGGGATGTCGGCTAACAAAAGACCACCATACTCTTCTATTTTAGCTTTTACTTTTCTTATTATACCGTCTCTCAGGCACGCATCCGTAACCCATATAAATCTATCACATTCTTCTAATTCCCTTTCGTACAATTCATACCATTCCGGCTTAGGAAATCTTAATGTGAATTTAACCTCAGTATCTTTTTCTAAGACATTAATATCGTATGCTTCCGGCCACAGTTCTTTTATGCTGTCTTCATCTTCAGCATACGCTACCAATACAAATGAATTATCGGATTCTGCACTACACCAATATGGATATTTTATAGGCCATTTGACTGGACGGTAGTCGTTGTCGCAGTCGGATTTTTTAATGTAAAATCTTGCTCTAATCATATCGTTGCTAATCTAATAATTTTTCTATTTTAATTAATTTTGATGATAGATACATATTCCATTTTCCTCTGCCTCTGTCACCTTTTTCGTTTTGTTTTTGGATTGTCAAGTACAGATCTCCGTCTTCACATACTTCAACTTTTTTCAAGAAGCCTATCATTTCATCTCCTGTTTCGTGTAAAATACGGATCTTATCTCCTTCTTTTAACCCATAATTGGAATCAAAGTATTCTTTTTTGATTCTATCAATATTGTCTTTATGGTTTTTTATAGCATAAAGCTCTTTTCTTAATAAATAATTTAGTTGTTCTATTGTCATTTCTTTTCCTCCTTGTTTAATGGTATCAACCCTTTTCCATGCTTATCATACCACAGCATAGCTATACAGTTCCATGCACATTGTGCAAGATGAAAACATCCTGTATCGGAATCCACTCTTTCCCCTTTCATGTATTCCATTAGGTGTCTGGCAGCCGCAGCACGATACCGTTCAAACCCGTTGTCAAGGTTCTGCCATTTATTGGGTCCGTACTTCTTTGCACCAGCATGATAGACTCTTACAATATCCTCAATCTCTTTCATTGGAAGCAAATCCCATCGTAGTTTGTCGTCAATGATGTCATTTTTCACCGATTTGTTTTCTATGGGGTCTTTGGTAAGAATAATATCCATAATATCCGTTTCTATGACGAACGTCTCCCCATTGCAACAAACCTCAGCATATTTATCATTTACTTCTATGTCTGATACTGCCTCCGCTATAGCTCCTTTGACGATTTTAAATTCGGCACTGATTATATCATCTTTTAATATGCGAAAAATAGATCCTTTTGGATAAAGGATATTTTTAGTATTATCATCCATCTTTTCCATTGCTTTATCGTTGTTTTACCTCATTTCGATAGCAATATAATCCATCTTCGTCTTATACCCTATCATTTCTGTTTTTCTCAAAATACTGTTTTACGGCTTCAATCGCCTTATCGTCATCAAAAGCCTCTACAAACCCCTCATAGAATCTATTTCGCTCCATAGAGAACGTATTGCTTCCATCCGGAATGGTTCTGAACACAACTACCTTCTCTCCATCTACGTTCGTTCCTATGATGTTGTTATGGAGAATAATAGAATACCGCCCAGAGTTTTTGTTCTGGACGACACTATGTTCGAGATTGTAGAGTCTAAGTAGTTCTCTTATTTCTTTTACTCCCATATTATTTTACGTTTTTAGAAGTTACAGCCTCTTCTCCCCATTTCTTTACATATATAGATCTCATCATGTTCATTAAATTAGAGAAAGAAGAGATGGTTCCCATCTCTATGCAGAATGCAAGATTAGACTGTAGGGTTTCAAGTTCTTTCAACTGCTCCTGTGTAGCCCTATTTCTTATCATGCTTTCATGCTCATTAAATACAATCCAATTTAAGCCTTTAGCCATCTTGGAGTAATCGGCATCCGGAAATCTTGATATAGCTCTTGATAGGACATTGTATTTATCACCTGCCTCTATTCGGTTTAAGATAAGCTTATCTGTTAACCACGTAACAACCTCAGCATACAACATAGGGTTTAGTTCCATAGCTACAAGCACCCATATATATGGATTACACATAGTTCTCCTATTCTCTCCTCTACCCATTGTCTTATAAGCTCCCATTTTTTTCATCACTTTTATAAGTGACTCTTTTTCAACAGATTGTATAAAACCAGGAAATCCTGATTCTATCTTATATCCTTGTTTTTCAAGGATATAGTAAACACGTTCCGCACTCTCCTTATTAGATAGGATATTCTCTATTCTCTTTTCATTCCACCCCATCTCAACCCTCTTCTTCGTATAGGCTTCCTGAAGGTCTGTTAAGGACATAAACGAAGTTTTAGTGTCCTGCTTAATTATTACGCCAAATAATTCTCGGTCTTTTGATACCATTGTAACATTTGTTTTCATAAAATATAACACATAAAAAATAATACGATACAAAAATATGTATCGTATTATACTTATACAAATATACTGTGTTAAATTTTATTATTGTATTTTTTATACTATGCGCCTATCGCTGCCTCTAAATTCCCTATAATACCAGTTTCTATGTCATCGATTTTATCATCAATGGTTGAAACCGCATTCTCTAAATCCCCTACAATACTTTCCATATCATCAACAACCGCCTCCATATTAGCTACAGCCTCATCTGATTGATAATATCTTTCTGTATCTTGTAATGACTCCGGCATATTGTCTCTTGCTTCTGTCTCCTCGTCTAAAATCATATCAACATCATCCTTGGCTGAATCCAAATTATGCCTGACCTCTAACAGCTTTGATTTGATAAACTCAAGATCTGTTTTATGCTTTTCCAAATTGGAAATAATATCCTCTATTTTCTTACGTCTTTTGCTGTTCATGCTTTTATCCTATTATAATATTCGATAATCTTTTCTTTCCTATCTCCCGGTTTTACTGCCATATTCTCAGCCAAGAACCTAAAATACGACACTGGTATGTCCTTGAATCTAATTCCTTCATATTTTCCAAACCACATTATTATACTGTCAAGATCGTCTTCTCTCCTACCATCTCCATTCACAGATTTAAGCGAGGCTGCCCGGCGAAGGATCTCGTCTTTGGTAATAATATCACCCATCCTTATATTGGACAGAAGTTGATCGCCGGCAAACATACACCAGCCCTTAGAAGGGAATTGCTCGATTGTCAGGTCTTCTATCCGACCGAAACGCCTCATGTTGTCGCAGCAATCAACTATCAACGCCTCTTTCTTGTCAGGATGGATGCGGACGGCTCGGCCTAATATTTGGTAATACGTTGAATATGAGAAAGTTGGGCGACCAAACATCACACAATCAAGTTCAGGAAAATCAAATCCGGTAGCAAGCGTTGAATAATTAAAAACCACCTTCAACTTACCTTCTTTGAAATCGGATATGATTTGCTCTCTTTTCTTTTTAGTTGTTAGTGATGTTACGACACCGGTTATGGCTCCCATCTTGGCATTCATGAACTCTGATATTCTATTACATGATTCGATAGAATCCATACAGACCAAAATGGCTTTACGTTCGTTCATAAGTTGAAGAAGGCGCTTGTAGATAGAGTTGTTTAAGCCATTTCGTACAATACTTTCTTTAATAGATTCGTTGGTGTATTCAGCTCCGGTACTGTTTAACATCAGAGCCGATTCATCAAACGACCATCGTTCGTACTTAAGTGGACACCAAAACCCTTGAGAGGTTAGTTCTTGTATTTGAGTCACATGAACTATTTTCTTGAAGAAATTATGCTCGTCTTTCGTCAGCATATTGAGCTTGCTATAGTTTCCTTCCAGCATGGAACTGTAGGTTCGGAGGCGGCAGGGAGTGGCGGTGAAGCCCAGCACCTTCGCCTCTGGGAACCTGTTCATAAACTCCATAAATTCAGAACCTTCTTCAGGAGAATATCCTGAATGACATTCGTCTATCAATAAGGTATCTATCCCTATATCCTTCAACCTCGCTACATCTTTCTTTATGCTCTTTAATGTTGCATAAGTCATAGCCGACAGCTCCTTTATACCACATGAAGCAGAATATATAGTAGGTTTAGAACCGAATGATACGGCCTTTGCATAATTCTGCTCCAGAATCTCTTTTGAGGGCTGTAATACTAATGTCGGTCTATTTATTTCATGTGCTATCTTGGATATCAGAAGGCTCTTTCCACATCCGCATGGAGCTACGATTATGCCAGGCTTCTTAGATCTTCCTGTAAGAAACTTAAGCCCGGCATCTACTGCCTCTTTCTGGTAAGGTCTAAGTTCAAAGCCCATCACAATCTATTATATTATTTTTTGAAAGTTCTATTATCGCCTCTTTCAACATCTCCCTTGCTTTATTCTCATTATCTTCAAACAGGCATACACTGCATGTAGCACCTTTGGATGGGTAGTCTCTGTAGGCTTCTGCTCTTTCTACAACGTACTCACAACAATAGTCGTGACTCATGTCTTTTGCTATACTTATAAAATGATCTTCTCCATCCATCAACACGCAATATTCAGCATCGTTTTCACATGCAATAACACCTTTGTTTTTTAAAATGGATAGCACTTTATTTCCAAAAAGTCCAATATAGACCCATATGTCTTTCCCTGCATTTTTGTAAAAAATATCCATCCCTTCTTTGATTGTGACTTTCTTTTCCATAACCCCTTATTTTATATCAGTAATTAAAATATATTTTTTAACAATATCTTCAAGACTCTCAGAAGAACGTATATATAGTTTTTCTTCGTACTCATATAGAGCGTACCCTTCTTTTATGTCTAATATCTTAATCACATGCTTGCCTCTTTCAAATGGATCCTCAAAGTAGTTCTTATGTTCGTATCTTTGACCTACTTTGATTTTGTCAGTTTTCTTCTTCATCTTATAACGATCTACTGCTTCACCTATTTTTATGAAAATTGTCGTGAGCAAGTATAATAAAACTAAATACAAAAGGATCGCTACTCCACATATTAGATCTTCTTTCATTGCACTCCCTTTAAGTAGTTAAACCAAATAGCCTCAAGTTTCTCCTGGAACTCAAACGCCTTTTTAAAATTTCCGCACCGTACCGCCACGTTCCTCATCTCTTCAAGATATATGACTTCCGGATCTTGCCGGTATTTTGTTCTTAACTTTTGAACGTCCTCGTATTTCATCGATTTATCTTTTTAGACGGATCCCAATCTGAAGAGAAAGGGCATTCGTTTTTGTTATGTAATCCAAAGTCACAATAATAACACAGTGCCGACGGGCAGGGTAGCTTGTTTTGCGAAACAGGCTGGCTTAGGGTGGCACGCCGCTTGCTATACCTGGCTCCTTCTGCTCCCTGGATGTATGCCTGAAATGTTTTTACACTATTATCTTCAAAATCATACATTTTGGATAAAGTGTCATTTAGCATCTCTATAGATTTTGTTTTACGTTCTTCATCTACCTTAACCTTTTGGTACTGCCTGGTCCTGGTAAAGAAATAGATGTTCATATCTGGCAGAACCCCACCATATCTTCTATAGATGTAAAATGAATATATAGGATGCTGTAAATTTGTTTCCAACTTCTTAGAATCAAAAACCTTATTCCCTGATTTCCAATCTATGACATAATGATGAATTACGTTCTTGCTTTTTATAGCAAGATGAAGGTCTACCGATCCTACTATGTACACATGGGTATGAATTATCCCATTTATGTCAATAGGCTTAGGAAGACGATACGGCAGCACAAAATCTTCTTCGACTCCAACTATAGCGCCGTGTCTGATAAGTTTTTCACAGGGATTAAGATCACTATCAGCTATCATAAACCTATTGCCGTCTTTTTTGAACAGATCCACAATCCAAGCAAGAAGTTCCCCAGATTGCTTCATGGCCATCATCATATTTTCCGGTGATTGCCAAGGTATGTCTTCTTGGTAAGCATAGTAACTTATCGCTTCTCCAAGGTCTTTACCAGAAGGCTGTCTTCCGTTCTTAAAAAAGTATTCCAGTGTCTTATGGATAACCGTACCATAAGACGTAGCTTCTTGTTTTTCCGTAGACCTTTTGCCCTCTACGTAAGTCTTATACCATTTCATTGGACAGGTAAGAAACGTATCTATCTGGGAATAAGATATGGCAAGACGTTTCACACCATTAAACTCCTTATATAGCAAATGCGTTTCCGGGACCATCATAAGTCATTGTCTTTAAATCCTTCCGGGTAATATACGACATACTTCTTACCGTCTTCTGGTGTCATGGCAAACTGCATGTAGTTATTACGATTACGATGCTTGCCATCTAATCCTCGCTTCCAATACAGGATGCCGTCTATATCCACATAAGACCGTCCGCGTTCGGCTCTAACTACGTCCGTGTGTAGCAGATACCCGTCGGAAGACACAATCCACACTTTATCCCCTTTGCTTAAATAAGATATTCTTTTTCTTACAACAACCCTTTTCTTATTATCCAATACAAATTCCTCGTCAGTCATACTCTTCATCCTCCTCTTCTTCTGTTTCAAAATCAATTCCATAATACTGATCATAATGCTTGGTCAGTTCTTCTGGTTCTAAATCTTGTCCAAAATCCATGTTAAAAATATCGTAATTAGTAAAGCACTGTTCCTGCCGGCAGGAAATCTATGAATGCTGCTTTTATTTCTTCAATTAGGCCCAAGTGTAACCTTGGGCCATTGTATTTATTTTTTGTCATCTCCTTTTAGCTTCTGAGTAATAATTATATCCTCTATTATCTTTCTGATTCTTACTTTTTCCATTGCTTTCTAATTTTGTTAAATAAATACGTTTTTATGTTTTTCAATCGCTCTTTGTCTGTTTCAGAACTTCCGGTAAACAAATAATCCGGATTGCCTTTAGCCGGCGGCGTAGGCAATTTAGATACGGCAAACAACCAATCCATTTCCTTATTCTTCTTAGACTCCAAATAAGGCTCGGTAGCGATCTTAAATTTTTCAGCTATTAAGTCAAAGAGCTTTGAATTTTTAAGGTTCATATGGACCGAAAAGGCCTGAGAAGGCGGTTTCCATATGAAGTTACATAAGCTCATTGTATAATCTCCTGACTCTGCTATATAAGATTCCGTTACCTGAAGTATGACCTCTTTCTTGAATGAGGTGTTACCCATAAACCAACACAACCTGGATTCCGCTTCTTTTCTGCTGACACCTATGTCTTTTGAATACGATTCGTACATTCCTATCATAATCTTCAACGTTTCCAGAACCTCGTCTGTCATCTCCGGTGTCTCTATATAATTCACAAAAGACGTTCCTTTGTTGGTCAATCTCATCACGCCTGATTTTAATTTCTCAACCAGGCCAAGCTCTATATACCTCCCAGCATCTTTTTCCAGCATGGCTTCGATCATAACCGTATCCTTCTGTCTTATAGCAAGAAGATTAGCCAGATCATTAGGAGTCATGTCTGATGCTGCAAGTTGTCTGAAATTGATGTACATGCCTAATCAGCTTTAATAAAAATAACATCCTTACCATCCTCCCTCTCTACGTGATTACACGGGCCTGCGACTACATCTACCGACCCGCATGTAATGTGGTCATTAAATATACATCCTTCACATCCTAAGTCTGGCTCTGGAGCATCCACACATTTTAATCTCACAAGTCCGGCATCAAACACTTCTCCTACTTTAAATTCCTTCTTTTCCATATTTCCTCCTTGTTTTTAACTGTTGTACCCTTCTTTGATAATCGAATTTCTACCGGTAGATACCGACTGTCGAAGATCGTCATGTACAGAATCTACCGTAGAATACTTGTTTCTGGTTGTAAAAATCACTTCCAGCATCTCCTTGTAATCACCTAAAGCTACTTCATATCTCGGATCTACTTTGGCTTTTCTTTCGGCCTCGGCATTACTCTTAGCCAGCTCTCGGTCAAGAAGATCTTCTTTGATTCGGTCAGCAATCATATCAAGTTCTTTTTTTATAACTTCTCCTGCTGCCCGAAGTTGACCTTCTACGTCGCCAAGCTGATCTTGGACGGTTCCTATTTCTTTCTTTAGGCGATCGTATTCGTTAATCATACCCATATCACCTGCATAGCCGGAAAAGTCCTTGATTATTCTGGTTCCTTCTTTAAGGAGTTCAATAACTCGTCTTTTACGTTCTCTGCTTATTAAAGACGGAAGACGATAATTCATATCCGCCACCGCCTTATCATGTATGGAGTTGATTAAAAACATCTCTCTTTCATCCCCTGCAAACTCAGTAAGAACCAAAAGGAACTTACTTATCAGGTATTCGTTTTCTTCTACTGTTAGTCTCATGGTTCTTATTTTTTTTTAATACAATGACTGTTCTTCCTTTGTCTCTTGTTCTTGATCTTGATTGTTCGTAACGTCTTCCACAGTATAGAGCTTGGGCGGCGTCGGCGGCTGGTTGGGGTTCACGAACTTCGTCCCGCCCTCCCCGTACATCCATCCATGTCCCGGCAGTATCTCTGGGTGGATTGTATTAGTAAGCTCTTCCATACTAACTTGCCTTACCTTCAGTATATGATGAAACACCAGTCCGGCTGTCCTGAATGATGTTTTGTTTTCAGTTTTAAACCTATCAAGAGTCTGATACCAATCTTTCCCAAATATCATATACTTATCCAGCCCGTACCTACGAGGATTGTGCAAGCCTATCATTAACGTACATAACTGACCCAGCGTATCAGACTGGTAAAAATCAGAAAGACGCGGAGGCTGCTCTTGTGGGCTTTTTATCCTTCCTTCTATTTCTCTGTTGAATTGGGATATGATGAGGAAAAATATGTTTTTATATACTAATTTAGCTTCGTTCATAACCGCCACCAAATCATCTATAGCCGACTTAGGATCTAATCCCATTCTTTTTATCAAAGCAATATGATCGACTTTAAATATTATAAGACGTTTGTCTTTGTGTTTGGTAGCTATATGATACACAGCCGCCTCAAACTCTTTTACCGTACACGGAGCATCGATGTATATTATATTATTTCTGATTTCACCTTGAAGGATTTCAAACATCCTCATCTCTTCTACTGTATTAGAATCTTGCCTTCTTAATATTTCAGGAGCCCGCTTTTTCATATCCTGGCTCATTCTACGAAGAAGAAGATCCTGAGGATTCATTTCGAACTCGCAATTGACAAGAAAATAATCTTCTGCTTGCGGGTTGATCATCGGATTCATCACATTTTCCAATATCTTTTGGGCCACATACGATTTACCTACAGACGGGCGGGCTCCTATGGCAATAGCATGCTGAGGGAAAATACCTCCAAGCAAAGCCTCATCAATATAATCGTATCCGGTTTTAGCGGGGATAAGCTCTCCCCGCCTGTATTTCAAGATATTCTCATACGCCTCTTCCATAACTTGTTTAGAGGTTTTGAAAATATTCCGGATGTTAACTTTTGTCGTTTTGTTATCGAATGTTCCAAACTCCATTGTGATTATTCGTTATTATGTGTATTTGCTTTATATCCATATGATTGATCTACTTCAATAGAAGTCAATCCATGTCCTATATATTTTAATTTTTTATATGATATATTTTTCTCATTTTCCCCATCTATATCTTTTATTTTAAAACTACCAGAAAGTCTTCTTGCGTAAATAAATCGTTTTTCACCATAAAACATTACTTTATCAAATAGTCTAAACCCAAATACCCTAAATGGTGATTGATTCATTCTTTTGATCCCTCCCTTTTGCATCTTCATTTTATGAATTTGCCTATTATGTCTCCGTGTGAGTTTCATCTTGAAATGATATCCAAGCCTTTTTGCTTTAAAATTCTCTGAGATAACAAATGCATCAGAAACATGGGACTTTTCGATTCTATGTTTTATCCGATTATGTTTCGTTATATATCCAAATGTCATACTAACGTTTGGATATAATGACTTCAATTTATCGAATAACTTCCATTTCATGATTCCCATCGCGGCCGCATCACGAAGTGAAGTTCCTCTTTTTACCTTCAATTTAATATTCCCCTTATGGTACTCCTTATGGCAAGTTTCACATAAAGTAATCAAATTAGAAGGTGAATCTCCACCAGTCTTTCGCGATTCGATATGGTGGATATTAAGAATAGGATTTTTCGATTTTCCCTTACAATGCTGGCATTTGTGACCATCACGAAAAAGTATGTATTCTCGAACATTCCAAAATCCAAGTTGCTCGCCTTGCTGGTATTCTTTTCCCAATATATCAGGATTCTTAATCTTTTGAGTATCAAACTGAGAAGTTTCTATAATTAATCTTGAAACAGGAAGGATAGAATGTATAAAACTGACAACCTTAATATGGGAATCAATTTTTTGACAAACAGATGGAGCTATCCATCCTTGGCGCTTCGACTTTATTCTGTTATTAAATCTCGGCTTTCTATACCTTATCCTATTCCTTCTCGCTTTCCTCAATTCTCTTCTTGTCGAAAGCAAATTAATGATATCATTTCTCAGAATAACTTCACTTGCGTAAAGCTCCTTGCTTTTCGTCGTAGCTGATAGACCAACATGTTTAGTTCCAGCATCAACGCCTAACACAATTTCCTGTTTGTAATCAGATGTGACGTACATTAATTTGATGGTAAACGGACATAAGTTGACAACAACTGCCTTTTTGTCTTTAAGCAGTCTTCTAACCTTACCATGCCTTGTTGTTGGCATCAAAGGTTTACCATCTATGTCTTGTACGTACACCATTTGTTACAAACTAATTTTTAATTAATAACTACTATTCGTAGTAAGTCAGATATATTTCAATCTGTTAGTACCCATCGCCAATGTTATTCAGAGGTTTCTTACAAGCAACACTGTATCCAAATACAAATACTGTTTAATCACCTGCCTTAGAGCCTGGAGCTTGGATAAACACTCCAGGGTAACTATACATTCTCCGATAACGTAGTGCTCGAAGCACTTAGGCTAATAACCGGCCAGTAAAACTGGATATACAAAAAAGTAAAATTCTATTTGTCTTTTTGTATATTATTTCGGAGATCTTGCATTTTTGTCACCTTTCGTATCCGATTTGGATCCCCTATTAGCTTTTACTGATTTATACCTAAGACCGTTCTTGGTATGAGAACAATCCTTTCCTTTTCTCCAGCCCTTGCCCTTCTTCTTGTCCGTTTCGTAGTTTTTACGACCAAGCTCCCGGCGTTTGGCTTTCTGTTCCGGTCTGGCATTTATCTCCTTGTCCTTTTTAGCCTTTTTCTTCCTGGCTTCTGGATGAGTCCTGTAGTACTCTGTTGATCTGCCCATGTGCTTATATTTTTTTTGATTAATAATAGCACAAAGATAGGCAATTCGCGCCCTATTTCAACCTGCCGTAGCTCATATCAGGATCACACCAGACATACCCATCTTTCTCATCATGGAGATACTCAGGACATCCTCTACATGCGCTACTTCCTGACACTATTTGATTGTTCTTATTAGGGCACTTATCTCCAGGCTTATGCCATTCTATTCTCGAACCTGATCGTTCTTTGTTTGCATGACAGAACTGAAAGACTTTTCCCATCGTCTTCTCGCCAAACATACCTATATGTGTGTACTCTTCCGGTATAGATAGAAATTCAGATAAATCTTTATACATCCTTTCCCGTTCCTCCGGCGTAGACCATAATCTGTCAAGTTCGGCATGGACTCTTATCTTAAGAGACCTCAGTGATGGCCCCGCAAGCCGGCCTTTAGCTTTTCCCTTATTCGGCCCTGATTCATGAACACCGACATAAGCGTTGCATGGTTTGCACATCATAACCATCCCTAAGCCTTTTCTGCTATATATTTTATCGGCATTTACCAGCTCAGTTTCTCTTCCGCAATAAGGACAAATTTCGCCTCTTAAAACCCGTTGTTGGCGCTCATTAAGTTCCATACCCTATTCTTTTGTTTTTCTTTAAACTTTTCATACAAACTGCTTTCAGTTTCCATTTCTGAGATCTCTACCTCTACGTCCTCTCTTTTGAAAATTACTTTCTTGGCTGTCGGATACGCACATTTAGAGATACGAATAGCATTACGAATAGCGTAAACAAAATACGTTTCTGGTGACGATTCGATCACCACTACCTCATTTAAAGTATTTTTATAATTTTCCATATTATCTACTTGCTTCAATTATATAACCCGGATGATCTTCACACGCCTCTTTATATTCGATAAGAAACTTAAGAAATGAATCATAAGACCCCCATCCATTTTCTGGCTCGTATTTCAAAAGACTTTTTCTCTTGGAGATCATAATACATATACCTTTTGTAAGTACATTCTTCATCTCATTGGTATATATTTCTCTATACAATTCTTCTGGTCTCCAAACATAATCGTACAGCGTTTCTTTATTTTCTGATACGAATATCCTTTGTGCCATCTTGTTCATGTTGTGGGTAATGTTTGCAACCCATTCACGATCTTCTTTCTTCTTGTTCTTAATATAAACATCCAGGCTCATGATATTTCTCTTTTACCTTGTTATTAATTATCAAATCTGCCACATCATCTCCGTCTCCTACATTTTCAACATTTTGAAGATAGTCCGATACTTTTATCCTTGACTTCATCATCATCCCATCTATCTTTTTACTCCATGTCTCAAATGCTTGTCCTTTGTCCGGAAAAGCTACAGTCTTTCTATCTTTTAAAACATCTATCACTTCCGGCCTTAGATTCTGCAACCCACCGGTAGCTACAAACAACTCATCTGGTTTATTCACGGCGCATATAATAGCCGTCTTTTCTGACTCCACCAAATTAACTACCTTATCTGGATACTGGCTTAGAAGATGTTCTCCAAACAGGCATTGTCTAAACAAGAAGTCTCTTGCATGCAACGAGTGATAAAACATGACATGAGGTCGCTCATTGTCACCGTCTTTTTCCTTCACTCTTTTTACATCAATCTCATTCCCCTGGCTGTCGGTCTTTATATAAAAATCCATAATCTTGCCGGTTCTGCATACAAAGTCCTTATCTATCTGCCAGAATATACAACACCCTTTCCATCCCCATAAGTCCATTGTTCCAACATGATACCTTCTAAATACGTCAGATACCCTTTCTTTTCCCCATAGAGACGATAAAAATCTAAATACGGTGTTTCTATCGTCTGGAACTACAGTCCTCTCAAACTCGCTAAAAGGTATGTAATTTACAACGTCAGGATTTACAGGAGGACGATAAGCTCTTATGCACTTATTTCCCGAAATCCAAAGATCTTTGTCACCTACATCCTTGCCGGTAGGTCGTTTATCATAACCGCAAGTTCGTTCATGATCGCATCTTCCAAACTCATTGCCAACGACCTGACCGGTCGCCACATCAATATAAGGGGTAAGGCACCGGCTTTTCCCGCAAGCCGGGCAGGTTAGCTTCAGTCGGCTCCTGCCAGGCCTGCGGTCAAGTTGAAACCGAGGTACGTTTTCGTATTTTCTAAAATCAAGCATCCTTAGCTCCTCTCATTGCTTTTTATATCATGAACCTTTTAGATATTTCCTCTGCAATATCATATACAACCGTATGATCCTCTTCATTGTATGGTTTATTGATATTCAACACTCCTTTTCTCACTTTGAATTTCTTATCTTTTCTAAGGTGATTCAACATACCTTGTTGGAACACACAGTCCGCCTTTTCAAGTGCTACACTGTCTTCTGTCCATTCTTTCAGCGTATATCCTTTACTGCTCGTGCTTTTTGGAGAAAAGTTCATAATACGTGCATCAATGCCATACCATGCTTTAACCATTCTTCTTTCAGCTTCCAATTGGAATGCATATGATTCCCATATTCCTCCCGATTTAAAGTCAAGAATGACCACTTCTTCTTTTTCCACTTCTCTTACTTCCTTCTTCGGATCACCTTTTTTGAACTGTCCGGTAGCCCTTTGATACACGGCTCCAAAATAACCTTCTTCTTTGTATTTGAATGTCATTTTAACCATCGCATCAATAGGTGTTGCTACAAGGTAATCCTCTAAAGAAAGGATTCTTTCTATCATCATCGGTTTCACCTTGTAATCAGAACAGAATTTGGCAAACTTCATGACCCTGACAATCATATCGTCAAGATCATCTATGCTATTAAAGAACCGATCAAGATTTTTCTTAGATATCTTCAGCTTGCCTTCTTGCACTGTCTTAACCACAAAGCTTCGATTTAAGACCATATCTCTACCTGTTAGGTACAATCCGTATAAGTAGTGCATGATCGTTCCCTTATCGGCTTCATACTGCGCTACCTCTTCTGGATTGCGACCAAGCATCTTTATCTCTTGCTTCCATTCCTGAAGTGCTGTCTTATCATCTACATACCCATCTTTGATTAAAGTTGTTACCGAAGCATATATCTTAGCCGTCCCATCATCCATCTTTCTTACATAAAAACGATTATCGTCTAATGTCAATCTTACGAATTTGGGGGTCTCAATCTTCTTTAACTCATCACAGATATAAAACGGCTCTAATGTTTCCTGATTTTCTGTAAACGGATTCGAATCTTCTTCTCCAGGGTTAGGAGCGGCTTCCTCCGCCTGAGCTTCCGGTTCCTCCTTCTGGACCGGCTCTGGCTCAGGCGCCGGCTCTTTAACTACTGGAACCTGTCCGCCTCTTTCTGCTATGTCTCTGTTCTTTATTAAAGACATAACCTCCTTCTTCAACTGCTCTGGTGTTTGGTTAGGATCTGACACCGACATCACAACATCGTTCATTCTAAACAACGTATTTCCCTCTCCTTTCACCATAGGTACAAACCCTAAATCTATTAATATTTTAATCTTTTCTTCTATCATACCTATCAATTATTTCAATAATCAACCTACCTCTTTCCTTGATCATTCCTCTGCTTTCCATATCCAGTACCTTCTTTACCGCATACTTCCACACAAAAGGAAATTCTGTTTCAAGTTTATCAAATTCCATCCGGTCAAGATACATGTCGAATACCGTATGCTCCGATTCATGAAGGAAAACTATATTATCCCTGCAAGTAGCAACTGACTTATATATCCTTTTCGGAAGTATGTGACAGACGTTACATACTGTAGGAAAATGAATAGCCTTACCGGTCATAGACATCCGACTATTATTTAACTCTTCCAGCATAAGACGAAAAAACCCGGATAAATCCGGGTTCTCTAACTTTTTCTTCTTGCTGCTGTTTTTAATGGATGTAATTCTGTCTTTTTTCTTCGGAGTCAACTCTTTACTCCTGCAAGCCTGGCATAAGCCATGACTTCTTATCATCACTTTTCGTCCGCATCTTTCGCAGACGTACAATTTCTTTTCCACTCTCTATATTTCAATACAAGTGATATAATTGAAAAGGATACTGCCGTTAAAGATAACGTATATGGTAAGTTCATTAACCATCTCGGTACTTCTTCGGTCTTAATCACTATCAACAAAGTAGCACCTGCTACTACCAATAATACAATTGCCGTCGCAAGTGCTACACGGGAAACAACATCACTCATCAGTTTTCTTTTCTCCCAATTTTTCTACACCTTTTTGCAGATCGTATTTAAACACTTCAATGATCTTTGTTTCAGCAATAGACTCGCAATTCCAGTCTCCCAACGTACCCTGCATACCTTTAGTCAACACAGCTTCGGCGTCTTTAGGATTGCCGGCTTGGACATACATATAGCATGGCGTTTTCTTTTCTTTACCTTTCTTTTCATCCAGTGTAATGTAATTCACCTTGCACTTATACCAGTACTCAGCTTCTCCGTTGAAAAAGATTTCTGACACTTTAATAGGGTTAATTTTTACAACCTCGAAAGAATTGTACAAATCCTTAAAGATCTCCAACGATCTTGATTCTACCTCTGTATAAGACAAGGCATCCACCAAATACTTTTCAGTTACTTTCTTTTTTTTGCCGTTCTCGATATTATCAATCTCGGCTTTTACCGTAATTTCAAACCAGCGATTCATTGTATTAATATTTAATTAGTTGATTTCTTTCCTTTCTCTATACTATTTTTAAATCTTTCAGAACACCACTGCAAAACGTCCATCATCATCATCTCATTATTAGATAAGATACCTTTTATAACTAACGCCAATTGATGCTGTGACATTCTTTGGCTCATATCAAATCTTCTTTCCTCTTCATTTACTATCGTAGCCACGAAATACTTACACCCCTCTAAGTGCGTCAGGGCTTCAATCATAGCTTCTTTTATCTCTTTTTCTTCCATTATGTTTGTTTTTTTTGGGCAAAGATATGTCTTTTGATAATAAAAAAGATTCAAAATGATTTAATTTAGCTTAATTACTGCTCTTTTGATTCGTCCGGTATAGGCATGTCAAACTTTTTTCTGATAAACGACTCTGTTTCTTCATTGAATGGATAGGCTTCCTTAATAAAATTCATAGCTACCTCCATATCACCGTCTGCTATATCTTTATACCTTTCAAAGATACCAACCAGGTCATTGTTATATGAACGCTCTTGTTTTATGTTGTACACGTATCTCAACACCCTGTCTTTAATTTTATTGGCTTTTTTCACAGTATCATTGAAGGAATTTATACTTTCCAATTCTGGATCTTTGCTTTCCTTGTTTACCTTATCAAACTCTTCTTTGCTATACCCCGCTTCCCCTTTAATAGCCGGGCAAACACTTTCTTTTATGATCCAAAACCGTTCATACGATCCTGTCAGAAACCTTGATTCTATTTTAAATGCATTATATTTAACAAGCAAATTAGCCACCTCAGTTGCACCTTCTACGGTTCTAAAACCGATGCCGATATCTTTTAACATAAATACTGGAACTCCAGTTCTTGGATACACGACTTCTTTTTCGTTCTTTATATTCCAGTTTTTAGCTTCAATTGGAATACCTTTACCAGCAAGCTCTTTGTCTATATACAGACTTATCTCTTCGTCTGTCAATGCCACAATCTCATCTCTGCTTAAATCAAAAACTGTTTTCATTTCTTTTTATTTATTAAATTAAACAATCTACCTCTTTGTTCAGGCTCCGTATATTCTACCCATATATCGGCTGCCACATTTCTAAGAAATTCCATAAAGTCTTGATGATCCCTGTATTCAGTAGAATCAACTTTCCTTACAAAATTTATAATTTCTTTTAGTATTTTATTGTTTTCTTCAAGAAGCTCTCTATCGGTCATGATCTCGTGAAAATATATTATTCAACATGTAATAGGCAGTAAATTTTCGATGTATGCCCATCTTACGATATGGAAAATTCTAACAGCTATTTTCCAATTAGAGTTATTTGGCCCACAGACAATAGGAGTTCCATCTTGTTTAATAGCAATCAACATTCCACTGTGTTGTGGTGTTTCGCTTGCATCATACCGCGCGCTGTTGATGCTCCATTCTGCACCCGCCATGAAGTCTTCACGGCAATTATCCTTGCGTAGAACATAATCGTCTGCATCCACTTCTTTAAGACCTATGGAATAATCTTTTGCTGCTTTTTCAATATCTTCTCTTTTCATAATTTTATACTTTAATCTAACCTCCAATAAAATCATCGGGAGTTATATATCCTACTGATTCCATACGGTCTATAATCTCATTCGCATTCATTTCTGAACCGTTCCATTCAAGTATGATTTCATTTCCTGAAGCCATGCTCAAATTAGGCTCATTATCTCTAAATCCTGAGAAAGCAAGATGTTCCCAAATGGATTGCAGTGCAAGGTCCGCTTCGTTTTGTTTGTTTTCTGCTTTCTTTATGGCATTTCTTAATTTTTTATTCATTATCACCCCCTTTCTTCTTCGCATGGGAGCAAGTCCTCGATGTATGCCCAGCGCATATAATGATCCTTTTCTGAAAGTTCTTCCCATGGCTTGCTCTTGGTTAAATAGACCAAATCATAAGCACCGTCAATATCCTCCACAATGAGCAGCTTCCCTTTGTCTGGCTTTTCTCTTGCATCGTGCCACACGCTGTTAATGCGCCATTCTGCACCAGCTTTAAAAAGAGGAACAGCATATTCTATATCTTGTTTCATGTCTTATTATTGTTTAATTAATTTAAATATTTTTAGTTTTGAAATTATTTAATATGCTTATCGGCTGGATTGATTATCAATCCATCGTCACATGAAGGGAATGATATGTTAGATTCTCCATTATCAAGATTAGTCAGTTTAACCGTTCCAGCATATTCATCATCCACAAAAAACAATTGACCCGAAAAAACCACAAACCTGCATTGATATGCATTCATCATTGCTCCAAGTTGTCTAATCTTAGTTTTAATCTCTAAAAGTTGAGCGTTGTTGATTATATTCTTATTCATATTTTATTAAAGTTTATCTATTATTTTGTTACCCATTTCCTGCCATTCATCACTCACGCTTATAACCAATCCTATGGCAGTGAATGATAATAACAACGTAAAAATAAGCCATAACAGAAAGCAGATAAAAACACATACATACCTCATGATTTTTTAGTTGTTAGATAAAAGCAAAATCGGTTCATTTGACTCCGCAATTGCTTTTATTTGTTCTGGATTGATAAAACTCTTGACTTGTTCACTTATCTCACAAATAGATTTGATCATATCAACGAATAATTTTGAGGTGCATTCGTTGCATTCCACTTCCATTACCGGCTTATATCGATTGTATGATATGCATGTTACATAATTCAGCCAGTGCGCATAAGTTCCTTTTTCTGTATTTAACCTGCCGTATTCTACTTTTGTCTCTCCATTACCATATTCAATTACTCTTTTTAGAAATGGTTTTGCATAAACACTAAAACCGAAAGGTTGGGTGTTTAAGGCATCTAAACGGGAAGTTCCATCCCTCCATTCTCCATTTTCATCGCCTCCTGTCCATTCTTTAGAGGCATTAGGGACAATATTTCCATTTTTGTCATATGAAAACATGCAATTCGTTTCCAGTTGATACTTAATAACAGGCACTTCTTCTACTATTTTATAACTTAAACATCTCTTCAGAACTTCCCTGATTTGACTTTCCAAATCAGAAAGTGCTATACTATTGAAATATCCTTCGTTGCCTAATCTGTTTGTAGGTAATTTGATCCCATAAGAATGAATCTTATCCACATCTTCTTTTGACAAGGTAGTGGTAAACACTCCTTCTTTGGTGACATTTACTTTAACAGTTACGGACAAACTGTTATTAGCGTTCTTTTCCGTTATATTTAGTGTTGTTAATGCTGCCATAATCAGATCTTTTTAAAATCAATTCGAATAAATATAATACATTCCTGCTTCATATACCTTATGTACATCAGGGTCATTCTTGTCTTCCGGTTCCAATTCACTCTCTTCACAAGTATAATCCCATTCAGAGTTGTAGTACATATCCTCGTCTGTTTTCTCCAAGGAACAATCTTTCATTAGATTCATATTTTCTCCCCATACTGCAACTTCTTGTCGTTGCTCTTCTTCCGTCATAAGGGATATTTTGTCTTTCAATTCTTTCCAGGTCATGATTTTTAAAAGATGATTAATAGTTTATTCTACATCAAAAAGCTGATCTAACACCAACAATTCCGCATTCATATCTTCATCTTTCGGGAAACGAACTTTTATATTTCCAAACTTAGATGTCTTAAACAAGATGTAGGGGTTCATGTCTTCGGCGGTCACCGGCTTATATTCCTTAACTTCCGACATCTTGAGATACCAGTCACCTATTTTTACAAACCCAGAAAAGATAGAACACAGATGCGCTTTTACAGACTGTATCTCCTTTTTATCTTTGAAAGGTATAATTTCGTCCTTTCCCCTTATCCTGATTGACAAGAAAGGACGAATGTTATCTGTTTCATTTTGAAATTTGAAGCCTGTTATGGCTTGCTTGGGGATTCTTCTTCCCATTAATATAAAATAGCTCATTGTGATAAGTGATTTTGTTTTATATCAGGTAAGTAATTTGTAATAACATCAAGTGATATCCATAACTCTGGCTCTATGCTATTTTTTATTCTATCACTGAAAAGAGAATTATCATCACAATCACAATGAGAGATTGTGATATAACAATCTTGATAATCCCACCAATGAGCCGATTTAAAATCGTCTCCTCCATTCCAAAACCCTATTCTTATACCTCTTGGGTTGAAATCTTCATCTATCCAACTTGGGTGATAAGCCAACACTTCTTCTCCCTCTGAAGGTTTTTCCTCTTTGAATTTCTTCCAGTTCATCTCACCTTTAATTAATTAGACACAAATATACAAGTTTTACTAAGATGCCCTTCTGTCATCTCTTTGACATACTCCCACACCTAAAGTTCGCGGTAGTATGTCAATCTATTGATTTCTTCCCAATCTTTTTAATCTTTGTTGGTCTTGACAATCGATAATCCTTTTCTATCGGCCTATCGAATACGTCATTCCTATATCCTTTATATCCTTTCTCGTAAATACTAACCCTTGCACAAAACTCAACCACGTCGCCTGGTAATAAATCGGCGCTTTCGAATCCTTTTGTCAAATCAAACCACAAATGATCTGTTACTATTTTATCATCGAGTAACACGTCTTGTAAAAGTATTGTCTTTACAGGTCCTTTATACCCATCCCTGAATCCAAAACGAATGAATGTCGCTGTAAATACGTGCCGATCTCTTGATCCTATTATTTTCAGTTCTTTTCTCATTCTCTTTCATTTATTTGTTTCACTTATGAAATTGACAACATCCTTTAGATATCCTTCTGTCATCTCTATGAAATTCACACAATCTAATTTGCTTAACTTGTAAATCAATGCCGGATTGTGTATTATGGCTATAATTTGTGTTTGTGGTTTATGGAATGACAATACATTATAAATTTGCATTATGTTATCAATATCAAGATTCCTGTCTGGCTCATCCATGAGAACCGTGTATTCAAAACTGCTTTTTGTTAATGCTATGCGGTTTCTTTTATAATACTTCAACAGGTTATCAATTCTTTTAATCCAAAACGCATTTGATTTTTTCTTGTATTCTACAAGATCTTGTATTGGAAATGTATAATCCTTTTGACCGAACATTAAATTGAAAAGTGATTCCAATGATAACACCACTTTCTCTCCATAAGATCTTCGAATATTATTCACATACAAATCTAAGTTGCTGATGTTTTTCAATACGCTATCTCGATTCATCTCCGCCGATGGCAATAAACGGAATACTTTCCCTGCATAATCGGATGATATGTCAATCCCATCAAAAACCTTATCATCGTCATCAAATATAGGTGGAAAATCCAGTGCCTCGGTCGGCATTTCAGAGCACATGGATTTCTCGCATAACGCATACATTGATATGATGTTAAGCAAGGTTGATTTTCCGCTACCGTTTTTACCTATAATTACATTCACTCCTGGCTTGAAAATAAATTCTCTGCCATTTTCAAATGCTTCTATATCCGAAACATATTCAAATGGAGTTTTTGTATTGTCTTTTATTTTTACTGATGTTATCATTGTAATCCTTTTTAAAAATCAATTACCGTCCGAACCATGTCTCCGATGTGCTTGTTGCCGGTGCCCGTGAGGCCACTGGAGAAGACCACGTACCACGCGACGGCCTGGCTGCTCTCAGTACTGGACCAATACCACGTCGAGGAGAGGGGAGATGCCGAAACATAAGTGAATGCTTTGTTTAGTTCGTCCATATAATGGGCCATTAAATTTAATTGACCAAGAGATGGTATATACTCGCCATCTTCCAGCAGATTTCTCAATTTTGGATTTCTGGCTACAAGGCGTTCCGTATTGCCGCGTCCGTCAATGTCAAACAGCGCATCACATTCACGTTCGTAATATGTCCCACTTCCGGATTCTTCACGGCTATCATCGTCAAGCAATTGTACGATATCATGCTCCGTCAGTGAGATTGCAAATGACATGTATCTGTGCTTCAACCCAATGTATCGTACACAATCTTTGGAGTTATCGCCGGTAAACGGCTCAGCGTGTCCATTTCCGTAGATTAGATACAAACCATCTTTTCTTGATGGTACTCTATTTTCACATACGCATCTTTCATTTTTGGGACTTACAATTATGTTCAACCCATTCAACACATGATCTTTTATAACCTCCTTACATATTCTTCTTACAAAATCATAATCTCTTTGTTTAAGCTCATCTGCTACCATACATCTGATCCAATGTTCTATCTGATTGTTTCCTCCGTATGTATTAAGCATACACTGTTTTACGAGTTTTTCCAATAATAGCTCTATGTTTTTGATTATATCTTCTTTGGTAAGGTGAAGTTCATTTAATATATAGTTCCTTACTGCCTTGTATTCTTTACTTGTGCTCATAATATATCTACTTAATACTGTGAATTATATTTTTTTTCTCTCTCCCACTATCTTCCCCTATAGGATTATTCCATCCGTATTTTACAGCCGTAGCTCTAAATAGAGGAAGTCTATAAAATCTATAATCATTCTCAAGATGAGCATATACTGTTGATTTCATTTCAGTTCTTTAATTAAAGCATCCGCATATATTACAGCTAATTCAGCCGCCTTATCACACGCTTCCAATATTAATTCACCGTGAGGTCCACGTCCTGATACGGATGTGATCGGAAGCATGGTTTTTGCCATCTCGTATCTACGTTGTTCCCAATCTACATGGGTGCTACACGGTTCTTGATTGACCTGTATATATCTTCCTTCAATATTAGAAGATCTTAATATTTCCGCATTCTCTTCGCCGAATGCAACCAGAATAGACCCACATCCTGGACTTTCACCTATTGTTCCATCTTCTCTGTGGAATTTTATCCTTCCTTTCATGAACAATATACCTTTTGCTTTCGGGAATACAACATCCTGAAACATCTTATTGTCAAGACGATTAAAAAGAAGAGCTATTCCGTTATTGTGCTCTACCATACGAGTAATAAAATGCTCTATAGTCGGTCTTGAATAAGGTGGGTTTAACCATACCCTTCCTTCTCATTTTTGTTTTAATCCATCTTGCTCTTTGTTATACATAACCCTGGCTGTCCTCCATAACGGACGCATAGGCGCACATGGATCTAAATCAAATTCCCCTAAAGCGTCTATAATTTCTTTAGGTGTGTACCATTCATCTGTACTGTTTTTAGATTTCTCAAATGATGTATTCATATATCTATGTTTTATAAGTTAATCCCATCCTCCAGTAGTGTACAAAGATACATCTTCCTCCTCTACGTTTACACCTTTAATAGCCTGTAGAAGTTTTTTCTTTGTCTCCCGGCACATATTGTAACCATATCCTTTATACCGATATGAGCGCTCCCATGTGCTTACTGGAAAAGGAATATTTTCGTCAATGACCAGCCTCTTCATATGAAGATGTTCGAAGAATTTCTCATGATAGAGTAGTTTGTACTCGTATGCTACTATACTTGCAGATGAGAATGGAAAATAATCATCTTCCTTTTCTTCGTATTTAGGCTCCTTATAGTAGGCCATTTTTGCTACAGTAAAGTCGAAGCTCCTGAGAATCTCTTCTGGCTTTCCAAACTCTGACTCTATGAACTCTATCCATGCCTTTTCTCCCTCTTTCTGGAACGCACATACCTTCTCATTTCTGTACTTAAATTTCCATCCTTCTTTCTGATGTTTTTCATCATTGAACAAATCAACAGCTTCCTGAAAATCGTCTTCGCTTTCAAAGAAAATATCAATATCTTTTACTCTTTCTCCGGAAAGGATATTCTTAAAACATCCACCAGCTATGAACCCCTTGTGACCTTCCATATATTTGTCAAGCCATCTTATTTGCCAGAAATTATCTGGAGTATCTATTATAAAATTGTTCATATTGTTTGTATTTTACTGTCACCAAGCGAGATAAAAATTCCGCTTTACTATAACACAGTGGGTATAGTTATCCAGATCAACCCCATTTTCTTTGAATGTATCCAGAACCCTCTTTTCCACATGTTTCAATTTTACTATTATTCCCTTCCTAAACTCTTCTATTAACTTCCCGTTACATTCAATAGGCCCAATAAAACAGTACCTATTTGAAGAACTGTCACATATGCAATATGTATCACACCCAAACATATTGCTTAAAATATCCTCGTTCATAATTTCTCTATTGTTTTAATAATGATACTCTTTATTATATTTCTTCTTCACACCATTCATCCTCCCCTATCAATTGTTTATAATATTCGCTATGCTCTATCGCCAAAACATCTTGAGACAAATATTCTTGTAGCTCCAATTTGCGCATTGGAGCAAGGCAATCCAGATGCTTAGTGTCCATTTCTTGCCTATCTTCATCTACCCACACCAACGTGTCGTATCCATAACATTCTGGACATTGGTCAGCTCCACGTGGAAGAAGCATTTGTACTCCACATTGAGTACATCTCACCCAGTCTCCATGCTGCACCCCTTCGTATGTTCTTGTTTTCATATTTATTGTTTATCATTTATAACATTTACTTCTTCGCTCCACAAATGTCTCTTATATATCGGAGTGATGCCGATCAGAATACCACTATCTTCGCCCCAATACTGAAGTGTTTTAGGCTCAATTTTATGATGCAATTCTTGTATTCCTCCTTTGTTTCTGTCATAAGGAGAAAAATCAGATAATTTTACCGTTTTCATTTTTCTGGATTTTCAGCAGTTCCTAAAAGATATTCATTGCCCTCAAAAGGAATGCAATAAACATACACTGTTCCATTCAAGCATTCATATTTAATCTCCCCATCCTGATCGTCTGTAATTGTTCTTATGAATAAACTGGCCTCCCAATTATCGTCCTCATAATATTTTGCTAACACTTTGTCAAACGGCTTAAACTCATATTTCGTCCTTTCTTCAATTCCGAAGAAGCGTTTTAGATATTCTTTTGCTTTAGGATTTTTGCTTTTCTTTAACGCTTTAATCATCTTCTGTTTTTCCGAATCTGTTGCAAATCTATAACATTCTATGTGGTTTTCGTGTGCAGCCAAATTATCCGATATATTAAGACTTGTTCCCGCTGCAAGACTCGCATAAAAAGATGTTAAATATTTCCCATGCGTATTTAAAATAAAAATATAACTTCCATCTTTGTTGCTTAACACATCTCCATCTTTAAATGTAGTATATTCCGGGACTTCAAGAAGGAGGCGATTTTCGCTGCTAAATGCTTTTCCTGTAGCAGAAAACCAATCTGCCGATACAGAAATAGAATGAATTACAACCAATAACGGACAAATTGACGAATTGTCTTCATATACTATTTCTGCTCTATTTCGTCCTTTCTCTGTCACAATCTGACCTACTCTTTCCCCTATGTTTATTTTTTTCGCCGTTTCTAAATCAAACGGGATTGTTACCATTTTATATTCCATAATCTTATTTGTTTTTATTGGTTCCTAAAAGATGTTCGTTCCCTTCGTATGGGATACACTGACTAAATCCTACCCCTCCCAAGCATTCGTATTTATTATCTCCTACTGATTCTCTGGAAAATAGATGCAATTTCCACCTCTCTTGGTTAGTTCTTCTCACCAGCACTCGTTCAAATGGTTTGAAGTCACGTTTCGGCATCTCATCTAATAGATACTCATATTCACTTAAATATCGTTTTATTATATCTATTTTTCTACTGTCTTCGGCTTTTATAATCTTTTCTGCTAAAAATTTCTTCTCTTCTTCTATAGCCTTTCTTACATGCCGTTTTTTATCTTCATCATACACATCAGTCCATAATCCGCTATGATCAAACTCAATATCTCCAGATGTTACCATTCCACATATACTTCCCATTACCCCTTTGGTAATAAGTCCATCATATATAAATTGACATCCTTTAGTGCTTGTTAATACATCTCCTTTCTTAAAATACGCTCCAGCCTCTACCCTCAATTCCAGAGTGGTGCCGCCAATAATACAACCTTCCGTGTTGGCATATATAGCACTTATCCCATATCCATCTTTTTTTACAAAAAGCAAATTATAAGGACCTGCACAGTCTTTCGACTCATATACAAATTCTATTTCAATATTATCAATTAATACCGAACCTTCTATTTCTCCGCTTTTAATTTTTCTCGCCGTATTTAAATCAAACGGAACAATAATTGCATTTTCCATATTTTTCTTGTTTTTAGTTGTTATAAAATAAGATGGGTTACTTACGCCCATCCCAGTTGCTTTGCAATACTTTCCATCTCACTATACGCAATACGATGACATCCGGCTGTCAGTATATCGTTTTCATACCGGTTTATGCTCCACTTATTGCCATCCACGTCCTCTACCAGGCCATGCCGGAACTGGCCTCCCCGGTGCAACAGCGACACCACCTGCCACATCCTTCTGGCTTCTTCTATCCCGATTTTTATTTGTTTGCTCGTTTCAATAATTCCTCCTTTTATACGCATCCAAGCATTTACGTCAGCACAATCAATAAAATAATATGAATGCAAGAAATTAAGTTCTCCCGACTTCCATTTTTCTAATCTTTCATAAAAATCCTTACGAAATTTATCTAATTCTTCTTCCCTTGCCCTTCGTTTTTTTTCCTGTTTTGTTTCTATATTTATTCTATATTTTTCAACTCTTTCCCGATATTTCAAATAAGTTCCTTCACCACAAACTTCATCTACAATCACATTAACGGTTCCAAGGACTTCCAGTGCTTTATGATTCAACAATATCTGGAAAATACGTTTCAACTCACGGACATGTTCACGTTTAATCTTATCTGATTTCTGTGATAATTCATGGTTAGTTCCAAGCCATTCGTTTGCGCTCTTTTTAAGAAGACGCCGGGGAGTCCCCATATCGAAGAACTCAATATAATCCATCAGATTTTTAAAATTCCCCCAAACATCCCGATAAGACAATTCGGTTCTGGCTTTCTTGTATTTTTCAATAGCATCTTTAATACATTCCAACATATTGGTAACAAAGAGCATGTTACCGATACAATATGATATATTACATTCAACATAGAACACCTTTGAGCCAGTTGGTATTGCTTCACGAACATAATATTGATGCTTGCTTGTAGTAGAAGAATAGTATGTATCATTAATCAAATACGCCTTTTCTCCACGCTTGTTTCGCACGATTCTTCCGACCTCAAAATGTCTTCCATAGGAGTAAATACTTTCACCTTCAAAATAGAAATTACTACCATTTGCAGATTCTTGCTTTTCGTTTGCCCACAAGTGAGCGACCATTGAATTGTTCATATAAATATCTTTTTAATTGTTTAACTTACCTTTATCATATGACATTCTTTTTTCGTATTTTTCAATACGTTCGGTTATCATATCGCAGAAAATTTGCCCCTCTTTTTCGGAACCTCTGAAGTAACCAACCATCTTCAGAATATTTCCGTCAAATTCATGGACAAACTTGTTATAATAATGTTCACCCATAACTTTCCCGTATTTTCCCATAAACAAATCCTTGTCTAACGACTCATCCTTGAAACAACGGTTGTAATCCCATCTTACGACACGAAACAATGTTTCGAAATTCAATCTTTCCATATCCAATATTTTATTTAAGTTCAAACCTAATGTCTTCCGGCAACTGAGAGCGGTCTACCTTATTCACAAAATCATCAAACTCTTCCTGTGTGATTTTTCCTCCATAATCGTTCCAGTTGAAAGATAAAGTGTTCGTGTGAGGATAATATATAACATTATTAATTGGCAATCCATAATCAAACACACAGAGTATTATCTTCTTTTCTGCTTCTGCTTGTCTGATTTTCTTATCGTATCGCTCACAAATTTCAGCACGTTTTGCCGCCATCTTTGCTTTATGGGCTTCCACTCTGCGTTTCTCTATATTTTCTGAGGAGTAATACCCGGCTTTAATACGCTGTATTCAAAAAAGAATGACCCAAACAAACCCCAATTAGTTATAGGGCATTCTGAATCACGGCAATAATACACTTTAATGCGATAATCGCCTACTTCTTTTGTTGTAATAAGATCGTCTTCCATGTCTTTATATTTTAAATAGTTCTTAATTTTTCTTCGATAAATGCATCTATTTCATCATAGTATGAGCCATCAAAATAATAATTCCCATATTTCTCTGTAAACTCTTTGGTCCACTCTTGAATGATGTTAAATGCCTCTTCCCTGCTACGTTCTTTTAATCCCATTAGATCATCCACGGCTGTCACCGACATCTCTTGCAGATTTCGTAAGTAATTCAAACCTATGCTATACGGTAGCTTGCCTACTTCTATACATACATAATGACCCTGTTTAAAGGCATCCTGTAAATCTTCAAGACTCTCTATCGATGACTCAGACTCATCATCTACCCTCACCTTGTATAACTCAAAATCTTCATTTTCTGCTGACACCCATATCTTGTAGGCTTTTTCGTTGGACAATATTTTCCAAACAAATCCGTCGCTGAATACAATTAGGCTACCTGTTACTATCGTATTTTTCATAATCACTTTCTAATCTGTTACTCTGTAATAATAATCAAGCTCTTCTCCCTTAAAATTGTTCATGGCATACTCGTCGGCTTCCCGCCACAACCGGTCATACAATGCAGCCAGTTCACGATCGCTTTCGTAATGTTGCCATATTTTATGATTCAGTACGAGCGTTAATTCCGTGAAGAACTTATAATCGTCTTTCCATTCATTGAACGCACGTCTGTAGGTATCTTTGACACCTACTATACCATACTTGTCGGCTATACTAAAATCTTCCCAAAAGGTAGTCAGTAGGTTATAGCCCACTTCTTTCATAAATTCTTTGAATGTCATAAACTATTATTTTAGGTATATAATTATCTTATCTTATCAATGACCTCTCTCTTGAACTCGTAATATTCATATATGCGACCTTTATAATCAGCCACCATTTCTTAAAATTACTTCTGCTTCTTCTGCGCTGTTAAGTTTTAATTCGTTTCCCATTTTATGTATTGTTTTCGCCGTTCACTATCTGATTAATGTATGGCCCTGGCCACGAACAGCCAGGCTGGCCTCATGGCAGGACGGGCGCCTCCTTACCCTGGCTGCTCTGCCCACTCCCTGTATCCTACGTTAAAACCAATAGGATCATACCTTTTGATCATAGTACCATAATTCTCTCTACCGCAATACCTGTTCTTTCCTCCAATGATCCATGCCTCATCGTCTCTATCTGGAGATATGGAGTTAAGAAACTTCTCATAATCTTTTCTACTCTTTCCCATCTTTGTCTTGATTTAAGCAATAGTTAATAAAATAAGCAACCTGTTCATTTTCCCCTGTATTATCAAAATCACCTAAAGTCATATCATCATAGTCCAGCAGAACCATACGAAAATCGTTTTTTTTGACATACACCTCCGTTAAAAACATAGGAATCCCAGCAATTTCTATTATCACCGGAAACTGATCATCAAAGTCAAACGCATTATTATCTTCTCCCCATTTTTTAAATTTTAGCTTTATACTTCCACCGTTCTCCACTAATGCCTCTTTGATGTACTTTAATCTTTTTGCATTCAGATCAATCTCTGCTTTTTCTATTTCTTTGTACAATTCATTCAGATCCATATTCCACTATATTTATGTTGTCAAATTTTTCTTTTATAACATCCAAGGCTCCACACTCGTTTGTTACCATAACATACTTTCCTGGCTTCATTCTCCACAGATTAAAATATCTTGTCACATTTATAATGCTATTAAATAATGATATTTCGTATCTTGTGTTCCCATTTTCATCATGTCCAGCTTTTTTAAAATAACATAGGGTCGGCTTGTATTTGAAATAATTAAAAAGCCTATACCATCCCTTCCCGTTACATGTTTCACGATTCCATATTCCAGTAAGCTTCCTATATCCCCTTACCGGTATTTTCACTATTTCCCTTGGCACGATTTCAATATACTTTCCTTCTCCGATTGGTATAGTCATATTACCTGTCTCTTCCGTGCAAAAGTATTCTATTTCAGATGCCATGTCTTTATATACATAGAACCGGTATAGGTTCCCGTCAGGGTCTACCCGATCCATGTAATATAATATCACTTTGTCTACTTTTATCTTTTTCATTCCTTTATTCTACTTATCTTTAAATTGTTATTCTTACAGTATTCCTTCAACCAACTATCTGTTAGATAACGATTGACTCTATCGTATTTCTTTTTCGGACCCTTGCTCCAGAATTTCCATTCGTTTGTGATATTGTACCCATATTTATCAAACCAATAGATATAATACACTACGTTACCGTATAAATCCACTCTTTTTCTTTCCTGTATGACTACCTCATAAGGTATCTCCTTGTCTCTTTTTCCCATCTTTGTCCTCCTTTCTTGAATAAAAAAAAACGGCACCTATCTTCACAGACCAGTGCCGGCAACTAACTCGCATGGAAAACTACTTAACCTCAACTAATTCTACAGAGCTGTAGAATTTAGTGAAGCTACCAACAAATTCTCTTATATTTTTATATTCTTCTGGTCGTTTTCTGTTACCGTCTTTTATATAATTCACCCACAGTCTATCCTCTATGTTCTTAATCGCATTCTCTATCGTAAATTCGTCGCTGACGCTCATTAAACACGAAGACCCGGTTTTCTTATGTGGTTTATATATCCTTGAAAAAGACCACATTTTTATTCTATCATATATATATCCGTTGTTGGTATAAACGAATCCTATCCGGCTGTCACCTTCTTTAGCGTAAAACACACCTGGCTCCTTCCCGCCCTTTCTATATACTACAAATCCTTTTTCTTTTAGGATATTAACCACTTTATCTAATTTATTTTCTACGTTCATTTTCATGCAAAAATTTAAAAACGACCCTCATTATAGTTGCGAAGTTCTCTACCTTAACCCACTCATGAGCTACTGCTCTAAGTACAGACGTTTCATATGTTGGGACATTGTCTTCTTTAACCACCTTACAAGAAGCCAGAACTCCTTCAGTCGGCTTTAGTCCTCGGTCATGCAGCTCGCAGAGACCGTCCGGCTGGCGGAATGCGCACCACCCGTCTTTCACTGTTGGCTGGATCATCGCTATTGGTTTTTCTTTCACTGCAAGATACCCTACCATCCACATTGTTTCTTTTAGCCTGTCAGCGTATCCGGCATCTATGATAGCTTCTATGTCTTTTGGCGTACCAATACAAGGAACCTCACACATGTTCTTGCATTTATCACATGTACAAGGCTGCTCCCATCTATTATGATCTATGCCAACCAACTTCTTTATCCGTTCTACTTCCTCTTTCATATTATACTGTCTCTGTTAGTTTTTCGTAATACAACTTCATTTCCGGTGAAGCGTATTCCATGAATGCTTCGAATAAGTGTGGTACCTCTATTATCATATTCACATTACAACCTTCTGTCTGTGAAAGCGATTCAAGATCATTACTGTACAGGCACGTAACATAGGCACCTATATTAAATACATGCAAATCTATCCTTACGTATTCTATACATGAAGACAATGCATTAAACAAATTCTTTACTTCATTCTTGTCAAAAAGTTCTACAAATTCTCTCAACCCCATCATTTTACCACCCTTTCTATGTGTTTAATTAATACTACTGCTATTCCCTTACCGGTTTTTATCGCACATTCCGACCCTTTTATCCATTCTACACACCCTACATACTTTTCCGTAGCATGAAATCCGGGATTGTATTTTCCAGATGTACTGAACTCTACCGTATCCCCTACCCTCAGATCATCAAAAGCAATAGACCATGTGGTCCAAATTCTGTCATGTCTCCCAGGCTGAATGGCCCCGATTACGCCTTTTTTACGACCGTTTTTTATTGCCCTTAGTATTATCTTCCTATCACCTTCGATAAGGCTGCAAAAGCGCCCGTAAAAGGTCAAATCAACCTGTTTTCCTCCTATTTCTTCTCTTATTTTTGTTATTCTGTTCATTTTCTGATTTTGTTTTATTTTTTTCTTTGTTTTTTCTATCTTCTATAGAAGATGATAATAACATTATCTTTTCTATGTTACTTTTTGACTGTAAAAAAGAATCGCATTTCATTACTACTACCACCTTCTTAAGTTCCCCATTATCGTATAGCGATACACGCATCATGTTTTGCACCTCGTCCACTATCAGACCTGGAGTAGTCTTAGCCATTTTGCGTAGCTTATTATACTCCGGTCTTTTCATTTCCTCTGTTTATTACTCTATAGTATTTATCCTTATCCCCTTCTTTCAACTTCTCCAGATAGAAAATTCCATCATGTAAATGAGACAAACAAAACCTGTATCCGTATTTCTGTACTCTTCTTACATGATCCCGCAGTCTTATCTCTTCACTTTTGTCTTGTACTTTGATTTTAATACTGTCTCCTTCTTTGATTGTGTATAAAATAGTTTGAATCTCTTCTTTTTTCATCTTATAAAATATTTTAACGGCAGCACCTATACTCACGCACCACTACTGCCTTATGTTTAACAATTAAATACTTAACTCTTCAATGGTCAAGCCTTTTTCTTTTGCCCACTTTAGCATCGCGCATAATTCTGTTTCTGACTTATATTTCGGATCACGCCACGCCCATCCGAATTTATCCAGGACATGATGATATAATTCGTCGGCCTTTGCCGTGTAAATGTCTTTGAATAAATGCTCCGAACCTTCCGGTATAAGCATCTCTGTTGTTGCAAAATCGGAATACGATAAACATCCGTAAGCATATTCTGTTATTTCACTCCATGCTTCTCCGGCTTTAAATCCAAATTCTTTTACAAAAGCCAAAGTTAGATACATATTTAATAATATTGTTACATCATATCCGGAATCCGACTTTCTTTCTATTATTTCCTTTTCAAATTCCTTTAAATCTTCAGGTCCTAAAAAGATGTATCCTGATACCGACCGGTAATTAGTCTCCGCATACTTCTTGCATTTATCATCATTGACAATCTTACTAATGTTAGATAACATCTTTTGCCTCCATTCATCACAAAACTCTACCTCTACGTTCATCCAATCAGTACCATAATTATATTCTTTCGGATATCCGACCGATGTTACCTTTATACTATTCACGCCATATCCGTAAAGGCGTTCACTTACCTCATTCGCCCATTCCTGTACAAAAGGAATAAACTTATTGCAATAAGAATCAAAATCAAAATCTAATTCTTCCTCATATTCCGGCATCTCTTCATAATCTTGTTCAAAGAAATAGCGAGGATCTGCTATTGTTTCATAGAAACTTACGTTAATGAAACAAAACTCGTTGGTTGTCGTTTTTAATATCATAACTTTTTGTATTTACGTACATTTTTCTTGCCATAGAATCTACACATGGCACGAATCTGACTATAAAATACTTTTGTCCTCCTGGCCTCAAAGTATTTAAACATCTCTTCATTCCCTGTTTCCCACACGTAATCCGTTTGAGAACTCATGCGATCTTTCTCCTTGCGTGAATAATGGTAATATGATACCACAACACGTTTCATACCATTCTTTACAGGTACGATATTTACGTCTATACTATTCTCTGTCATATTATTATTGTTTTATGCATTATACAAATACAAAGAGCGCATACCTTCACAGGCCGGCGCTCCTTTCAATAAAAATGAAAAAACTAATATTACATAAACATATTGTTTTCTACTCTTTATTACAATACTTTTGTTCCGCAATTATTATATCTTCCGTACTCTTTTTTTCGTATCATTCAAGATTTCAAAAACCATCTTCTTGTGATCTTCGTTTGGTAACCTATCCTTAACAGCCGATATTACGCCCGCTATAGACGTAAAGCCTGAATCTGTTATTGAACACAGCAACACGCCTCTGTCGGCTCCGGTGCTTATTGCTGACGCCTTTATAATATCATTCTTATATATTCTCATAACTTTTTTGTTTTATTGTTTGTGAGATGCCCAGAATCGAACCAGGACCGGCACATACGCACCGGCACGCCGCGTCATCCCCTCTATGATGCAGAAATAGGCATGCCTATCCTCACGAACCGACATGCCAAAACCCAAAACTTAATTTGATGAATAAAATAGATTAACAAAAAATACTATTCTAACTCTTTTATAATATCTTTCACAATATTCAGCCGCACCTCCTTCGTTTCTGGACTAAGACAACCAAACCACCCATAAAACATTCTTGTTTCCTCTGGTTCTGTGGCCATACTTATCTTCTCTTCCAATTCCGGGAAATATATCCTCACCAGTTTATTTGAACTCAACTCATAAAAATTATGTGTTTTGAAAAACATTAATACTACATTTCTCAATGCAACACATATGTATTCCCCATCCTCTAACCTATCAATTATCTCATATACCTTTTTCCATATGAATAATCGCTCTTCTTTTGTAAACATACCCTTCTTTATTTTTATAATATTATTAGATTGTATGCAGACTCTTCCATGTACACAATATTATGCTCCTGTCCAAACATTTTCTTTGCTGCCTCTTTCTTTATCGCACAATATCTCCCTGTGCGATACGGATTCTTTTGATCTGAGCCATCTTCGACTTCGATAATAAAACAGCCTCCTTCGTCTATTATCTTTTTGCAATTGTCACATACTCCTCCCGTGCATATATGATGCGGCGCCTGCCCTTTAATCCCATTTCCTAATAAAGCAATCCCCATCTCTTCACCGCATACTATACATATTTCTATGGATGGATTAACTCCATACTCTGGGTGTAATACAATTCCGTTTTTCATTTTCTTTCCTCCTTTGTTTTTAATGTTGTGTGAGATCGCCGGAATCGAACCGACCTACCGCACCATGAATCCCATAAAGCAAGTGCTCCGATCTTCGCAGATGGGAGCATTCTGTCTAAAGCATAAGAAAATTAATGAAGAAATTTTTCTCACTTACGCCATAGCATCTAAAATAGCTATCAGCACTATTTCTATGACAAACATAATAGAAAATATCTTAAATGCCTTTTTCATATCGCTATCTCCTCCTTTTTATTTTTTTAGTTCCACAATAAACTGTTCCGGCTCTGCTCCGACCTACGTTCCACCTACAACCGCAGGCCTTAGCCCAAGGCGCCGCCTACTCCCCCTCTATGGCAGCCTGTTCGTACCTACAAATCCAATCTCCATCTATACAACTATCACTACGCGATAATAAACATTTATCCTTATAACAATCATAAAAAATACACCTCTCACAACTGTAATCCTTAACGTCTACACAGCTAACTACCTTAGCATATACTATACCATCACTGCCTTCTATTCCTTTCACCCCAAAAATAGAACCTTCTACTTCTTTACTCAAATCTAAGTCAGGCGCAAAGTCATATACGTTCATGTTGTTTATGTTTTAATTGTTATACATTCCGATTGAAAAAAATACTCACATAATGCAGTCCTTAACTCTTACCTACAGAATACTGTTTTAAAAACGCTGTAAGTCTTAATTTTGTTGGAAAATCCTACATTATGCTGTTTTAAAGCACTGCAATCCTTAATCTTGTTTGAAGAACCTACAGAATGCTGTTTTAAAACGCTGATCTGTTGAATTTTGCGGGAAGAGAGTGCCCTCCCCCCCTCTCCAACCCCGGCTAATCCTCCGACTTTCTGCATAGAACCTGCGCTTTCGGCCTCACTACAGGCATACGGAGAGCGCTACAAGCTTATACTATGGCATGGGATATGGGGTGTTTAGAGATAATATCATTCCATAGAGAGAATAGAGAGCCTTCAGCCCACGCCCTACCGTCTGCTCCTCCTATCAAGATAGATATTCAAACCTATAATCAAAGCCAAAAACAAAAAGCAAAAGACCATTACAACATTATACTGATCCGCTCCGTACTCCAACATAGAACAAATACCAACCGACAGAAAATAAAGATCAGCGACTAATAAAAACCACCACATAAAACAAAAAATTTACAATAAGTATGTCCGAAAATACGGGTATTATAAAACCTAACTAATTGATAATCAAACATACCTCATTTTTAAGAAAAATACAATAAGCCTAATTTTCAATCCATAGAGACGAAAAAGGCGGCATCCTACACCATATTTTGGGTCAGAAAACCGCCTCCAGTTTCGTTTTAGACCAATTTTAACGACAGGATATAGACAAAATACCGGCGTTATATCCGAATACTCCTATTTTTGTTTCGTTTTAGACCAATATAGCTCTCATCCGCCGTTCACTCTCAGAATATCCTACCCGTAAATAGAAAGAGTAGGATACAAAAATAGGACTGCTCCGATATTCGGAACAACCCTATTCCTGTTTAAATACTGTTTATGTTCTCCTTCACGTATGTTCGTGATGTATGGACTTTACGTTTGCATTTGTCCTTTCCTGTATCGGCATGATACGCTTCTTTGAGATCACGATACAACATAAATTCACGATACGCTCTTTTCCGCTTTTCTTTAGCTTCTTTCCTGGACAGACCGCGGACGTCTACCATATGAGATTTAAATTTCCTTTCCATTTTCTTTATGCTTTAATTATGATTAACCCCAGCGGTTAAGTGCTTCAATATAGAAACCCTCCGCCTCTTTGTACTCACTTTCGCTCAATGTTTCCACCGTATCTATGTAGTTACGCAATGTTATTTTTACGCAACTGTTTTTAGATTTATTGAACGCTTCAGTTAAAGCGTTAATCATTGCTTTCTTTTCCATGCTATTATATTATTTATAATTTAGAGGTTGCTCTGGAATCGAACCAGACACGCATTCCTATTCTATACGAATTTTATGCTACAACCAACAGCCCGTAATTAGTACGTAGTTCTTGTGTACAGGCCCGTACTATGTTGTTATTATATTTTCCGTCTGCTACACAATTTAGCCACAAATAAAGGCGATTGTGTCCTTGCGTTTTGATACGGCACGTCCCTACATGGTAGGCTACATGCTTGTACCCTGTAATTTAATCTACAGCCTTGTTCTATTTTTCGTGTAAGCAAGTAAGACACGTTTCGATCTGGAGATAAACCTCGTACAACGGCATGTTTTCCAAACTGTAATCACATACCTAACATAAACCATACCTATTCGGATAGTCCATGCAGTAATACCAGCCCTTTAATTGCCAACGGCAAGGGCAACGGTATATCTATCTCCAATATGTAAAATAACTCTCTATTTTGTCAGCTTCAGTCTAAAGCATACGCGGGACGTGCACCCACTGACAACGGCGTACAGACGCGTTTAACGGTACGCGTCAAACCTTTGGAGAGCTTAACGGCGCTCTCCGTGCCTTGTTACTGCTGGTTGCTTTCATGTGCGAGGTATTCACTTACACACTTTGCCACAGTGCGAATAGAATAAGATTTGATCTTAACAACCACATAAGTAGATTTGTACTCGACGGTTTCTTTTACCAACCATTTAGTACTTTTTTTATTCTCCAATGATTCGGCAGTAGTAAAACCAAATGCTTTATATTCGCTACCGTAAACCACATTCTCAGCGCACCAATCAGCCGTTTTAGCTTCAATTCCTTTTTCTTTGTCCGCATTGGTATCCTTATATACTTTAGAGTATAAAGCAAATTTAACAAAGGTATTATCAACTTTCGGTAACATTTGGCTACACACGGCTACCAGGCGTTTTTTATCCTTGGCGAGGGCTGCAACCTTTACGGCGTATTCTGCCGGTATTTCCAAAGCCTTGCAAATAGCCTTTAGATCAGCTCCATTAGCAAATAGAGCGTTGTACAGTTTAACAGCACCTACCAAATTTGCAGCATTTTCTTTGATAACGGCATTCTGTAGTTTGTTTACATTTTTTTTCGTAATCATATCCCAATATATTTTAATTGTTAAACAAATGATATTCAAATTAATGACCCACAACGCAGGCAATTACAGATACATATATAGCCAGCCCAACGGGTACACTATATAGGTTCACTATGTTAACTCGTAATCTCTCTCGATCACGACGCAAATATACGACATTTATCAATATTACATATATATATGCTATATTTTTTTTGTTAACTTGTATTAATTTCGATTCTATTATCTGATTATCAGTAAGTTACAAAAAACACAAGAGCGGTATTACACGCGTACATTAATATGTAGGATATATTCTTATTTAAGTGGCTTATAATCAATAGGTTATAATAACACATTGATTATCAATAATTTAAATAAGTGATTGATAATCAGACAGTTTGTAGGTTTGAGGTGAAAACGCGTTTCCGGTTTTCCAGCGAAGGGGGTGTGGGGGGAGAAAACGCGTTTCGGGGGCGGGAGGTTCGTGATAGGTACCCCCTCTCTCCCATCACATAAACATCTTTCATATCCCTCATCACATAAACCTCTTTCTCATATCTCTCCCATCACATAAACATCTTTCATATCCCTCATCACATAAACATCTTTCATATCCCTCATCACATAAACATCTTTCATATCTCCCATCACATAAAC